TCGAGTATCCCGTCTTCTACTAAAATTGATAACCATGAATCATGTTTTAGATGTATTCTTTTACATAACTCTTTGCCCAGTCTGGAACCTTTTCATAGCGAACTTGTTCTCCTATGAAACAAGAACGTAATTCCCATACGGCGCTTAGTCATCATGTCGTCAATTTCTTTATCTAGAATAGAGCCAAGTTGCCCCATTCGTTTGTTTTCCATTAAAATATCAAGCTCTGTATCGAGAGCTGAATGTTTTGATAGTAGGGAAGCGACCGCTTTTGAAGTTACTGTATTTAGTAGTAAATCTTGAAGTTCATTTTGGAAGGTTGGTTTTGGGGGAGTTATCTCAATAGTTCTCATATCTCCATCAAATTCATCAAATGTTTTTGGCATCTTGTAGATGTTCGGGTCAATGATACCGTCTGAACTTACAATAAGTCCTTCTTCTTTTTGATAGATAGTTTTATTTTCGAGGTCAACTGTAATAGTTTCTTCCTCTTCTTCTTCAACTACGTATACTAGATTCTCTTTTACTTGTTCAATCATTTGTGTGATAACCTCGCTTTCGCTTGGCGTCTAGCTGCACGATTTTGAAAAGGGATAACGTTGTCTGCTTTCATTTGATCTAAACGCTTTTTAGCTTCTTCATAGATGTTTACCTGACCATCTAAGATATTTACTTCTTTTTCTAACTGGTCAATTTCTTCTGGAGTTAACTCTTTTCGGAAGACCTTATCAAGTGTTTCATCTTGTCCCACATAAAAAGCAGAAACAATAACAGAACCTTCTTGGTCGATACCAACTTCAATCATGTCAATACCTTCACGGATATACTCATGTAGACGAAGGTATTCAACAACTGTTTCGATAGTTAGAGTTGTTTTGATTTTATTTACTTGTTCTTCCGGAGTCAGTTGGAAGTAACCTGGAGTACGTTCAACCATCTTATCAATAACCTCTGCCTGAACTTCAGGAGTAAGGCGAATTGTTTTTAAGATTGTTTGGATAGCGAAATCACTTACATGAATGTGTTCCATATTTAAGTTAGCTACTTCATTTTTAGTAATGAAAATACCTAACACTTCTTTTTGTTCAGTTGGTTTATTCATTTTCTTTCTCCTCTTTCTTAGTTTCTTGTAGAGAGTTTTCAGAGAAAGACTTTTTAAGTTCTTCATTTAAGATAGTTACATCGCCGTTATCTGTCATCTCCATGACTTTTTTACCTTGATTGTTAATAAATTTAAGCACATTAATTCCTCCTTGAACTAACTTGTCTGTAAGTATTTGAACCATTAGAACTTTACTTGTAAAGAATTATCTCGAATATTTACAGATGGGTTAGCTTAACTTAATAACTGTAAGAAAAAGGTGTCTTTTAGCTTTTTCGTAAATATGGTATAAAGGTAGGTAGGATTGCTTGTGAAGGGAGTTAATAATGAATAAGCAAGAGGCAATAGAAATTATTAAGAATTCTTTTTTACACTTGATGTTTGAAGAGAACGTTAAAGTGGGGTCTATCGATATCCTTTTATATTTTCCGTCTATAGGTATAGCTATTTTAGAACCTAAAAAAGATAGGAAGCACTTACTCTTAGAGGATAATATTGAAGATATGGATGAACTGTATATTAAAAAAGAGTTAGAAGCTAAACCCATCTATTTAGATTTAGAAGAAGACAAATTCAATATAGGATTTGTTATTAACGACATACTGTTGGAGGCGAGATTCGCGCCATCAGAAAATTTTTTGGAGAGTAGGGGTACTTATTAGGGAGAGAAGTCTTGGTTATCAAGTGATTCTCTTTAAAAGTCCCAGCACTGTATTACTGAGTCTTGTTATAAGGAGTCTTAGCTCCATTCTCCTTGATATGTACTCCACTCTAAATAAACTATACTTAACAAGAGTGTCGCATTTATTTGCGGCGCTTTTTTATTTGGAGGAAAATACATGACAAACGAAGTAGTAAGTGTTGAGGTTTTAGTGCCTATCTCTGAGATGGTTTTTGAAGGACGTTCCTTTTCTATCTATGGAACATTTGAGGAGCCATTGTTCTTAGCTAAAGATGTAGCTCAATGGATTGAGTATGATGTTTCATCAATTAATAAGATGTTAAGAAATGTAGATGAAGATGAAAAGGTTCGGAAAATTGTTCCGACGCAAAGTGGCGCTCAAGAATCTTGGATGCTTACAGAACAAGGTATGTATGAAGTATTATTACAGTCTCGTAAACCTGTAGCGAAAGAGTGCAAGAAAGTTGTTAAGGCACATATGAAAGAGTTACGTGTTTCTGGCGTAACTCTGAGACAGAATCTAACACTTCAACAACAAACAGTTGTCTTATTAAGTAAACTAGACGAAGTACTTATTCAACAAGAAGCAGAACTTGCTCAACTTAATTCTCAAATTGAGACTTTAGGCGAGCAAACTGAACTACTAGAAGAAGAGATCCGCGTGGTCGATAATCAAATTAAAGCACTTCAACCATATGCCAAGAAATACAAAGAGTTCTTATCTGAAGATGCTCTGATGACCATTGATGATTTTGCCCGTATTATGTTTCCACGTTATAGCTTAGGCCGTAACCAACTGTTCCAATACATGCGTGACAATCGTATGATTGGTTCAGAAGGACGTAATCGTAATATGCCACACCGCCAACTTGTAAATCGAAACATCTTAAAGTTATTAAAAGGACAAGTCTTTATCACAAAACAAGGATTCGATTATCTTTGTGACTCTTTAGACTCTCATTTTAATCTTTAATAACTAACCAGCAGGGGAGATATCCTCTGCTTTTTCTATTTAATAAAAGGAGCGGATTTAATGAAAAATCTATTAATGGAATCAACAAATGATGTAAGAACAAATATTTTAATGGCAGCGGATTTTCTTAAAGAACAGAAGCGACTACTGAAAAAGCAGTCAAATGTAATGCAAAAGCATAAGGAAGAGAAAGAAGAAAAAGCAGAACGTCTTACTAAGAACTCCGAAGAGATTGAACTAAAAGGACAAGAACGGGAGTTACTGATTAAAAAAGTAGAGAACTTGTTAAAGGTGCGACTAGAGAAAGATGTTGTGTTAGTGGAAGCTGGCCATGACTCTAAGCGTTATATTCGCTGCATCTATAGACAGAATCGAACAACGTTAAAAGGTTTCTTAGAAGACCTAGTAGCTGTCTATGGGGATGGATTAGCCGAAGAAATGAGAGATAATCCTATTCCATCATTGCTTCAGCTATTGCATGAAAAGAAGGTTTTGAAGAAAGACTACAAGCCATATTCTACTGCATTCTCTAAAGGATATTTTGAAGAGAAGCCAGCACGAATCTATGTTGATTCTAATAAGAACGCAATTCGTGTAGAGACAGAGGTGTATATCACTGCAAGTGGGACAAACCGCTTACGTCTTAAAGAATTAAAACCTATTATCGTTGCAGGAAATTCCATTTGACAAGAGAGGGAGAAGTGCCTATGTTTGTGGCGCTTCTTCTTTCTTTACATGTAAGACTTTTGTACTAAATAAAATTACTGAAAAGGTGAGATAAATGAAATTAACAGATGAGCAACTTAAGAAACTACCACGACAATGCTTGGATTGGAATGGTGGCGGAGCAGTTATTATCAACAAAGCTACACTAAAAGAAATCTGCAAAGAGCTATTAGATTACCGAACGGGTAAAAAAACATAAAAGGAGTGGCAAAAATGAGTACTACTACATTATCAAAAGACTTAACTTTTGAGCAATGGCTAGAAATGCATTACGGGTACACTGGAACAGAAGAAGAGATCGAAGCAGCTATTTTAGAACATAACAAAACAGCGATTGCTGAAGTCTTTAAGGAAGAATGGTGTACAGCTTACAGGTCTGCTCAGATGGAAGTTGTTAAATTATTTGAAGAAGATTACATCAAGGATTCGCAAAAACAAGGTTGGGAACGACTTACGAAACGATTCTGGTGGGAATAACCATCAAGTAGAAAGGAAAATGATCATGCCATATATGCCACATCAGGAATTTGAAGAAAATTATTTCGAGATGGATCCAAACTTTCAATTCAATACAGCTATTAACGAACTGTTAAATCAAGAAGTTGAGAAGCGTGTATCAGAAAAAGTTAAGGATTATGAACAAGCAAAAGAACGAGATGCTAGTTCACAAAAAACAATTAGTGACTTAAGAAACCAGATGCACAAATTACAAATGGAATTAAAGGGTGCTGAAAATACTTTCAAAAAAGAAGGTGCGGGCCAAGCAAAAAGAGAGATGCTTGGAGGCTTTAAGCTAGGTGATGAAGCTTGGTTTGTTAGAAGTCAATACAACTCAGAAACATGTACGGTTTGCTCAGGCGATAAAAAACTTGTTGTAGAAATCCAGGGCGAGGAAAGAAAAGTAAAGTGTCCGGAGTGTAACGGTTTTGGGTGTAGGAGCAAACTAATAAAAAGCGCAGAAAAAGGATTAGTTAAAGAAATAGATATCCATACATGGGCACAAGGGAAACAACTTAGTGTGAAGATGTATATAGAACCTACGTCATATAGGGCTTCTAGTAATGTGCAAGCACATCTTGGTGGTTTCTTTAAAACCAAAGAAGAGTGCGAAAAAGAACTAAATAAAGAAAAACCATAAGGAGGAGTAAGGATGTTTAAGTATGCGAAATCGATGAGCCTACTAGGTGGAATAGATATGTATAGCCTCGGAAAAAGATACGGAAAAGAGGTTTCTCCAAAAGGAAGAAAAGTGTATTTCCTTAATAGAAACGGATACGCAATGGAATTAGAACAAGCAAGAAAGCTTTTTAAAGAAGGACAAGTCCTAACGGTAAAAGAGATATATGTGGGTAGAAGTAGCTCAGAAGTTGAATTTGTAGAGTATCCACTTAAGAAATTCAATACAGTAATGTTCGCTGATTGTACAGAAGAAGGAGAGGCGTGTCAGAATGAAAGCATTCAAAGTGTTCTATAGTACGCCAGGTTGTTCAACTTCAGCAATCGTATTAACAGAAGATGAATCGACATTAGAAAAATCATTATCTGAAAAAGATTCGGATTTTAGAATGGGTGATAAGTACTATGGAATATCAAGAAAAAGAGAGATGCCTTTATCTAATGTGATGTTGCGTGATTTATCAGTTGCGGAACTATTGAAGATACTGAATAAGGAGGGTGTATAATGGGCGCTTTTATATCAATGCAACCCAACGGTCTGTATTGCAGGTTCTCAGGCGTGGTTGATTGTCCGACTCACTGGAATATGACACGAGAGGATTACTTGAACAACACTACCGGTACGATCAGATCGAGAGCAGAAGGTGAAGATATTTTAGACAACTACTTAAAGCCGTTTTCAGATGTTCTTGAACATTTTATGCCTCACAATATGGCTCAAAAAGAATTCGATAAACTTGTTAAGTTAATGAGTTCTTGATTTGGAGATGAAACCATGAAATACATAGGTAAAGGGTTTGAGTACTTCACTCATTGTGGAATCAAAAGGGTTGGCACTGTGAAGAAAATCGAATTTCACAAAGAATTAGGAAAGCCAATTTTTATCGGAGTATCCCCTTTTGGGAACACATTGCGGTTATCTAGAGAAGAAATCTGTAGATTTATTAATTTATAGATTAATATAATTCATAATTCCTTGTTTCGTTGGTAAAATATATCATACAAAGGTTGATTTTCCCATTATTTTTAATATAATAAGAACATGCGTTCGTGAATTGATGGAGAAAATTTATAAATTAACAGAACAAGAGGGACTGAGCCGATGAGAGAAATGAATTATGGTTTATCTGGATATTTAGCACCGGATGGTATTTTTTATGAATGTGATTACGGAAAACATGGCGAACTGGCCAAAAAACTTATTGAAAAGTACCAAGTAAATTACACGATGGATTATAACGAAATGGCAACCAAAGGGGAGTTTTTAAAATTCGGCACATACCCTTGGACTGGAAAAGAAGGATGTAATGGTTGTCATGTTTTTAAAAGTTTATTCCACCCCTTAACCAACAAACAAACTATATGGATAATGGAAAATATGAATAAGCTTACTGATAAGCAACGTTTTGAATTAAAAGTTTCACTGGAACAAGAGGAGATGGTAAGAAAGAAATTAGCTATAGAGCGCGCAAGAAATGCAGAAAAGATACAGGTTTCGTACAGAGCCGGTACAAGATTGTCGGCTGTTGGTGTTTAACTCAAGTATCCTTGGAAAAGCAGAAAGGTGTGAACATTAAATGGGGGAGAAGGAAACACTGGATAAGTTGAAGGAAAATATTTATCACTTGGATCGATCTATGGATGATGCCCCTTATCATGGTTTTAACGGTGATCATATTAAAGGTGTTAGATTTGCTGTTAATAAAATTCTAGCAGATACAGGGTTAACAACTGTTTCTATTTTTAAAGAAATAAGTAAGAAAGGATAGTACTTATGTACTTCGGATACATGGAACCATCGAAACTAATGAACTTGGGAAATTGACAGCCTGCGCCGATATGACGAGCGTAAATATTACTGTTTGTTCCTAGGGACATTATGTTTAATCAAAAGGAAATCGAATTATGGGAGCAAGAACAAGCAGAAAAAGAAAGCAGTCGTTATTGTACAACTAAGAATACTCGCTTGTTCGATCCAAAGAGAGAGCGTTTGTTTAAAGCACGTAAGCGTTGTGTACTGAAATGGTTCTGGGGTGTCGAAACAAAAGATAACCGTAAAGAATGGCAGACACATATTCGTGCAGTGAATAAGCAACGAGGCTTCGGGGAGGATGCTTACCATCCAACTAAGCATGAGTATCACACAGGAGGCTACCTTACTTGGTAGTTCCGAAGAAAAAGACAAACTAGGATGGGGCGTTAGCCCCTATACATCAGGAGGAAATATTATGGCAAACATTTATTTAGCTTCACCATTTTTTAATGAAGAAGAATTAAAACATGTAGAAAAAGCAGAGCAGGTATTGCGTGCATTAGGACACACTGTATTTTCACCGAGAGAGAACCAGTTACCTGAAGTAGAATTCGGTTCTTTTGAATGGCGTACTTTCGTATTTAAAAATGACTTAGAACATATCAAATGGGCAGACATGGTATTCGGTATCATTGGCGAAAACTACGATGACACTGGTACTGCTTGGGAATTAGGCGCAGCTTATATTCTAGGAAAACCTGTACTGTTATTTAATCCAAAGGGAGAAATCATCAACCTTATGATTACTGACAGCTTACATGCGTACTTTGAAGATATGAATGAAGTAGCTCGTTATGATTTTGCTACTCTACCAATTAAGCCATATTTAAAACCAGTGAAATAAAAATATGGGGAGGCTAACGCCTCCTCCTTTTTTGAATTTGGAGGTGTAATATGGATGATTATCAAAGAGAAGGGTATTTGCAAGAGGTTGAAAAAATAGAAAAGCTTAAATTCAAAGAAGGTTATTTACCACATGATTTTGTTGCTGTTGCTTTTCTTTTACTAGAGAGACATTTACCTTCAGCTGAAAGATTTGAAAAAACTATGAAAGATACAGATGACCTAATAAAGAGAGCAGAAAAACTACTCCAAACTTATTAAGGCAACAATAGGAGTGACACATATGAAAATTGATTATGCTTCAGATTTACACGCCAACCACTGGATGCTTTGGACAAATAATCAAATGAAGTGGGAAAGCAGAACAAGAGAATTAACAAGAAAGCTAATAGAAAATGGTAATGGAGAAGTTCTGATATTACCTGGTGACTTTAGTGAATGGAATCAACAATCCTTATGGATATTAGATGAAGCAGCAAAGCATTATGAAAGAGTATATTTTACAGTTGGAAACCATGATATGTACCTTATTTCAGGAAGCCAAAAGAAGAAGTATAAAGATTCTATAGGTCGAATTAATGAACTGATAGAAAAGGCTTCTGAAATTCCTAATGTAGTTCCTCTTGTTAAAAATGTAGATACATACAAAGGGAAAGTATTCGCAGGAGATGTGTTGTGGTACCTTCCTAAATCACAAGCTGATTGGGAGTTCCTTCGCAATGTATCCAATGATTCTAGTTATATATCAATCAATGGATATGCGGGTAGTGATGTGCCAAGAAAACTACATAAAGAGTCTATGGATTGGTATGACACGTTAGAAGATACACATGTTGATGTATTTGTTTCTCATGTTCCGCCAGTACATAATCCTTTTACGCCGTATGAACCAAATACTTGTTATATGACGGATGTTCCTTTTATTAATGCAGAGCATTGGATTTGTGGACATGACCATATTCAAGATGAGTTTGAAAAAGCGGGAGTTCAATTCCATATGAATGCAATTGGATACCCAGATCATTACTCTAACTATCCTAAAAAGAATGTAGTGCCAGAAGGGAATATAGACGAACATAAATCCTTTGGTATTAAAACATTTGAAATATAGGGAGGTTTAGTTCATGAAAACTATTTTGATTGTTGTTGCTACTGTTATTGCTTATCGATTAATAGAAGATTTCTTTTTCAAAAAGGAAGTATAAATTGAGGTGTCGGAAATTGAACTTGAGAGGATGTAATGTATTATGGTTTGAAGATCCTAATACGTTCTCGATTGAAGATTTAAAGTTGCTAAAACATGCATTCGAAAAAGGATATAAACCATTAGGTGATAAATTCGGAGAGCAGAATGAAGAATGGATCGGATGGAAAGAAGAAGTATCCTCAGTTATTAAAGTAAGAATAGGGTAATTTAGACATAAGAAAAACCACGAGATAATCTCGTGGTTTTATTTTTTACTAACTGTTTCTTTAACACTTTCAATTTCTTTCTCAAGATAATCAAAGTTTTGTGTAACTTTGTTTTCTAGACTAGTAAAATTGAATTGCACTTCTTTAAGTGTTGTTGCAATGCCCTCAAGTTGCTGAGTATTCTTCTCTAAGTTTACGAATAATTCTCTTTCGCGATTATCAGAACGAAGACGATCTTCAGCAATCATTTTATAGTGGTCTTCACGTTGCTCTTTCATGTTGTCGTTCATAGCAGTGATTTGTTCTTTGTGACTATCACTAACGCTACGAACATATCCCATAACCTTAACGGACATGAAGATAACAAAGAGCATGATGATTGCAAAGAGAACCATGAATGGTTTATCACCTTCAGTGATGCTAGTAAATATTTTTTCAACAATACCGATTTCATCTGGTGTCATACAGCGACTACCTCCTTATCTGGAGTTAAAATTGTAATCTGTCGCAGTAGTTCATCATTGGGCAAGATTTGCACATGAAGCTTTGTCTCGGATAAAAATCCTCCTGCTTTATTCCGTTACGGACTCCTTTTAGTACGCTTTTAAGGCGCTTAATTTCATTCTCATCTCTGTATAAAGACAACTGTTTATCTGTACCGATGTAATCAAATACAAATCGGTCTGGTGTAGATTGGAATAGTTCCTGGAAGGCATAAAACATAGCGGTTGCTCGTAGGTCATGTCTGAGGAAAAATCCAGAGGAAGCGTCAGTCTTGTTATTGCTTGTTTTGAAATCAACAATCTCAATCATGCGCTTATTGTTTGAATCGGTGTACTCTCGAATCAGTTCAAATTCGCCTGTAAGGATTAGGTCGTCTTGAACAGCAATACGGAAAGGGTAATTGACGGCAATAGGTGTGCCGGGATTATCTTTGTTCTCTGCATAGAAAGCGTAGATAGCTTCCATGCCCCGGTTTAAAATCTGTTGCGTTCGTTGTTGATCTGTTCCTGTTCGTGCAAGTAGGAAGTTATCCTTTGTACGTTTATCCTCTTCGAAAATGGAGTAATAATAGTTAGCCCACTTATCTCTCATTTGTCGGAGAGTAGGGAGTCTACCTTGCATTACTTCATAATAAAAGTAGGAAATAGTTTGATGAATGCCCTTTGAGTAAAGTACTGCACTTTTATAGTCGTCTTCAGAAGGTATCTCATGAATCTTAGTCAGCTTGTACTTCAATGGACACTGCATAAACGTATAAATATCATCCATACTTAATTCGATTTTTGTCATGTTATCTAACTCCTTCTTTATCTCACGTTTTCCCTATAGCAGCGGTAATGCATTTGATAATGTATTTCCCACTCAGGGTCTACGTTGTGCATATGCTCGTCCTGTTTAGAGTTAATAATTTCTCGTCCGCAGAACTTACAGTATGGGGTATATTGACGAAGTTGTGATTGCATGTGGCGGTCTATAATTGTATCGCCTTTAATCGTGTCGAATGGGGTTGCACCGTAAAGCTGGTACATGTTTTTTATTCCGGCCATTCACTCACATCCTCACATTGTTTTAGTGTTGCTTCGTAATCAATCTCTCTCATCTTTTGTTCTTCTTCTACTAGTAATGAAATAGATTTTACCAATTCTTTAGCTAGTACATTGTCGGAGTTTCTTAGTCGATATAGTAATCGAACTTTGTTTTGAAAAGAATAGTTAGCCCATTCTTCTTCTCCGATATATACATTAACTGGTGGCTTATCTGAGTTGTCGTTTTCAATGTAGTCGATCATTGTTTAATCGCCCCAATCGCTATATTCATTTGCGGGATCTTCATAAGCATGAGATCCGCAGACCGGGCAACCTTTTGTATCTCGCTCGTCAATTACATACTCAATCACGTATTCTTGGGAACAGTTAAGGCATTCTACCCACTTTTCCGCGAATTCGTATTTTCTTCTTCGGTTCGTCACTTTTTTGTCACCTCTCTTACAGATATACAACAACCTTTAGTGGTAGGTATTGTCAAACTCTTGTTTAGGCAATTCCTAACTGTTGTTCATGATTAGGATTGATTTTTTAATTGTGGAAAGGTTGTAATGAGTTATTGCGGAAAGGTGGTGCTAAAAATGGATTACATGAAGAAGATTGATGAAGCGATTGAGCTATTCAAAAACTTAGCTAGTGCGACTACAAAAAAAGCAAAAGCGACTGTTCTTGGAACAAACCAAGACAACGAGATTGCGGATAAATTGTTAGTTCTTTTAAAGAATAAAACATTGTATCTTCCTAAGTTAACTTTATCTGCAGCAGTTGCTAAGAACGATAGTCAAAAACGTTTAAGCAATTATGTTGGCTTTGTTAAAGCTGCTGATAAGTTAGAAGGTAAAAAGCTAGAGGAATATGTTTTTGATTACTTACTTCGCAATATCGATGAAGAAGAATTAGAAATGTATAAAGCTATCTTAACGAATACTGCCTTAGTACCAGTTGTTAAAGAACCAGCAGAAGAAAAGGTAGAGGAGATAGTATTGGAAGAAAAGATTCAAGAAGAAGTTGAGTCTGAATAATTCTATATTTACGAAACAGCAAGCGGGTAATTGTCCGCTTGTTTTTTATTATCTTGACTTTCTTCTAAAAGGGGTTATGTTACAAACGCTCCTGTGAGAGAAACGAAAGGGGAGACCAACTTGAATAATCAAATGATTGTCCTTGCCTCAAGGTTTATGGATGAAATTAAAGAGTTTGAAAAAGATGCTCACGGAAAAATCAACTGTGACTCTAATTATAAAAAAGAAGTTATTAATGATATTGGAGAAATCTTAGCAGGGGGATCTGTTACAGCTAAACAATTCCATGAACTATTTGATAAGGAAAAGGATAATCCTCAAAAAGGTCTTTTCTATAAACCAAATAGTATCTTGGATGCTCACAATATCCAATATGTAAGGAAACCATATAGGGACCCTGACAACTTATTAGTGCCGGGGCAATTTTATTTCCACCCAAGACTACAATTAACTCCACCTCCTCCGATGTTAAAGATTTCGGATGATGGAACAATTGAAGCTTCTTATGATGATGAACCGTTTTATTTAGAGATAGTAGATAAGATTACGAAAAAAGATCTTGTTGAATATTTTTATTCAAAAACGAATGCACCAACTCCAGAAGCTACATTGTCAAGGGACATAGGTGCTTTTGATCATATGCTCCGTTTTTGGGATGTAGATTTTATCTTCTATTTAATAGATGAAGCATTTACATGTTCTTTAGATAACGGAAAACCAATGCCTAAATCTCCGCTTGATATTCAACACTTTGAAGCAGAAGCGTTATTAGTGCATGAAGCTAGAAAAAATACTTGTTATGAGGAGGGTTTAGACCGTGTTCTACCAAGGGCAATTAGCTAACCACCCTGCAGCGGCAGAGGTTAAGACACCGACTATGCCTGAATCAATGGTACAACCAAAACCATTCTATGTGGAATTTGGTCGTAATAAGCCAACAAAGGAAGGCAATATGTTTATCCGTAACGAGTATCGTGAAGTGAACTGGATGAACTTCCATCAGCATTGTTTTGATTATATACAAAAGAATCCTGGATGGGGCTTGTATGCAACAGCTTTTCAATATAGCACTAGCGATCCTTATACGGCTGATTTGCGAGGAGATTTTTATTTAGACTTTGATGATGAAGATGATATTAAGAAAGCACAAGAAGATGCACTTCGTATCATTCAACATCTTACGATTAGTCCTAACTATAGAATCCCTGCAAATATGATTAAGGTTTTCTTTAGCGGCAAGAAGGGGATTCATGTTACTGTGCCATACCAGTGTTTTGGTGTTGAATGGCATCCTCATTTAGACCGTATGTATCGAATTATGGCAGAAGAATTAATGCCATTTGCACCAAATCAAACACTGGATATGAAAGTGTATGAGCGTCGTCGTTTGTTTAGGTTAAGAGGAAGTCAGCATCCTTCTACTGGTTCTTATAAAGTACCAATGGAATTAAAGAATTTGTTGGCTCTATCTGAAGTAAATATTCAGCAAATAAGTAAAAATCCAAACTATGGTTCTTGGATTAAGTACGACAAGCCAAGAGTTATTCAAGAGGCTGCTCGTTACTTTAAAGAAGTTGAGCACAAGTTTGTTCAGCGATTTAAGAAAACATTTAGCAAATCGGGTGAAGCACAAACAATCGATTTTGATCCGCCTTGTTATGAAGAGATGATTGATAACGGTCCTGTTAAAGGTGCTAGAAACCACATAGCATGTATGCTTGTTGCATTTTGGAGACAAAGAGGACGTTCCGAACAAGAAGCGTGGGATATGTTAATCGAATGGAATAATGGCAGCTTGCCAGAAAGAGAACTGCAAACACTGTTTCGATCCAATTTCAAAGGTCATTATGTTTATGGTTGTAACACGATTAAAACCTATGCGTCTTGTCCTGCTACATGCAGAGAAGACTGTAAATTCTACAAGAGTAATTAACCATCATGACTAAGGAGTTGTAATCAATGTTTGCCCAACCAATAACAGAAAACCCAGAAGTTGCTTCAAGTCCGTTTTCTACTTCGGGACAAGAACTATTTTGGCCAACAGCAGAAGATACAGGAGAAGCAGACAAGCCGAAAGAAAATGTTGTTCCTTTTAATACAGTAGCAACCCCACCAGGTTTTGAAATGAATCCAAATGAAATCACACCAGATCTTGTTCGAGAAGTAGCGGGCGATGTAGTTCCGTTCTTCCGAACTAAGATGCTTAATACGATTGATGCAGTAGAGGAATACTCCTGGAATCGTGGTGAGATGGGTGGATTAGACTGGGGATTTGATAGTTTAAATAAAGCCTTTGAAGGATTGAATACCGGAGTTCATTTAATAGGTGGTCAATCCAACATTGGTAAATCATCATTCATGCTTCAATTAGCATGGCAGATTTCACAGTCAAACCAAGTAGTCACGAAAGAAAGACCAAGAAAAGCGTTCGTCTTATATTTCTCTTTAGATGATAACAACAATGAGTTATTACCTCGTTTAGTTGCTATTGATCAACGTATTCCAATTAACGTTGTTCGATTCCCTAAAAAGTATCAAGACAATGCTACCTACATGACAAAACGTGCTCAAGGTGTAATCGCCTTAAAACAGTCTGCAGATTATATTAACATGCAAGACGTAAACAATGGCTCTGATATTGAATACATTCAGGAAACAATGGAAGCGTATCATGTCGAGCTACAGAAAGTAGATCCGACCTACCAATTAGTTGTCTTCATAGATAACTTCCATGATATTACGATTGGTGATGAAAAACTTCGTGCTAAATCTGGTGGAGAAAAATATGACCATATTGCCGATTTACTAACGAAGATTGCTACTAAATATGACTGTCCTATTGTATGTACAGCAGAGTTTAGAAAGCTAAATGGTAACAGAAGACCAACGCCTGATGACTTACGTGATTCAGTAAAGATTCTATATGAAGCAAAAGCTGTAATGCTTTGCTACAACGAGGTTTCCCTTCGCGGTCAACAATCAACGGTTCATTGGATGAGGCCCGACAACCCTAATAAACAACCAGTTTATGAAGTTCATATTGGTAAAAATAAGTTTAGTAGTTTCAAAGGGAGACTGTTCTTCGAATTCATACCTGAAATGGCTTACTCAAGGGAAGTTCCCGAAGCAGGGGCTCAACGTTATGCTCAGATGGTGAATGGATAGAGAGGAAGAATCAAGACATGAAGAAATTAATTGAATCAATTAAAAGGGAAGTAAGAGAAACTCTTGATTGCTGTAAGAAGCCTTTATGGACATTGAGGTATTTCTTTTTCGGATGGGCGATAGGCGGAGTGATTGCTACTGCCTATTCCTACAAATTAGAAGAGATAGACACTTACGATGTATTTATTCGTATTACTGCAGCGATTATCATGTTCCTTCTTCCGTTAGCTTTTGGGGAGAAAAATGAAATAGGGAGTAGTGAGTAACTATGGAAAACATTTTGTATAGAGAGCAGGATGAAAAAGGGCGTGAGTTTACCCTGTATGGTAATATCGACCGCCTAACTGAAAGGTTAACTCCATTATTCAATGTAGACCCTGATGACGATGAATATGGGATTAACTGTGTAAGCAAAGATCCTTGGACTAATCAAAAATGGACTGCAGAGGAACGACAAGAAGATGAAGATCGTTTCCGTGCCATCCTAAGATATATGCCTTGGGATTGGAAAGATTTCTTTGACAAGATTCCAAGAAAGAAAAATGGAACCTTTGCCAAGGGACGAGTAGTGTTAATACACCGAGGAGATACATATGCACATTACTGGGAAGATTCTTATGGATTCAATGGACCAGAAGTGCGTATCAAAACACTTGATGACTTTACAGCCGAGGTTAACTTAGATTATGTAACCCAAGGCTATTAATAAAAACTAGGAGGAAATACAATGACAACTTTAAATAAGCGTTTAATGGATGAATTAAAAGATGCAATGCGAAACAAATATGTGATGAAGAAAAACATCATCACTTTAATTCGCGCAGGTTTAGCTGCTGCAGAGAAAGAAAAGCGTGCTCCACTTACTGAAGCAGAAGAAGTAGCAGTAGTTCAACGTGAACTTAAACAAACAAAACAAGCTCTTGCTGAAGCTGTGAAAGCAAACCGTGAGGATATTGTTGAATCAGAAAAAGCAAAGATTGTTATTATCGAAACTTACTTACCAAAGATGATGACGGAAGAAGAAATCGTTTCTTTCCTAACATCTAAAGGTGTTCAAAAAGGTGGCCACATTGGTAAAGTGACTGGAATCCTTATGAAGGATAACAAAGGTAAAGTCGATGGTTCATTTGCACAAGAAGTAATCAAGAAGCACTTTGCATAAAACAAAAAGGGAGGCCTGGCTATTTAGCTGGGCTTTATACAAAGGAGAAAAACAATGATTAAACTCAATGGTCAATTAATTGAATTTAAGAAGTTCCCGAATAAGGAAACGAAATTAGATGGGGAACAAATTACAAAAGCCTTATCTTTTTTCACTGAGAATTACATCATGTTCAAATATGAATCAGATGATGACTTCTTTAAATTGATGATACTTAAACGATTCTTAGATGAGTCTTCAAGCAAAGGTACGATTTTAGATATTACCTATATGCCATATAGCCGTATGGATCGACGTATGGGCAGCGATGTTTTTACCTTGAAATATGTATGCGACTTTATTAATTCACTTAATTTTAGTCAAATCTACGTCCACGAATCTCATTCAGACGTCGCTGTTGCTTTATTAAATAACTGTATTCCGGTTGAAGATGGTCCTCATTTATTTGGACTTGTTTCAGAAGAAATTAAGTTTGATCAAAGAAAAAGATTATGTACTATTCCCGGATGCTGGTGCTCAAAAACGTTATAGTAATCTAGGCATTACTAATGAATTAGTAGGGCTTAAGAAACGTAACGTTGAAACAGGGAAAATCGAAAGGCCATAAAAATTAATTTGGGTGACATCAAACCAGGTCACAAAGTTGTAATTCTTGATGACCTAAGTTCGTTTGGTGGAACGTTCATGATGAGCGCGGAAGCTTTAAAAGAACTAGGAGCAGGAGATATCTTCCTTGCTGTTACTCATTGTGAAGACAACATCTTTAAAGGAAAGATTCCTGAATCAGAATTAATCACAAAGGTTTACACTTCCGATTCAATCATTGATGAATCAACTCACGAGAAGGTAGAAATTATCTACCCAATGTGGAGCGGAGAAGAAGAAGATGAAGATGAAGGAGAAAAAGAAGCTTCTGATGACATTAAAAACAACCGTATAAAAGAATTTGAAAATGTGGAAGAAGCCTGTAAGTGGTTAGATTCAGATGAAGAAGAACGACAAGAGGGAGCAGTAGAAGCTGCTTAAATAACTTACACCAGGAGGATTTTATGATGACTTACGATAAACATTTAACATCATTTAAAGCGAAACCGGTTTGTCTACCAATGTTACTTTGTGACTATTACAAAACGTCTCATATTGATCAATACCCAGAAGGTACGGAAGTAATTTACTCTACGTTTACTCCACGTAGCAATCGCTACATGCCATATGCAGACAAGTAGTAGTGTTCGGTATTCAATCTTTTGTTAAGAAATATCTAGTCGATTACTTCGATGAGCATTTCTTTAGCCGACCACTTGAAGATGTAGTAGCAGAATATGTTCGTTACATGAAACACACTTTATTTATTGAAGAGCCAAAAGCTGCACACATCATTGAACTTCACAAGTTAGGCTATATGCCGTTACAAGTAAAAGCACTACCAGAAGGAACTCTAGCTCCAATTAAGGTGCCAGTTTTAACTGTTGAGAACACACGACCAGATCTTGTATCTACTTTCTGGATTACTAATTATCTTGAAACAATCATGTCGAATGAAATTTGGTTACCAATGACAAGTGCAACTGTTTCTTATCAGTACCGAAAGTTACTAATTGATATGGCTATGAAAACAGTAGGTCATGCAAACGATGTACCGTTTCAAGCACACGATTTCTCTATGCGCGGAATGAGCAGCTTAGAGTCTGCTATGGCGAGTGGAGCAGGACACTTATTATCATTCGTAGGAACAGATACGGTTCCAGCTATTGCTTATCTTGAGCATTATTACAATGCGAACATTGAAAAGGAATTAGTAGGAACATCAATACCAGCTACTGAACATTCAGTTATGTCAGCAAACACAGATGCAGATAGCCGTGATGAATTCGAAATGTACAAGCGTCTTATAACTGAGGTATATCCTAAAGGCTTCTTCAGTGTAGTTTCAGACACGTATGATTTCTGGGCAGTAGTAGGAGAAATTCTTCCTCGTCTTAAGAAGGAAATCATGGAACGTGATGGTCGTATGGTTATTCGTCCTGATAGTGGAGACCCTGTTCTTATTCTTACTGGTAACCCAGAAGCAAAAACAGAACTTGAACGTAAAGGACTAATTGAGGCTTTATGGGATATCTTTGGTGGAACAATTACTGAGAAGGGTTATAAACTATTAGATACTCATATTGGTGCAATCTATGGTGACTCTATTACTCTTGAGCGTGCAAAAGCTATTGTTGAGAAGTTAGAAGAAAAAGGCTTTGCTTCAACAAACGTTGTTTTCGGCGTGGGATCTTATACTTTCCAATATCAGACTCGCGATTCTCTAGGGTTTGCTATGAAAGCTACATATGCTGTAGTAAATGGAGAAGAACGTTTATTGTTCAAGGATCCAAAAACAGATGATGGAACTAAGAAATCTCAACGTGGCCGCGTAGTAGTAACAGAAGATGATGACTTTGGCATCATTGGCATGGATGGTTTAAATAAAGAACAAGCAAATGCGCTTAAAGATGTAGATTTATTACAAGATGTATTTGTCGATGGAAAGCTTATGCGTGATGAATCATTAAGCGAAATTCGTGCGCGACTTCAAGCAGCTTAATTTTTGACCTATTGACAAATTGAATACTAATGGTTCTATTTTAAAGACTGAATTCCTGACTAGGATTCGGTCTTTATTTATTAGCAACATAGAAAGAGGTTTTACTGATGGATTTTTACGTTTATAGGTTTCTTGACGTTGAGAACCAAATCATATACGTCGGCAAAACAACAACATAAAAAATAGGATGCGACAACATTTCGGAAAGAACGGTCATTTGCCGGAGGAATGTTATGAGCAAGTATCTTTAGTAGAATGTATCGAATTAGATAGTGAGTCAGATATGAGTGTATTAGAACTGTACTTCATTAATAAATGGAAACCAGTATACAACTCAAGCAAGAAGTATTCATCTATCATGTCAATTGAAATTGATGAGAGTAGTTTTTGTTGGGAAAGTCTTGAGCAAATGGAGTACAATCCAAAAGGCGAAATAGATGCACTGAAACAAGTTGCTGACAAATACAAAAACCAGTTAAAAGAAAAAGATAAAGAAGTATCCAAATTAAATCAAAAAGTAACAAGTTTAACTTTACAATTAGACAGCCTAAAAACAGATTTAGTAAGTTTAAATTCGCAACGAGTGGTAAGGAAACGAAAGAGTAAAACAAGAGAGTTTTCTTATTCAGAAGTTGAAACTGCACTATCTTATCATAGCGATGTAGTGTTTCTTGGCAGAGCTTTTGCAAATGACAATAAATCACCTATGTATGAGCTTTTTATATACAAAAAAGATGGAAAGCTCACTATAGAAGATACTGTTAGTAACCGAGTATCTCAAGAAGATAGATCTGTACTTGGTCAGTACTGGGACTTACATATGAAGGCCGGATACCTTCTATTCAAAGCATTAAGTGATGAAATGGCTCAAAAAACAGAAGCTGCTCTGGAAGAAGAAAAAGAAAATCTTAGAAAGAAGAGCGAGGAAAGAAATAGGGAACATGAAGAATTCCGTCGCAACAATCCAAACAACTGCTCAGCTGCTTAGACATGAATTATCCTACTTGAAATAGCAGACTTGTTTATTGTTAATGGAAATACATTAGGGGTTGATCTAAATAGCTAAAACAGCATTAACAACTCAATTAGAAAGACAGATATACTTTGCTACAAAAAAGATGGGTGTCTTTGGTTGTTTTGAAGTCACTATTGGATTTAATGGAAATGAACGAGTCGATTATATGACTTACGACACTAAGGGTATTTGGCGATGCTATGAAATTAAAGTTTCACTTGCTGATTTTAGAAGTAAAGCAAAGAAAACTTTTTGCGGACATTTTAATTACTTTGTAATGCCTAAAGAATTATTTGAGAAGGTTAAAGATGAAATCCCATCTCATGTAGGTGTTTATGTTAACGGAATGTGTGTTAAGAAAGCCAAAAAGCAAAAGCTATTAGTGGAAGAGAAAGTATTAAAAGATTCATTGATTCGATCATTATCAAGAGAGTCGGACAAGCTTTTCCAAAGCGCAAGTCCTGCAATTGTATCTTCATTAAGAAAACAGTTAAGTACTACTCGAAAAGAACTTGATGATTATCGAAAGAGATACAGAGAATTAAAGAAAGGAAGATTCGCATGAATTTCTTTAAAAATATTACGTTCGTTAAAGTAATGAATGTTTTTGTCATCGTGGGCTGGTTGTATATATTTTTTGATTCTGCTCGCCGTGTAATCATGGGGCCACATACAAACATTTGGATAGATATTGTTTTTATGGTTATGGCGATTTTCATCGTTCCTATGTTTGCTATTGAATATCGCAACAGATTCATTAAAAAGAAGTAATTAGGGGGAATAGATATGGCTATCAATCTTATTAAAGCTGGTCAAACAGTTGTATTAGCAAAAGAAAATTCAGGTCTACGTAAAGTAACGTTAGGTTTACGATGGGGAGCACTAACTGAGAAGAAAGAAGAGAAAAAGGAAAAAGTAAGTCTTTTATCTGCAATCTTCGGTGGCGGTCGTCGTTCTAGTTCTAGTGAGTCATTTATGTCAGGTGGAGCAGTCGATGTTGACTCTGCAGTTATTTTACTAGATGGAAATGGTCGTAAGGTAGACCGTGTTTACTATGCAATGCGTAGTGCTCAAGGTGTTTATCATGCAGGTGATGACCGCAGCGGTAACAATCAGTTCGGTGAAGTAGATAATGAGGAAATCTATGTAGATCTTCAAAAGCTTAATCCGGCTGTTAAAGAGATTTATGTTATTGCAAACATCTTCTCAGGAGCTAACGATTTTAATGACCGACGATTAAGAGGTTCATATGTACGTCTTTTGAATTCTGAAAACAACGACGAGTTAGTACGCTACGAATTAGATGAATTCAAGGGAATGCGTGGAGTAGTTCTTGGTAAGCTTTACAAGCATAGCGTGATTGGAAGTTCAAAGCTTTAGGACAAGGTGTTCAATCTGGTTCTATTGATGTAATTGAAAGAGCAATTATTGGTTAATCAAAACAAACTCAAACCAAAAAAACTAACATACAACAGGAGGAAATTAATCATGGCAGTTAATTTACAAAAAGTAGTAGGCGGACAACGAATCAATTTACGTAAGGAACAACCGGGACTGAAGAAACTTCGTGCTGAGATCTCTTGGGATGAAAACCGATTCGATACAGGTGGTAAACACGATTTAGATATCTTTGCAGTAGCTCTTCAATCTAATGGTAAATGTCGTGAAGATCGTGACTTCATTGTGGCATTCGGTTATGACGACAATGGAAACAACTTAGCTATCCACCCAAGTGGAGCAATCGTTCATAGTGGTGATGAAATGTCAGGAAGCAAAGACGGTGCTGATGAAGTAATCTCTGTTGACTTCACACGTGTTCCAGCTCATATCACTGAGATGCATTTCATTGCTAGCACAAATGATGGTGTACGCTTCGGTGACGTTCGTAACGCGAAAGTAGTTCTTGTTAATGACGAAACTAACGAGCCAATGTACGAGTACGATTTAGAAGAAAACTACTCAACTGAAACAGCAATTCTTCTGTTCAAGCTTTACCTAAAAGATGGTGACTGGAGATTTGGTGCTGAAGGTAAAGGCTACAATAAAGGCGTTGAAGCATTTATCGTTGAGTACGGACTTACAAGTAGGTTAATTGAATGAGAGAAAAAGCAAAGAAGATCGCAGATAACTTTAAATTTATGACTCTACTATTAGTGGTAGAAGTTGTCATGTTCTTTATTTGCAAAGTCCTAGTAAGGGTGGAGTTGTTATTCCACCCTTACACTAAGGTCGGTGCAATGATGTTGTCCTTTGGGCAGCATATTTTATTTGGCATTTTTGGATTTATTATTACAATTCTACTCTTAGGAGGAAACAAAAAATGAGTTTATTCATTTTCTTATTAGGTGCAGTTGCAGGATGTTTCATTTGGGATTACGCAGGTGAAGATATTAAACGTGCAATTATGAACCGTCGTTAATTTATTACATAAAAACAACATTGGAAGAGGGAATTAAATTGGAAAATTTATATATCGTTTTTATTTTGGTACTTATGGAAGGGTTATTAAGTGCAGATAACGCACTTGTATTATCTATGATGGCAAGCAAAATCAAAGACCCTGTAAAGCAGAAGAAGGCATTGTACTACGGTATGGTCGGGGCAGTTGCATTTCGTGCCATCTTTATTTTATTAGGAACAATTATTCTTAAGTTCTGGATTATTAAAGTTTTAGGTGCAGCTTACTTATTACACTTAGCTATCAGCCACTTCAAGTCTCAAGGCGAAGAAGAAATGAATGTAGATAAATATGAAAATACAATTTTCCACAAGATCTTAGGTAAGTTCGGTGTTCGTTTATCACAGTTTTGGGCAATCGTTGTATCAATCGAATTTATGGATTTAGCATTCTCAATTGACAGCATTACAGCAGCATTAGCATTAAGCGACAAGTTTTGGGTATTAGCTTTAGGTGGAGTTCTTGGAATCATTATGATGCGTTCGGTTGCAGGAGTATTCATTAAGTTAATCAACCGTGTACCAGAAATGGAACACACAGCATTCGTTCTTATTGCAATTATCGGTGTGAAGATGTTATTAGGTACTGTTCATTACATGGTTAACTTTGTTGTTTCATTCACTGACAGTGCTTACCAAATGCAAGAAATCCATATTCCACATTGGATGTTCTTTGGAGTATTAATCATTACTTTTGGTATGACATTTGTTGTACATGCTATCAAAAAGAATAAACGCGCAGAAGCGTAATTACACGGGAGGTATGAGGATGTTTGCTAACTTACCATCATTAACCGATAAAGTGGTTCATCATTTGTCACATAATGATATGGATGGATACGCTCCACAAGTCGTATCAAAGGTCTCTAAGCTAAACACAGCCGAGTTTATCCATTGTGGGTATTCTAACTTCGAGAAAAAGCTAGAAGACCTGGTTGCTTTCTTTGAGGAAGCTAAAGCTCTAGATGGGCATGCAATCTTAATTACAGATATCACTCCAAAATCAGAAGAACTAGTAGACCGCTTAAACAATTTATTTGAACGTGGTCTTGCTATTGTTCTTCTTGACCACCATGAGAAAGCTAACTGGATTAGCAAAAAGTATCCTGAGTGGGCTTTTATTGAGAGTGAATTTAATGGACGAAAAACTTGTGGAACTGAACTACTTTATATCTATTTAAAAGATAATGAACTATTCAGTACTGATGTTGTGGAATCCCCATATTTCGCAAGCTTTGTTGAACAAGTTCGTGCTTATGATACATGGGATTGGAATACTAATGGCAATGTAGAAGCAAAAGAGTTAAACTCTCTTCTTTATACATTTGGTCCAAGTAAATTCATGCATATGCAATTTGCAAAAATTGCTGAACATGTAAATGATCCAGAGGCGGTTAAATACACATTTAACGAAACCGAAAAACTCTTTGTTGATGTTGAAAACAAAAAAGAGGCGAAGTATATTGAATCTCGTTCTAAGACAATGAGTGTTCGTACATGGAACGTAAATGGTGAAAACATGGAAGTTGGCGTAGTATTCGGTGACCAATATCATTCAACATTAGGAAATGTTTTAAGCCAAGAAAATCCGCATCTTTTATTTATTGCTATTCTTGATTTAAATATCGGTAAGGCTAGCTTGCGTACAATTCATGACAATATCCATCTTGGAGATATCGCTGAAGCTATCGCTCCTGGTGGTGGTGGTCATCCAAAATCAGCTGGTTTTGAATTTGGTTCAGAAATCAGTTTAATGAAAATTGAAGATGCTATTGGTGTTTCTTCAACAGGTGTTACTACAAACTCTTGGAAAGAGCAGTTACTTAAAGTAGCTAATTAATAAAAGGCAGGTTGTTATCGTGTTAGATAGAGCAGCAGAACTTATTAAGAAGTCGAATCATATTGTCGTATTAACAGGGGCTGGTATCTCAACGGATAGCGGCCTTCCTGATTATAGGTCTAATGGTGGGTTATGGGATGGAAAGAAACCAGAAGAAATATCTCATTTCTCAGCTGTTGGCAAACCTGAGTTCGTCAAATTCTTTGCAGATCGTATGAATGATATTTCTAATTGCAAACCCAATAAAGCACATGAAATACTAGCAAAATGGGAAGAGCAGGGGAAGGTTAAGTCTGTTATTACTCAGAACATTGACAGCTACCATAAAGATGCAGGTAGTAAAAATGTAATTGAAATGCATGGCCACCTTCGGAATCTTGTATGTGATACTTGTTCAAAGGAATACGACAACTCGATGTATACAAAAGAAGATAAGGATAATTGTGGTTTAGAGTGGGAATGTACAGGGGTTGTTCGTCCAGAAGTTGTATTGTTTGGCGAAACACTTCCTCCGCTCGCATGGCATCAAGCAAATGAACAAATGAAAAAGACTGACTTAGTGATTGTACTTGGAACATCACTACAGGTGTTTCCGTTTAATTCACTTGTGGAAAGTGTTTATCCTGGTAAGGCTCCTGTGATGATTATCACTAAAAGCGATACACCGTATGACCACATGGCTTCGGTTCGTATTTACGATAACATTACTGAGACTTTAGTAGAGATAGACAATAGACTAAAATAAAACCATCGTTATCCAGTCGAGAGATAGTAGCTTAGAAGGTTGAGAGATATATAGCAACAGCTTATATATATAATGTAGCGTTCATCATACGATATGTATCCTCTTATGTGTTTGTTATGTTATTTTCTCCTTCTTACTTCTCTCTCTTCTTGGGGGTCTCTAATTAGAGGCCCCTCTTTTTTATTTAAACTGGAAAGGTGGTTAGCAATATGGTTGTTGGAGATATTATTGTTGTAAGTGGAAAGTCTTTTATCTCAAAGATTATTCAAAAGGTATCAGGTTCTAAATGGACTCATGTAGCTTTGTATGTTGGTGGAGGGTATATCATAGAGATAGATTGGAATACAAAATCCACTATCGTAAGAGAGAAATATTCTACTAGTGATCTAGAATGTGTAGTGCTAAGAAATAAGGAAGAATTAACGAAAGAACAACGAGATGCTATTATTTCTACAGCAGTTACATATCAAAGAAAAGGTTTTCGCTATGATTGGCTTCGATTAATTTCTCTATATTTGAAATCAAAATTTCCTAATAGTAAACTGATAGACAAGTTTGATAGAAAGAACAAATTTGTTTGTACAGAACTAGTAGATGAAATCTTAAAAGAAGCAGGGATTGACCTATTCCCAAATCAAGGTGGAGATATTTTCCCTCATGAATACCTTACTTGTGAACAAGTAATGCCGTTAAAAAAAGTGAAACGGTATAGCTATATGAAGGCTAGATGAAACGTCCATTCAAGCAGTTGACTTTTAATAGGTCAACTGCTTATGTTTTGTTTCGAATAAAAAACAAACAAGAAGGAGTTTTACAATGACAGGTATTTTAATAGGTCTTTTAGGTATTATTCTTACATTTGGTGTTGCCTTCTTAATGTCAAACGACAAGAAGAACATCAATTTCAGAGCAATTCTAGTTTTACTTGTACTGCAAGTAATTGTAACACTAGTTATGTTCAAAACTACTGCAGGTTTAAAAGTAGTAGAAGCTGTTTCTAACGGCGTAAATAAAGTATTATCATATGGAGTTGAAGGTGTTAACTTCGTCGTAGGTGGACTAGTTCCAGAGGGCGTAACAGTATTCTTCATTAACGTTCTTATGATTATTATCTTTACTTCAACTTTATTATCAATCTTAACTCATATCAAAGTGTTACCTTTAGCAATTAAATGTATTGGTGGAGCACTTTCTAAAGTTACTGGATTATCAAAAGTTGTCACATTTAACTCTGTGAATTCGATTTTCTTCGGTCAATCAGAATCATTATTAGCGGTTAAAACACATCTAGATAAAATGAATGACAACAAATTATTCATCATTTGTACGTCAGCAATGGCCTCTGTATCTGCTGCTATTATGGGAGCATACATGACTATGATTCCAGCAAAATATGTTTTAGTTGCTATGATCTTAAATGCTTTATCTTCTCTAATCATTGCTACAATTGTTGCACCGATTAAGAAAGAAGAAGATGAAGAGATTAATATCAAAGATGTATCTCAAACAAAATCAATCTTTGAAGCTATTTCAGTAGGTGCTCTTGATGGCGGTAAGGTTGCTCTAATCGTAGCTGCTATGTTAGTTGCATACATTGCCTTAATCGCATTAATCAACGCTGCATTCGCTGGTATCTTCGGAGTGGATCTTACTACAATTCTTGGTTATGTATTTGCACCTATTGCATTTGTTATGGGTGTTCCATCAAGTGAAATTGTAACTGCAGGTTCTATTATGGGAACTAAGTTAGCAACAAATGAATTCGTAGCAATGCTTCAATTCAAACCTATGATTGCTGACCTATCTGATAAGACAGTTGCTATTGTTTCTACTTTCCTAGTATCATTCGCTAACTTCTCTTCAATTGGTATCATTGGCGGTTCTATGCAGGCTATCAATGGAGCAAAAGCAGGTACTGTTGCTAAGTTTGGATTTAAGATGTTATTCGTAGCTACGATGGCTTCTATCTTAACTGCAACAGTGGTAGGATTATTCGCGTAATGTCTAGACGTAGAACAAAAAGATGGTCCGTATTTTTTGAATTCTTAGGGGCTATTGTTGAAGGAATCTTCGATATTGTTTTCGCTATCTTCAAATAAGAAAAGAAAGACGGGACTTTGTTCTCGTCTTTTTATTTTGTAGTGAAGTGGTTGGGAGATAATATATTTTTTCATTGAGCCTTCTAAATCAAATGGTTACTTTTAGTATCGATTATGATTATAGGAGGTCTTCCAATGGAATTTAAAATCCAATCAAATGTAATTGAGATTCAATCAGCGTCACCTATTCAAGTAGTTGACTGGGGTGTTAATGTTGTTCAGGCTCCCGAAATGTGGTCAATCACAAAAGGAGAGGGTATTAAGGTTGCTGTATTAGATACGGGTATTGATGCTACTCATCCGGATCTTGCTTCCAATTACAAAAAAGGAATGAACTTTACTACGTCTAACTTTACTGACATAATGGATAGACAGGGACACGGTACGCACTGTGCAGGTATTATTGCTGGTTGCGATAACTCAATCGGTATTGTTGGAGTTGCTCCTAAAGCTGAACTATACATTGCAAAAGTATTAGTAGACGATGGCTCTGGTTCGGTTGAAGCAATTGTAAAAGGAATTGATTGGGCTATCTCTGAACAAGTAGATATCATTTCTATGAGTCTAGGTTCTTCAGCTGATCCTGGTCCTGTTCTGCACAATGCTATTAAACGTGCTCATGAAGCAGGCATTATTATTGTTGCTGCTACTGGTAATGAGAATACTCATGTTGGATGGCCAGCATCATACGATGAAGTAATTGCAGTTGGTGCAATTAATCAAAATCTTGATAGAGCTAACTTCTCTAACTTCGGTAGTGAGACAGATATAGCTGCTCCAGGTGTAGACATTTATAGTACATATCCTGTAGGTCGTTATGCGAAACTATCTGGTACGTCTATGGCTACTCCAATGGTTGCGGGTGTAATTGCTCTTATTCTAGCTCGCTATCGAGACATTGGTAAGAAGTTAACTCCTGATCAAATCATGCAATTAATTCGTGAACATTCGGTCGATCTTGGACAAAAGGGTACTGATGACATGTTCGGTAATGGACTAGTAAGTATTCATGAATTAATGAAAACTAGTTAAAAAGGGAGGGCTTCGGCTCTCTTTTTTATTGTTAAAATTTACATCTTGAATTTTTTTCTGAATAGCTTATGTTATTTCAGAATTACTATACATCATGAGAAAAATCAACGAGAAAGGTGAGTCTGCTTTATGGCTAATCAATATAAAGGTGGATGGACTGAAGAGGAAGTCGATTATTTAGAATCCAATATAGGTGTCTGGGATTTTGATAGGATTGCCAAAAAGTTAGGCAAAACTCCTAAAGCCGTTCTGAAAAAAGCTGAATCATTAGGGATTGCAAATACAAAAGTTGCAAGCGGTCTTTATACTATGCATGAAATGGCGCAGGCCCTATGTTTAGATGATAAAACAGTGAAACGACTTATCACAAATCATGGTCTCCCAGGTAAGCAAAGAGATTTTAGGATAAAAAATAAAGAAGTAGATGAAAACGGTAAAAAGAAAAGCAAAAGACTTTTTTATTATATAGATGTAACAGATTTTTGGAAGTGGGCTGAAGCAAACAAGGACCTAATTAACTGGCATCAAGTTCCAAAATATGCTTTAATGCCTGAACCAGAGTGGTTAGAGGAACGGAGAAAAACTGACTACTATAAATGGGCTAATCGTAGAAGGCCTTGGACACCAGAGCAGGATGCTCAGCTATGGTCTATGTATTACCAAGAGGGGATGACACAAAAAGAAATAGCTACATTATTGGCTAGATCAGTAAACGGCGTAGAGAAACGCTTAAAACGATTAAGAGAACAGAAGTTAGTCGCTGTTTAATAAGCGAGGTGATAGTATGACGACCCTTTTTATTATTATAGTTATTACCATTGTACCCATTGTAATTGCTGAAATTGGGGAAAGAAAGAAACCTAAATGTCCTTGTTATGTTAGTGATTATAGATGTGAAATCTGTAGTCATAAAATGAGGGAAAGTAGAAGGTAATGAATAAGATGTTCACCACCAACCATGTTCCAAATATTCAATAGTTATTTAAAATACATAGTCAGTAGCAAATAAGCTTACAAAATCTGCTATGAATTGTATAATTAATTTAACTACTGAAAGATAAGAATATGGTTTTTTCATTTAGAAGGGGTGTTATAGGTGGAGGAATATCAAAATAGAGGGTTCTTATTAAAACAGCGTTCATACTTAAAGTTATATATCTATAGAATAATTGATCGTAATAAAGGATATGGTTCACAGTATCTTAATGACTTGAGAGAAGAGTTTAAGTTTTTAGGCTATCATCCAACTCATACAGAACTATATAAAACATTACATGAATTAACACGGGATGGATATGTAAAACGGGAGAAAAGAATAAAAGGGGAAGAGGGAGTAGATTTTCAAGAAATTATTCTTTATCAATTAACTGACGAAGGCAAAAAAGAGTATAATAGATACAAACAACAAATGAAAGTAGAATTGGAACGCTGCAAAGGATTGCTTGATAAGGCGCTCAAAGATCATTATGGTCCAGTTCGCTAAGAATATAAGGGGGATACATGTTTATTATTTCTGTAGGTAACAAATTTGTAAAACATATTTCGCTCAATGAGAGCAAGGAGATAACTGAGATGATATTTACTTCTGATATCAAGGGGGTACAGGAGATAAATGTAGATGATCTAGACATTTATAAGAAAGCTTTAGAAGATTACATAAAAGAAGATCCTTATGTGATTATACCTGTTGGTACACCCCTGGCACAAAATAGTAAAGAACATATTCTTGATGTTGGAACAAACACTTGGGATTTGGCTTCAGATAAAAATAAAGAATAAAACAAAAAGGCTGAGGTTAATTCCCCGGCCTTTTTGTTTTACTCAAATACTTCATCTATTAATTCACGTTCGTCGTCTTCGAACATGTGAGTATAGATTTGAGTCGTATTAATTGATGAATGACCAAGAGCTTCTTGTACTCCTCGAATGTTCTTGGTCTTTTTAAATACATTCGTCCCGAAACTATGACGCAGTATGTGTGCTGTCAGTTCGGGCTTTCCATAGATTTTAGCATATTTCATTATCATTTTTTGAACAGTATTTTTACTGATAGGGTTTATCTTACCCGCATATTTCGTAACAAATAAAGGTGAGGTCGGTTTATCGTCTGCTTTGTAATGACTCTCTCTAACTTCAAGGTACTGTACTATATATTCTAACGTCTGTTTAGAAAAGAAAACAACATCTTCTTTACTTCGTTTTCTTTCTACGACTAATTTGCGGGAATCAAAGATAACATCTTTCAGTCTAAGACTAGATAACTCACCGACACGGATACCACTGGTCAATAGAAGGGAGATGATTGCAGCATCTCTATGTCGATTAATTTTCCAGTAGGCTTTTTCCATGTTGCTTATTTGTTCTTTACCATATCCCTCTAGGATAAAGTCTTGGAACTCAGTTAGTTCCTCAAGTCTTATAATATTGTTTTTAAGTTTCTGAGCTTTAGCTCTAACTGAAACTTTAGTAGAGAACACCTTTGTATTCTCAAGTACATTCTTACTAAGATAAGGTCTACCTGTTTCACGATTTGTATTCTTAGTTAAGTATTCAAACAAACTTCTAAGGGCACTAATCTTTCTGCTGATTGTGGTGTCCTTATTTTTTGTTTTGTAATATCTATTACCTATATTGTGAGAATCCTCGCGATATTTTAAATGTGAACGGTAATGCGATATATCAATCTCAATCAATCTCTCTAGGTCTTCTAGGGAGATTTCTTTTATTCCCGGTTTTTCCGGTACGAAAGTATGCCAAAACCATTCGAAAAAGTCTTGGATATCTATTGTATATGAGAGAACTGTTGTAGGCGTGAGTTGATCTAAGCTCACTTGTATGTATTCAGAAATATAGTAAGGAAACGAAGGACGTAGTTTTTCTAGCTTCTCACTATCCTTTTGGCGTTCAAGTCTCATTATTTTCACCTCACTTCTATTTTATATCTCATTTTTTCCTTTATCAAGAATGAATGTTCGATTTTTAGAAATCTATATGTGGGGCTATGCCCATATGAAAATCTAAAAATAGACCATATCTCGAATTGACTTTTAGAAATCAAATGGTTGTATTTTAAAAAGTTTCAAAGAAGGTGTGATGAACATGATTGTATTTGACAGCAAGACTGGAAACGTAAAGAGATTCATTAAGAAGCTCGGTATTCCAGCTGTACAAATTACACCCGACTTAGTTATGGAACAGCCTTTTATATTGATTACTTACACATCAGGATTTGGTCAAGTTCCAGAAACTACACAGTCATTTCTACAAGCCAATAACTCATTCTTACAAGGAGTTGCTAGTAGTGGTAACCGTAACTGGGGTGAACACTTCGCAGCTGCAGGAAGAATTATTTCAGAGCAATATCACGTACCGCTGATTCATCAATTTGAGTTGAGTGGAACAAGAAAAGATATTCAAATAGCCAAAGAAAGGATAGAAGAACTATGTCTCACGTTGCATTAAACAATGAAGTTGGGATCTTAAAGGATGGATTCTATCAACTTGCAAAAGACAAAGAAGCCTTAGAGGTATTCCTTGCCGAAGTAAAAACAAAGCAATTAGAATTTGCTTCGATATTAGACAAAATCAAATACCTAATCGAACACAATTATTACTACAATGTGTTTGGAGAGTATACGGAGGAAGAAGTACAACGTATTTATGAAGCTGCTTATACTCATAAGTTTGAATTCCAATCCTATATGGCTGCTACAAAGTTCTATAAGGACTACTCATTACGTTCAGACGATAAGAAAATCTACTTAGAAGATTATGAGGATCGTGCTGCAATCGTAGCTTTATACTTAGCATCAGGTAATACAAAGAAAGCACTACGTTATGTGAACCAAATCATGAAGCAAAATTACCAACCTGCTACACCAACATATTTAAATTCTGGTAAAGCTCGTGCTGGGGAATTAGTTAGTTGCTTCCTATTAGAAATGGATGACTCATTAAATAGTATTAACTACAACTTATCAGTAGCAAAACAGTTATCTAAAATTGGTGGAGGAATTGCGATTAACTTAAGTAAATTACGTGGTCGTACTGAAGCTATTAAAGGTATTGAGAACGCTGCTAGTGGTGTATTACCGGTAATGAAGTTAATGGAGGATTCATTCTCTTACATTAATCAACTTGGACAACGACCGGGTGCCGGAGCTGCATACTTAAACATCTTCCATTGGGACTTAATTGAATTCCTTGATTCAAAAAAAGTAAATGCCGATGAGAAGACACGTATTCAATCTTTATCTATTGGATTAGTTACACCGAGAAAGTTCTTCCAGTTAGCTGAACAAAACAAAGAGATGTATCTATTTGCACCTGCTACTGTTTATAAAGCTTATGGAGTTCACCTAGACGATATGGATTTAGATGAGAAATATGACGAGTTAGTTGCAAACCCTATGGTTCGTAAACGTAAGTTAGACCTTACAGCTCGTGAGATGTTAGTTAAGATCGCAACGATTCAATTAGAATCTGGCTATCCTTATTTTATGAATAAAACAAACGCGAATGAACAACATCCATTAAAAGATTTAGGCGGCGTTAAAATGTCTAATCTTTGTACTGAGATTTTTCAGTATATGGAGACAAGCGTAATTAACGATTACAATATCGCGGACTGGATCAAGAATGATATTTCTTGTGTATTAGGTTCACTAAACATTGTAAATGTAATGGAGAACAAAGATGTAAAAGAAGCTGTACATACTGGTATGGAAATGTTAACAGATGTTACAGATAAGTCTTGTATCGAAAACGCTCCTGGTGTTAAGAAAGCGAATGCTACATTACACTCAGTAGGTCTTGGAACAATGAACCTTCATGGATTCCTTGCTAAGAACTTCATTCCATACGAATCAGAAGATGCAAAAGACTTTGCTCGTGTATTCTTTGCAATGCTGAACTATCACTCTATCGAAAAGTCTACAGAGATTGCTAAAGAAAGAGGAGTATCTTTTGAAGGATTCGAGAAATCTGAGTATGCAAAAGGTACTTATTTTGAGAAGTATTTAACAACAGAATTCTTACCTCAATCTGAAAAAGTTAAGAAACTATTTGAAGGTATTCAAATTCCAACAACTGCGGATTGGGAACGTCTAATGAAGCAAGTTCAACGTGATGGTTTGTACCACTCTTACAGACTTGCAATTGCTCCGAATCAAAGCTCAGGATATGTACAGAACGCTACACCAAGCGTAATGCCAATCGTTGATAAAGTAGAAACTCGTTCAACTGATAAAGCGACTACTTACTATCCAATGCCTTACTTATCAAAACAAACATTCTTCTCTTACAAGTCTGCTTATGAGATGGACCAAATGAAGGTTATTGATTTAATTGCTGAAATCCAACCTCACGTAGACCAAGGTATTTCATGTATTCTGCACGTTACAAATGGTACTTCGACAAGAGATCTTGCTCGTTATTACATCTATGCAGAAAAGAAAGGGCTTAAGAGCCTTTACTATACACGTACATCAAATTCAACTATAGAAGAATGTATTGCTTGTGCAGTATAAGAGAGAGGAGTAGTAGTGGTGATTAGTACTAGATCAGTAGATTTAAAGAAACATAAAGCTGTTAACTGGACCAAATACAATACAGAGTATATCGAGTCCATTTACAATCAAATGCGCCAACAATTTTGGCTAGAAAATGAGATACCTGTATCAAAAGATAAGAACGTTTGGGATATGCTTCCGAAAGATCAGAAGGAAGTATACAAGAAAGTTCTTGGCGGTTTAACGCTATTGGATACAAAGCAGGGTGGAGAGGGTATGCCACTTGTCTCATTACATATGGAAGACCCTCAAAAGAAAGCAATTATCAACTTCATGGCAATGATGGAGGATATCCATGCGAAATCGTATTCTCATATTTTCATGACTCTTTGTGAAAATGAAGAAGTAGATGCGGTGTTTGACTGGGTTGAAGAGAATCCATTCCTTCAAAAGAAAGCTGATATCATAACAGGTCATTATCGTAAGTTATTAAAACCTGATGTGGATCCAAAAGAATTATATATGGCTATAGTAGCATCAGTATTCTTAGAAAGCTTTTTATTCTACAGCGGGTTCTTCTATCCGTTATTCTTAGCGGGACAAGGACAGCTAACTGCTTCCGGTGAAATCATTGCATTAATCTTAAGAGATGAGGCAATCCACGGGGTAACAGGTGGTATCTTCGCTCAAGAGATTTATGAAAACCAACTTACTGAAGCTGAACAGCAAGAGGTAGATAAAGAAGCAATTCAATTATTAGAAATGTTATACGCGAATGAATTAGATTACACGAATGATGTGTATGCTCCACTTGGAAAAGACATGATCGAAGAAGTAAATAAGTTCCTACGTTATAACGCAAATAAAGCAATGATGAATTTAGGATACGACCAATACTTTGATGATGAGTATGTAAATCCAATCGTTCAAAATGGACTACAAACAAAAACGAAACAACATGATTTCTTCTCTGTTAAAGGAAATGGATATGTAAAAGCCATTAACGTTGAAGAAGTACGAGACGAAGATTTTGTGTTTGAAGGCCTTCCATCATATGCAGCTTAATTAAAACATCAAGAAAAAGGACGGTATTTAAAATGGAAATTCTTAAATTTGGTTTAAATGGGTGCGGCCCTTGTGTAACAGTTGAAAGATTTTTAAAAGACGAGGGTGTAGATTTTACATCTGTTAATGTAGAAGAAGAACCTGAAAAAGCAGCTCAATACGACGTACTGTTTTCTGTTCCAGTGGTAATTCTAAAAGATGGTGACAAGGAAATCATGCGTACTACTGGTTATAACTCTGGCCAGCTAGGAGAAATTATCGACCTGTACCAAGGTGCACAATGATGTTGATTAGTGCCATGTGCCTATTAGTTGTTGCAGCTTTTGGGTTCGTAGGTAGCCTAGCATTTACAGTTTACCATTTAGAGAATAGAAACTGGATTCGAACTTTTATTGAATTCATCGGTATCATGTTCTTCTTATTTTGGGGATTTGTAGATGCTGCTGCAGTCGCTATATTCTGGTAGAACGAGAGCCCTGTTTTTGGGGCTCTTTTTATTTTACCTATTGACGTTTCGTATGAAGTGCTTACGATAGACAAAACAAAGAAGGAATAGAGATATGGAAACAAGACCAATTGAAAAGAAATGTTTAGTAGTAGAAGCGAAGAAATATCTATTTGGTCAACCACCACCAGGAATGGCGGAGCAACGATGGCACAATTACATGAATGCTAGAAGAAACTGCACATGCGGAAATTGTCCAAAAGAGTAATAAGAGGGGAGAAGGGAAATGGATTATTACATAGTTATTCTTAAAAGTTATGATTCAATAAGTATCTTTCGAACAAAGGAATATAACGACGATGTTGTAAGTCTATTGAATTGGTACATTGGTTCTAGTTTTGATGTAACTGCAGTATTTAAAAATGCTGAGCCAATAGTAATTGGCGAGTATGTTTTCCAAACAAAGAAAGAAATCCTAGATGAATTAGAATGGAAAAGATATATGTGGTTTGATGAAGAAGGTGAAGAGCTAGAGGAGAAGATCCGTAAGTTATTGGATGCTCTTTATGAGGAAGGTGATTCAAGTGACTGAAAATGAAAAATTAATGGATAGTGTAAATGAAGAAGTATATCAAGAACGTCTTCGTCAAAATGAAAAGTGGGGTATTCAACGACACCCTATTGGTACATGGCTATCTATCTTAGGAGAAGAGTTTGGAGAAGTATGCCAAGCCGCTCAAAGTGAATTAGGATTAGCTAGTGTGAAAGATACAGATGCAGACAATTTATATATGGAATGTATTCATGTTGCAGCCGTTGCTTCAGCTATTGCAGAACAAATTAAGGAGCAACATTCCTTAAAGGAGGTAGCTTAGTATGTGTGTTTGTGGAAGTGATAGAAACCCAGGATTCAGACAGTGCTGCGGTTCTCTTTCGTTACAGAGAAAAGAGGAAGCTGTAAAAGAGTTACAGAAGACGTACATGGATGATACAATTGTTAATCATCCGAAATATGAGGAAATCATGTTAATGACTCTTCATGATGTAATTCCACATCTGAGCCATCATGGATTAAATATCCTTACTGGTAGAATAGATTTACTTAAAAGAATGAAGGGGGCTTCAAAATGACAGATTTAAAATTAGAGCAATCCAATTTAACGTGGTTAGAAGATAGAACAATCCTCTTGTCTCCTACAGGTAGTTATGCCTATGGAACAGATACAGATACATCAGATAAGGACTATAAGGGTGTATGCATCCCACCAGTTGAGTATTACTTAGGTTTGGATTCATTTAATGAGTACAACACATCAGGTGGTAAAAACTTCAGAAACACGAAGGATGATGTCGATGTAAACATCATTCATGTGAACAAGTTTGTTAGAGATGCTATGCAAAGCGTACCTAATAACATCGAGATCCTATTTGTTCGTCCGGAGGATTACATCAAGGTTACTCCACTCGGACAAATCTTAATCGATAACCGTCACTTATTCTTATCAAAAAACATTAAGTACCGATTCGGTGGATATGCAAATTCACAAATCCAAAAGCTAAAGAATAAGAACTCAAACGGAACAGGCAGACGTGACTTAATCGGTGCTCATGGCTACGATACAAAGTTCTTTATGCACAGTATCCGATTACTAACAAGTGCAACAGAAATCTTGGAGACAGGTAATTACAGTACGTATCGTCCTAACCGAGAACTTCTATTAGATTGTCGTAATGGTAAATACACTTTCGAAGAAGCTTTAGAAATGGTTGAAATGTACGACAATGAATTAGCAGCAGCCTATGAGAAATCAGAGCTTCCGGCAAAAGCTGATTATGACAAGATCAATAAGATGTTAATGGATATCAATAAACAAGGACTTGCTCTTTAATGAGCGGTCCTTTTTGTTTTTTATAGCAAAAGTTTTTATGTGTTGATACTCAAAACCCAAGTAACATAAATGAACAATATGTTATAATTTTCTTAATATACGAGAAAAGAAGGGATGGAATGAGTACGCAGATTAAGGTAACGCCAGAGCAATTAGAGCATGCGGCCAAGACCGTAAGAGATGCGAGATCAACCCTAGAGTACATACATAAAGATTTATATAAACAAACAGAATACATTGCTTCTCAATGGAGCGGAGCAACGAGTGATCGGTTCTACCATATGTTTAATGATACAAAACCAATGATGTTTAATGTTCTACAGGAATTAGAGAAAATTGCAGTAGAATTAGAACGTGCAGCTGTTAAATTCCGCGAAGCCGATGAGTTGTATGGTGGGAATTTAGTTGACTCTGATATTCAAGAAGGAGCCATGTGTGGAAAACTTCCTCCAAAATCAGAAGAGTCCTTTCTGAATAAAAAGGATTTAAATGCTGCGTGGACTGGTATTTCTACTGGTTTTGTAGATGGTGCAGTGGATGCGTGGGAAGGACTCATATCCTTAGGTGATAAAGAAACCTGGCTGAATATGCGAGATGCGATTGTAAACTATGAGGAAACTATTCCTGCTGCATGGAACGCTTTCTCAGATACATTTATGAATAAGTTTTGGAATGGAGATCTGGAAAGTAGAGAGCATTATGTAGCTTATGGTGTAGCAACGTTAGGACTCGGACTTCTGGGTGATAAGGGTCTTAGTAAAGCAGGACAAGTAGGGAAGGTAGCTGCTATTGCAGGGATTACCAAGGGGAAATCACTTGTAATTAATTCTCCTGCTTACAGAAATGCATTGCATATATTAAATAACTATGAGTTTAAAGGTGGTAATCACCTTTCATATGCGGGAATTGGTAGCACACAACAATATATACAGAAAGCGGTCACCTATACTTATGAAGGTAAAAATGGTCCAAAGACAATTAAATTAAGAAAAGGGGATTTGGCGGGAGATAAACATCCAGTTTCAGGCGTGCCATATGATCTAGATGGATTCCCTATTTTCGATGCTATTACTGAAGTTAAATTAAAAGAAGCTGATTTTAAAAAAACAAGACCCACACATGATAGAATATGTAATAAGTTATTATATGAACAAATATTAAAAGATCCCAAATTAGCTGCTAAATTTACAGCAGAGGAAATTGAACTATTTAAGAAGGGTGAAAAACCTAAGACGTATACATGGCATCACCATCAGGATACAGGTAGAATGCAGCTCGTAGACGCGTTCCTGCATGAGAAAACTGGCCATACTGGTGGATATAATATTTGGGGCAAAAAAGGTGAAAAATAAGGAGGTTAACCCATGAGCAACATTACATGGATTGGTGTAAGTAAAAAAGAAATTACGGATAATGAGATAAAAAAAGTAGAAGAGTATTTTAACATTAAACTACCTAATGATTTTATTGAGTGTGTTAAAGAAAATGACGGAGGATATCCTCAGCCTAAAGTTTTTGATATAGCAGGACAAGATGAAAGTACATTTAATGATCTATTAACTCTACATATGGATGATAAATATTCAATTGTCCAAAGATACGAGAATATAAAAGAATGGTTGGTGGATCTAGTATATCCATTTGCAAGTGATTCATTTGGAAATTTCTTATGTTTTGATTATCGAAACAATCCTGATTTACCAACAATCGTATTTTGGGATCATGAAGAAGAAGATATAGAGAAAGCAATATATCCTGTTTGCTCTACATTTACAGAATTACTTAACAGCCTACGTGATTTTGAAGACGAGGAATAAAAACAAAGTATACATTTTTTGTATATATTGTTAAAATAAAAATGAGTCAAATACCCTATAAAGAAAGGTCCCGTTAATTCGGGATCTTTTTTTGTTTATTTGGCGATGGAGGAATAAGAAGCATGATTGGGTATCTTTGCCCATCCCCTCGAAATGGGGGAATAGCAAGCAAATTAGTAACAAACCCCTTATAAATAAAGGGTTTTAATTTCTTTTTAAGATAAACATGTCAAAACAGGCCTCACCATATCAAAAAAAGAAAATTGTACGTTACGTCACAATTTGGACACATTTAAGGCGTTTTCTGTACGCTAAGACTATTTTTTAGTTAAATACGGACTATTTGGTACTGGAAATTCGATATTTTCTAAAATGTCAACTGGAATATTCCTTTCACTAATGGGAAAAGCACTCTTGGTTTGTAAAGGTATACCTTTAAGGACGAAGTTTTAATCCTTATAAAATCAAGGTTTGTCACGTTTATAAACATGTTACAAAACATTTATAAACGTTTATTAAATCCCAACAACCTTTATAAATCCCTTAGCCTACAATTTTCTTAAAATGATATGGTGACCCCAAACATATACATTTTAATTGAAACATTTCAAATAAGTATATGTTGTATTTTTGAAATGAAAAATTCTAGATTTTTAGCTATGTCATAAAGTGTACTTTTTGACATAGTGTATAAATTTAGCTAATTCCCCCTTTTCGGGGATTTGGGCAAAAACACCCTGATTCAAAAAATGTTAGAAGTATCTACTGCACATATAACTTACGAAACAGCTAAATGGCTAGATAGACAAGTCGAAGAAACAAAAGAGAATAAGATGGAACTTATTGTTTATGAAAAAGGTGAGTATGGAGCATTTATCCCTCTGTATCCAGAAATGTTTGCAAGTAAAGTACTACCAGAGTCATTGGTGTTCATATTTGGATACGCAATGGGAAAGGGTTGTTCTTGGATTATGCTTGATAGAGATATTGAAATAATTGATGATTTACCCACGTACAATTGGTAAATCGCCCAAAAAATAACTAATATATGTTATAATATAGAGACAATAATAGAAAGAGAATTGATGATATGATATACAATTTAAAGACAAAAAGATTCAATGATTGTTATTATCGCAAAATAAATCTTAATAATGTAGGGAAGTACGTTCCGCCTAAATGGTTTTTTAATTTTAAGCACGATCTTGAAGAAGGGTACGATGTATTTACTGTAGAAACGTTAGAGTATCCGGGAGAGGCTCAAGGGGTTATATCTCTTCAAGCACGCATACATGAATCTACTGTTTATGTTAAATCTATAGAGGCAGCTAATCATAACAAAAACTTCACTAGGAGTAGAAACAGGAATGATATTAATACAAATAGAATATACAAAGGTATAGGCTATAATTTAGTATCATTTGCTTGTCAATACAGCTTAGAGCAGGGCTGTGGAGGACATATGTATTTAAAATCTAAAACAACTACAACAAGATTCTATACACAACACCTTAAGGGTGAGCACTTATATGAGGGAAGTCAAGAAATTGTATTTGATGAAAAAGCAGGTATGGACTTGGCCAAAACACATTTTCCGGGAGGTGCAATACAATGGTTAAACTAGCCAGAGGAACAGCTGTTAAAGTTGATTTTGTTAAAAATTCCGTGACTGGGCATACTAAAAAAAAGGTGCGTGGTGCTATGGTTAACAGAATAAAAATGGATAGGTTCGAAAGAGGGTTCCCTGACGGAGTATATGTGGAACCAAGCGACAAAAAAGAACCGAGAATAAAAGTAAAAGCTTTGTTTGAATACTGTAATGAACGTGGAGTAAAGCCCAAAGATTTAACAGATGAAGAAAGAGAACAATTCTTAGTATACGAATAATGATGAAGAGTCCCTATAACAATAGGGGCTTTTTTATTTTATATAAAAGGGAGAGATTATTAATGGAAGATATTAAATTTTATGCGCGTGTAAAAAACAAATGGGCTCGTAGACGTAGTGGACTGAAGAATCCTGTATTATCTGAGCTATATGATGCTACGAATAAACTAAATGAGAAATATGGTGTGAAACACTGGGCATTCCCAGCAGGTATTAACCCAGAAGATTATCCTGAATTGTTAGCAATGGAGGAGGTAGTGACAAGTCATGTAAACCATTACTCAAATGACTTTTACCTTCATGATCTTCATGCGTATCTAACAGGGGATAAGAAGGCTCTTTGGTTATTAAGAAGTAGTGGCACTCATTATATTCCTTTAGAGGATAAGTTTAATCCAATGTATTTCGATTTATACAAGTCATACATTGTGGGGAATAAGTATTTCTACCTAATCAATAACGGAGAAATTCAGAAAATTACAGCAGAAAAAGCAAATGCAATTATACAAGAAAAGCTATTTGTTGCTGCATAAGGGAGTTTTTATTGGTTCGACATCTTTCAACAATAAGCGTTTTTAGTAGAAAGAGTTAACATAATAAAATTATCGTCAAGTCATATTTCTCGGCTTAAGATATACCTTTTTCGAAAAAAATATGTGCTATAATAATGGAAAATAAACTATAAAATAATTAATCTTGCAGAAAGTTGGCGATCCTATGTACGCTCCAGGTCATATATCTCGTGAAGATGAAGCGAAAATTCCTTCATTTTCTAGCCATGATGAAGCTCGTGATTGGTTTATAAATAAATACGGCAATACTTTTCAATTAGTAGGTTCTGAACCCATCGATGACCAAGAATGTTATTTTTACTACTTGATCTTAGATGAAAAAGAATTCACTAAGGGTCGAGAGATTTTGCTAAAGCATGGAATGCTTGTAACTTCAATGGAATACTTAGGTAGTTATCAAAGTATCGAAATATTTGAGGACGGTAGAATTCATATTGTTCATTAGAATCAGGGGGTCTTTCCCCTGTTTTTATTTTCAGGCGAGGTCTTTCAACTAAATTGGTATTATGTTGAAAGAGTTAAAGAGCGACTTTAATCCCCCTCTTCGGGTTAGTTACATATATTTTTAATGGAGGTTTTATTATGAGAATTGATTTGTGTATGGGATACAACGAAACATTAGCAGTTAATTTCATCTTACTGGGTTTGTATGTTAAGGAGTTTACAGATTATGAAACTACATTAGACTTTATGTCGTCGTACACATTTGATGATGCGAAACATATTCAAATGAATCATCCGGAATTTTTATTGTAATACAAAGTTGCATATACACAGTGAAAAGGTTTTATTAAGAGAGTAAGTTACCTCGCAAGTTTTACGCTTTCACACCTCCCCGGTGAAATTCGAACTTGTTTAAAACCTATCTACTTTACCAAATCATTTATTTCCTCCCTAAGGATTAAGGCAGCCGTTCGCAGGCTGTCTTTTTCTATTCATTTATATAGAAAGAAGGAATTTGTTATGAATAAACAACAGAGTAAGAAAAAGACCATTGGAATTATGACACAAAACCGTGGGACTATGCCGCCACCAGCAAGAGCTGATAAAGCCAAAAAAGGTAAAGGTTCTTATTCACGTAAAAATTCTAAAATTGATTTAAGAGCAGTATAATAACGATTGTAAAAAAATCGCTTTTTATCTTGCCTCTTTTCCTCCATATATAAAGGTTTTTTATGAAGTGTGTCTAATAAGTTATAAAAGTGGTACAACACGAACACTTAATTAATGGAGGTATATATGTTTTTTGAAAATGATAGTACTAAAAAGAAAAGTTCATCTAATAATGCATGTTGGATTACTTTTTGTTTTTGGGGACTTGTGTTATTTATAAATTCTATATTTGAGTTATTGTTTGATAGAGAACTTATATCTAGTTCCTTTCTAATACTTGTATTGGGTTTAATCATATTTTTTGCAAGTGATTTTATCATGAATAAAAAGACAAGGAATTAATTCCTTGTCCCTTTTTATTGTGAACGACAACTAAAGTTATGAGTCGCACCAATAGAAAGCCTATTGATAATAACCCCCTTATTCTTACTGTTACAATAATTAAGAGTAGCCGCTCCTAAAGCTGGAACAGCAACAATCATTAGTGTTACCCAGGTAGGACTTTTACCAAATTTTTTAGCTAATGCAATTGCGAATCCCCATCCAGTCCCATGCAGGCCGGCAAGTTTTACTACTTGGTTCACTTGGTAATTTGAGATATAAAAGTCTTTTGATCTTACTACAGCATACTGTGCTGCGTAATTTGGATTATTATTAATAGAGTTTTCATTAACTTTAGATGCTATAAGGTTGACTACACTGTCTGCGCTTACACTTCCGTTATTTGAATCGCTTATACTTTTATATGAGTGATAAAAATCTTGTGCTGTTTTACTCAACTTTAAAATATCTTCTGGATTATTATTAGATAGATTTTCCATGTCTAAATTTTGATCCAATTCCTGAATAATATCCATTAGCTCTTTAGTTTTAGTAACTTCTGCATTGCTAACCTCAGTATTAGCTGTGTTAACAGTATTGACAGTATTGTTTTCATCAGCGTAAGAAATACTTGAAGGTACAGTGTAAGAAAATGCTAGCATTGTTGTAAAAGCTACTAGGAGTCCTTTGTTTAAAATCTTCATTTTTATTAATCCCCTTTTCTTTTATTTTTTAACACATTTATACTATAATTCAATATTTAGGAAATTGATAGAGTTATGTTCTAATTTTAATAGATGGATTCTATCATTCAATGTAAAAAACAGTCACCAACAAAGAACTTTAACTGGTATAATATATTGAACAATTTAGACTAAGGAGATACACAAACAATGGGATATTTAATTGCGGCATTATTTTTACTAGTAATCACTTTTATTCTTTCACTCACTTTAAGAGGAAAACCTCAGGAACACGCTAAAGGAATGTTACATGAAATTCTAACTGGTTCTCTTGGGAAAATGTTATTAGGTGCTCTTATAGCACTTGTGATTATAGGAATATTTTTTGCTGGTATGATTTATGATTTAAACAATTAAAAGGTATTATTCGTTAGCAGTAGAATTACATATTAAAAGCCATTTAAAAGGAGCATACCATTTCGGTTATGCTCCCTTCTCTTTTTATAGTACTTCTAATTCTTCATGTCGGTAAGGTAACTCAATCTCACGTAAGAATGGTACCTGATCTCCTGCTGTTTTTAAAAGTGTTTTTACATATACAGATTGAATTGGTTGGAAAATGTCTGTTGAGAAATCAAACTTCTCCGTTAACCCCTCATCAAAGTACAATTCATGTTTTACAGTATAGTCGTTAAATGGTGGACATCCAACTGGTACTGTTACCTTTGGTGTGTTTACATTTGTGAAACGACGATCTGTTCCTTCTAATGAGAACTTTGTTGTGAACTCTGCAGTATCTTGGGAATACTCACGATACTCTACAACGATGTCTTGGAATCCATACATAAAGATTCTTTTATTGTCATGCTTGAACCAGTAAGGTTGTTTTACTTTGATTTGTAATTCCGTTACTTGTCTTCTTGGGAATGCAAATACTAACTTACCAGCTTCAACTATCTCTTCCGGTACGTCTGTATTATTTACCTTTTTAACTGGGTAAGTTTCAATACGCCTCCACTCCCCATTCTGATTCTTGTATTGGATATCAAGAACACTCATAGAATACTCTGGAGATGGATGAAGAGTAATAGTGTTTGTATAAATGTTGTTAGAAATGTTTTGCGGGATTTTCACATGAATCAATCCATACACTTCTGTTACACATTTATTTTCATTTGTCTCAGATTGACGAACCCAGAATGAGTTCTTATCTCCATCAAATGCTTTTGTAATACCACTAGAATCTACCTCGTAGAATTTACGTTGTTTTGTTTCTTCATCAATTGGTTCTACATCTGATGACTCATATACGTTTACTTCTAGATTACTAGGTAATATGTATTCACCTAAGTCATTCTTATAGGCAATCTTATCATGAGAACGAACAACAACTGGGGTAATAATTCCATGAAGTGTATCTACATTAACGGGGCTATTTGCGTTTGAAGAAATGATATTGCTTGCATGATAGAAAGATCGAGTAAGGATACTCTCCCCTACCATACTGTTGTTCTGATAATCCTTTTCTAACTCATACACTCTTCCTTCTAATTTCTTTAGACGGTTTTGTAAGAAGTAATTTTCACGTAAGATATGATCCATGTTTTCAGAAATTACACCATCATGGTCATTAACAATATCAAACAAAGTAGTAATGTCAGTTTGAATATCATTACGTAGTTTATTAAATTCTTCAGAAGAGCTGGGCCCTTTATTTAGATTCGGATTTCTTAATGTAATCGGGCGCATGTACTCACCTTCCCTATCGTATCGAATTGATTTTTTCTTCTAGTTCATCAACATTTGGTTTAATAACTGTATCAAAAGATGAGACTTGAATTGGTGTTTCATTGAAGTAATATATCTCAAGATCTTTTACTTCGATATTTGTTGCTTTTAACACATTCGGTTTTTCATGAACGTTTATATTAATTGATACTGATTCAGCATATTGGAAACGTAACACGTAATCGATAGTGATAAATTCATTACTTTGTGGTAAAGGAACCTTTCTTGTGTCACCATTTGCATTTGGTCCCATACGCATATTGTTTGAACCAAAGGTAAAATCAGCAGAACCACCTGTACTTCTTACCTTCATACGAATATAAAGCTTATCCCCTGGTTCTACATAAAGAGTACTAAACATACCTACTGGGTCTAACAATCCATTTGAGGAAAGCTTAATTGCATCACCGGCAGCTGTTTTTGTGCATCCATTTAATGGACTCCAACTATCTAATTCAGGAACAGGAACTGTTCGCGAGTAATCAATTTTTTGAAGCGTGGAAGCCGTAAATACATTCGACTTCCCTACTTCTCGATCACCTGTCATGATAGAAACGAAATTATTGTACATTTCTTTTTTGTGGCCATCTTTATTCGTTGCTTCATTTCCTTCTGTAATGTGTCCTAATAGTAAAAGGTCATGAGCAGATTCAAGAACAAAATTCGTATATTGGGAAAGCTCAGTTACACCACGATAACGAGCATTGGCTTTATGAAAGGAAGGTTTATATTTCTTTTCGATTTTCATAGAGTTACTCCTCCCTAACTAAATTGTAATGTGTAGCGACGTAATACAGGTGTTGTATATTGCCCTACTGAGAATTGTTTCATAGCAATTTTTAATTGGATATCTCGATGTTCTACTTCATCTACATAGTCATAGTAAAGGTCATATGTTACACCAGGTAACGAATGATTAACCACAATATAGACCTTTCCATCTTTCTCGTAAAGAGCGTACTTAGACCAATCATTATTCTTTGTGTTGTATCGAAGGTCGAATACAGATACCTTTTCTAAGAACTGACTTGTAGAATAACAATGCGTACTTACACGAATCGGATCAAATCCTAAATCAATCGTACAGTCCTTGTTTAAACTCTGTACATATACCAACACGGTTAAGTCATTCCATCCTTGCTTAAACTTATAGTTCACATTGGTTTGAGAAGAAGGTATTCCCTCAAATAATTTTTCTCCATTTAAGAAGATAGTAATTGGCTCTGTAGCTGATGGAATCGTAGGAAGTACTTGTTCTTTTCCTTCATAGAAAATACCCATTCCATAGTACAGTTGTGTATGTTGCGTGAACTGTTCGTCTTGTAGAATCAAACCACGATTCCCTTCCTTAATTGGAATTACATTTCGAACAATATCATTTGATGGTTGTTTCCAGTCATCTAATGAAGGGATATGAGTTTCACCAAAGTTCTCAACTGTCTTCTGAACACTCCAAGCATCTTTACCCATATACATACGCTCTGTTCGCGGAACGATCTTACGTTTCTCAATAGAACCTAATGTATAGAATGCGATTCCATTTGCTTGTAATTCAATAACCTCAGATTCTTGGCCACCAGTATTCTCTGGAATACCTAAGTTTGTTGGACTGGCATGAACAACGTACTTGAAATCAATTAGGTTAGGTGCTTGTGCAGTATCTCTGTTAACAGGAGATATTTGTTTCCAACTCTCTTCCCTATTATCTACACGTACAAAGTACTCAATATCTGTACCGTCGGCAATCTCTTCTTCTGTAACTAATGATACTTTCCCAATAGAGAATGTTTCATCTGTATTCGGAGTAAGGAATTTTGTAACAACCTCTCCTCTTTCCGGATAGCTTAGTTGGAAGAATTGAATTTTCTTAACTCCAAATAAGTACTGGTATGAATAACCTTCAGGATGTACAAGCTCTTTATCGCTCTCTTGTTTACGAATCCAAATTCTCATATTCTTCATTTCTGTTGTTGGGAAATAAAAAGATACGTTATTACCCGTTTGTTTACCTTCTGGGTAATATGGTAAGTGGAAGTAGTTTAATCCATCTAACGTGAATTCAATGTATACCGTGACATCCTTAATGGTATGTAAGCTTAAATCAATTCGATTTAGTACTTGTTTACCATTGAATGTAATATCTACATACCCATCAGCTGGACCTTCTGTTTTAGATAACCATACTTCTTGAAATGTTTCGTTTGTATTTACATTTAAGGATTGTTCGATTTTCCCTGAAATAGGAATCTTTTTAAATGTACTTGCAGAGTTCTTCGGCATAACGAATTTAATTTCACTAGCAGGATTAATTAAAAATGAAGTATTCTCCTGTTTCTTAAGTGTGATCTGATGGTTCTTTATATCAATAGATACATTGTCTTCCGAATCGATTTTAGACAGGTCATCAAATGTATCAAAGATACTAGCTAAGTAACCCGTCTTACCATACAACAAGATCTTCTCTTTTAATTCCGTCTCTAATCTTCTAGCCTCATACTCTAACCGATTCTTTTCTACCTCAAACCAATTAAACTTTCCTTTTAACTGATCATGAACGGCGATTGTATTTTCATAAAGAATCATCAAGTCCTTTTGGATTTTACCAACAACCTCATTGTAGAAGTCAGACTCAGCTAGTTCACCATTACGGATACGCTTGAACGTGTACTCAGGAGCGCCTAAATCTTGATCTCTCAATAGTTTATTTAAACGAGAACCGAACTCCTTGGATGTAGGAAGATTCCCCTTTCGAAGTTCTTCCTGAAGGATTTTGTTCACCGCTACAGTAAAACGTTTTTGACGAATGTTAATAGACATCTCCTACACCCCTTTCTGTTCTGTAAGAATTTTTAAAGCGAAGTCTTCAACGAGTGGTGTTGTATGAAGAAGAGGTATTTCATCTTCTGTTGTTTTCTCTGGTCGCTTCATAATGATTTTTAATCTTACTTGCTTTGGAAGTTCTTTTAATTGAAGGTTTTGTTTGTGAAGAGCAAACGCATTTTCAATATCAGACTCGTTATCGTTAATCGAAAGAATCTTTGCTGGGAACTTATCGTTTACCGGTTGCTGATGTTGTGGGGAAATTCTATGCCAGTCTATGTCATCGAAAGAAACAAAGTACTGAATCCAATCATTAGATTCACTTACTTTCTCTTTGTACATAGGAGGAACTTTTTCATTTGCGTATAGAAGTACTTTCTTAATACCATCTTCAAGTAAAAACGGTTTACTAATATACTCACTTGTTTCAGCGAATTCAAAACTCATAATATCGATGTCTCGAACTCCAATAGCGTAACGCCAACCCTCAATAGCTTCTAATACTTTTTTAATCTCATAGTCGCTATTAACAGTATGGATACCGTATTTTTCATCAATGATATTACTTGGCACCTCTTGTTTGCGAATACGAGTAAATGAAGTAGAATCCTTTTTTCTTCTATAGAAAGCTTCTTGTCCTAACAATTCTTTATAGGAGTTAGGTTGCTCTAATACGAACTCAATGTATTTTGCTTCTCTTGATGGAAAGCTCCAAACACCTTGGCCAGAAAATTTAGTTTTAGCAAAGTTTTCGCTGCCATCAAATAAATCCTCTGCTCTATAGCTTTGAGGTGTTTTATTGATTTCTTGGTTTAATACAAATTGGTCATTTTGGAAAAGACCTTGGTATTCAATACCATCATTAGATGTTCGAATAGAATATACATTAACTGTACCTGGGCTACCTGCAGCATGATAAGGATTTAAATTAATCCAGTTGATTGTCTCGCTCTTAGGTAATTGAACTACAATCTTTACACGTAATAGTTCGTCATGTTCTTTTCCTTTTGCCCATTCAACATCATAATAGAATACTTGCTTCTTATAGCTCTCTGGAATGTTAACCATCTCGAATTCAAATACTGTATCGGGGTTCCCATCGATTAATGCTTTTGGATCATCGTTCTTAATTTGAGAAGAAACATATTCGTAGTTTTCGAATTCTGAATCCGATTTAACTTTACGAGACAAATAATAAGTCCCTGCAATACCGTTACCAGTTATGGTTCGGACTTTACTTCCGATGCTTCTATTTAAAGCATTTGTACGGCGAAGAGTTAATACTCCTTCTTGTGTGTGGATCATACTTCGGTTTTCCACTGGAGTTAAAACAGTATCTACGTTATCGTAATTCGTAAACGATTCTTTTAAATAAACCGTATTAGGCGTTGTTTCTTCTGTTAACATTTGAAGGTCTGATACAATTCCATTAATACCACGAACGATAGCTAAGATTCTGTCTTTCTCACTTTGAGAGTAATTAAAGTAATCCACCAGGTAAGTAGCAATGGTATTTAGTTCTGAGAATAAAATACCTAAATCTGTTTCCATTTCCTTGTTGTTGCTATAGTAATCCTCAAGGAAAGGTAATTCTCCATACACCACTTTCTGTGCTTGGAATAAAGGTTTACCTATGCAAGATTGATATCTGTAAAAGATTTCATCCGCTAATTGAGATACCTCTTCTTTTGTAGCAGAACTACTTAATCGTAGCTTTGCTTGCTCTAAAAGATACTCTCTTTGTTTCTCTAATATTTTAGATTCAATAACAGGGGCATTCATCCTTGCACCTCCCTACTTCATAACTTTGAATTTTAATTGATAGCTATCAACCATTGGCGTCACCACTAGTTCATCACCTACGTTTTTACGTAAGATAACTTTTAGTCGGAAGTTTGTCACTAGATAATCGTAGTGAACAACCACCGTAGCGTTACCATGATTTGTTGCTTCGTTATAATAAAGATCCGAACGGTTAAAGCTTTCTGTGAAGATAAGTTTATTCTTCTCTTGCTTATACTCAAATGTCTTATAAGCAGAATCTGGAACAATACTGTACTTATTTAAAAACGCATCTTTGCTAGTTTTATAATCTGTACGGTTCTTTGTTGTGAATTCATTTTTACTTGAGTAAGCGATTGGGAAGAATTCTGGTTGAGTCTTTCCGCCTCCTACTACAATAGCTCCATTCGTTAGGAATACATCAATTGGTCTATACTCACTTGTATTCGGATCATAGCTCTCTCCACTATTCACTTGTTTGTAATCAACAAATGGATACTTAGAAAGTTTAATCGTATTGTTAGAATCAGTTCCATTTGGGAAAGATTCCACCTTACGAACTCTTTTAGAGAAGCGATCTCCTACCTTAACTGTCCAAGGATCAAATAGGTTTGCATTTGGTACATAATCAATTGTGTAGATTGAACTATTGTCGTGAGGTACAGCTAACTGAATAGCAGCTCCTCTCTCTGTAAAGTACCAATCACTTCTATTCATTAAGATATTGTTGCGGTATACTTTCGTATTATCTTCATCACTAATATCTGCATGGAATCGAAGTTCTGCACTTGAACCACGGAAGAAAAGCTTTTCGCATTTTACATTCTTTGTACCTTCTGGAAGAATTGAAACCCAATCATTAAGTGAAGGATTCTCTTCTAACGAGATGTAGTATTCAATAGAAGTAACACGGTCTGTAGCCATTCCATCTAACTCATTAAACAGTGGATGGTCTTCAAAGGTAGATAATGATACCTCTACAATATTCCCCTCTACTTCAATTGGTTTTGTAACGAAAATTCCTGCTTGTTCATATAAGGAATGATTTAGCTGCAGGTTCTTTACCCCATACTGATAAACATATTCTGTTGAGCTATTTATACGGTTACTTGAGCCAACTCCTTCTACGATTGGAGGAAGTGGCCCAGGTGTTGTACTGCTTGTAGCACTTTGACCTTGCAGTAAAGTTGTCTTTGGTTTGCTTGCACTTTCAAAACTGTTAACCATCTAAATCCTCCTTTCTATCGTTGTTGGCTATCTAAAGATTTTTTGGCTTGTTCAAAATCACTACGGTATGGATTCATTGGCTCTGCTGACATTGGCGTATGATTCACATTCGTGTTTTGGTAACTGTCTAAGATTTCTTGATGCAGCTGAATACCAGACTTAGAAGATAATAATTGGTCTACATATTCTCCAACTGCAGATTCATAAATAGATTGGCTTCTCGTTGAAGCTTGATTCCATAGCTCAGCTTTCATTACTTCTTCTTCTGTCTTTGATTGGTCTAACAATGTATAAGACTCTTGCTTAATGATTAAATAGAACGTCTTTGCAAATACAGGAGAGAAATGAAGATAAATGGATCCATTTGTTTGAACCGCTTTTGAAAGAGGAATTTCGTAAGTAGTGGATTCTTCATTCTGGTCAATTTGATACATCAATGACATTAATTCGATTGGATACTCTGTGAAGAAATCAACGGATAAGTGATTTACGGTTTTAGGCTTGTCTAATGTGATTTTTAGTTTGGCCATAACACCTTTCCCACTGACCTTTTCTCTTTCATCTACTACATCTGTTTCTAATTCAGAAAAGAAGTTGTAGTATTCATTTACTTCTTTAAGAGCAATCTCTGTTAAGTCAATATAGGTCAAACCTGTACCTGTAAAGTCTGTTTCGAAATCGTATCCGTATGAAACGATTTTCTTTCCGGCGAAGTCCCAAGAGTACGGGTAATATTCGATTTTGTACAGTAGTCGTTTTAATACTTCTGTTAATCTTGGTCCAGCTTCTACAATTGGTCGGTCATCAAGTTCAGCATGTTCATAGTCACTATTAGGAGCAACTAGATAGATACTGAAATGCTCTTGTCGATTGTATGGGTGCATAAATGTCATTTCCCATAGTCCTTCAAATTCAGATACAGATAATGAATAATGTTGTTCGATATAAATGGGAGTAGGCATTCACTTTCCTCCTTTCTATAGTTTGGTTATTTCTGTATAAGCAGGGGCATTTGTTTTAACCGCTTGTGCCCAATACGTCTCAAGTGAATCATCTATTGCATGTTCCAATGTATGGTTTCTGTCTGAAATACTATTTGGTGCTTGATACATGATTTCAATCTTTGCAGTTGTTGCTCCATTTGAATTTTGCAGAGCGTCCTCTACTTCTCTAATAGGTAGAGATAGGTAGTGTTGATGGAAGCTACGATTTAGTGATGCACTTGGTAAGGATTTACCGTCGCGGTCTAAGAATAAGTGAGCGTATTGGTCACGATCTGTTTCCATATACAAGCTCTTTTCCTTTTCTTCAAAACCATATGTTTTTACAACTAGTCCATCTTCTCCTTTTGCTTTGAGGTTTAATTCCTCAACACGAGTAGAAAGTGAATCCACTTCCCTCTTTACATCATCTAATGTTCCTCGAAGGATTCTGTCGTAATTGGCTATTACTTTCTCAATGATAAGATGCGAGTTGTAAAGTCGCTTTAGATCTAAAGCTACATTCGAATGCAACTGATTAAAATGTTCGGCATCAACTTTTTCATCAGTTGGTGTAAGAGTTGTAACCTTTTCTTGTCTATTTGCAAGTTGTTGAATAAGTGCTTCGAACTCTTCTTTTGTTATAACTTTTACATCGAACAAATCCATATTTTCTTGTACTAACTGTTCTACTTCTTTACGGTCGTAATCAGGCAGAACCGATAAATAATTGTGTAAATACTCCATATCTACACCTCCTTATGTTGGATATAAACCCAAGGACCTACTTGCTCACTATTTCGGTTTCGTATCCGAATAGAAGGACAAGCGCCGTCGATAGTTGTTTGCTGAATATAGATCCATTCTCCATTTTGGTTTCTTATTCTTATAGGAGATTTACTTATCTCTAAAGCAGAAGCTAAGATTGCTTCAATTCTTCCATATTGCATTTCACTGTAACGAAAACGTCCGTATTGATTTGTCTTAGAATTTCGTCTTGTAACAGGTTCGGCTTTTACTTGGAATGCATTTGCTTTTGGAGTTTCCTGTCTGATCTCTTCTTGAATATAAACCCAGGGAGATTTCTCGTCTCTTGTAATAAAACGAATTCGTACCTGTGTCATACAGAAAAACACCTCCAAAATAAAATATGAGGGAGCTTTGCTCCCTCATGAACGTAACCATTCGTATATAACCAGTCAATATATAATCCGTTATTGTTACGCTACGACCTCTGCTTCTACTATTTCTTCTGTTGGAACAGCAGATGGTGCCGGTGGTGCGGCATGTCGCATCATTTCTTCCTGACGTTGCTGTTCTTCAATAGCTTTTTGTTTTAGAAGTGTTTTGTACTTAACATTTTCACTAATTAACGTAGTAATTGTAGCTTCATATTCTTTGATTAATAGATTCACATCTAAGTTTGTTGTATTCCCTTGTTGATTCATTTTTGTTTTTCCTCCTATTGAACATTTGGAACATGTTATTTGCTGAACACATCATATGGACTACTTACTAAAATATCAAGCTAGTTGTGTTGGTTTTTCATCCCACTGGATAGCTTGTACTTCTTCTATGGTTGTACATGCTTCGATTCTTGGTTGTAGTACATTTCTTAGCTTAGATATCTTAGCATCCTTTTCTCGATATGCTAAAAATGCTACATTAAGAAATTGTTCTTTACTTAAAGTAACTCTATGAGTTTTATCACCTTTCCATGCAGTCCATTCAACTTCTGTCATAAGCCCTTCGTTAAATAATGCTAAGCTACCAATAAAATTAGATTGTGCTTCTTCATCAAAAGAAAATGAGTATGTCTCCGAACCAACAGAAGCGTCAAAATAACCTAAAATATCTTTGTTGCATGCATCGTTTAGCTCATTAAATTTATTTTCCTTAACGAGGGTCAAGACCACTTCCACATCCTCGTCCTCGACCCAATCATTTAAGACTTCATCGAATCGAGGTCTGTAGAAGCTTTCTTTCCAACAGGACTTAAGAATTCTTCTTCCTTCAGATAAGGCTTTTTCTATTTCACTATCTGACATTAAGTAATGGTCAATCACATAACCTTTTTCATCTATCTCCCAACACGGATTTTCTACCTCTATAAAGATAGGTTCTTCGATAGGCTCTTCTACGTCTTCTAATTCTCCTACGATTGTAATATTTCCTATATTTTCCATAACGACTCCTCCTTTATTATGCGGCTAGAAACCTAATTCCATTTAGAGAACAGAAATCAGGGGCACCACCTTGCATTACAACGGTTCCATCTGCATTTATATCTATACGAGAATGACCGTTAACACCATTAACGGCGCTAAATATACGTGTTGTACTTGGTCTGAATCCAGCAGGTAATTGGAATGCAGATCCACTAGTACCACTATTACCTCTTAGTAATCCCTGTAGTACAACAAAACCTGCTGCATCTTTTGTATATGCTACTGGACCGAATGAACCATAGTCCTGCCACCCATTTGTAAATGCTGTTACTTGTGTAAATGGCCTACCTATCATTTCCCCAAAACCACCAGTACTACCCGTGTTAACCCCTGATTATTTGGGTACCTTTTACATCTGAAACCCACCAACTTGCACCTGGTGCATGACTTGCAGGATCCCTAGGTTTTATGTTCCCGTATCCGTCCATTGCCATACCTGAGCTATTCATGAATTGAATTTGCTTACCGTTGTACACTCTTAGGTCTCCGTAGTTCGATACGTTTCCTGCACCGTCTACTTTCCACCTAACAATATCGCCTGTTCCATGTATTTCAAATCCATTATCTGCACCAGCACCTGTTCCGCCAGTACGAAGTCTTGCGATATTGTTAAGGAAGTTTAACGAAACTGATGCTGCAGTATTACTAGGATTGGTTGTAGCAAAACCACCTACTGCTGCAACTTCGCCATTCGCTCTTACTGTTGCTCTTCTTACACCATTTCGTGCAAACTGTAAATCACCTGTAGCATTTCCGAGGTTGTCTGGAGCAACTACAATCTTCCAGTTGTTTGTAGGATCTTTCCATTCTAGTCCTTCTCCACCACCTGGATCAGTGATTGTAATATGATTTACGTTTTCGATGTTCGTATTACCCATGTCAATTATTCCACCGACAATTAAGTTTCCAGTAAGTTTTACGTTACCACCAACATAAAGTTTTTCAGTCGTTCCAGCAAAACCATTAATACCCACCCCTCTTTCACGGATAGATAATGCAGGTGTAAATGTAGGAATAGTAACTTTTAGGGTAACGTCATTCGAACCACTTAATATGTAACCTATTGAATCACGAACTACAACAGAAATTGTCGCAGTATACGAATCAGCAAGAGTTGTACTACTTGTTACTGTGTAAGACTCTACTCCGGAAGTTATAGTTGAAGTTCCTTTTGTATATCCTGATGGCATTGTTGAGGTATTTGTAGATCCTGTTAATGAAGTGTTAGGGGTGATATTCACTTTGAAGGTTGCTTTACCAACGATACGAGATAAGTCACTAGAAGTAACACTTGGTTTTTTATAGTAGTGAAGATCTACTTTTGGGGTTTCTGCAGAAGACTTTCCTTCGTTTCCTAATGCTTGTGCTCTTACATAGAAAGAAACGTTTTTCTTACTAGTTAGCAAACCAGATTCTACATGGTTAACGGTCGCTGTAGTCGCAGCAGTAACAATACCTGTATTTTTAATAATGGCTTGACTGTTTCCTTCTACCATAACTATGTCGTAACTACAATTTCGTCCGAGCATATCTTTGATTGCTCCTGGAATTGACAGTGAAACGGGCTTGTATTCAGGAAAAATGTAGTTAACTGAATTTATCGTGTAGTACGAAGCAGCAGCTATAGAAACACTAGGGGTTCCATTTACAGGGGCATCTATTCCTAAATTAATCGGAATAGCTACTGTTTCGGTTTTTGATGAACCTTTACCATTTGTAGCGGTTACCTGTAAATCAATGGTTCCTTTGTAGGGGTTTGTATCTGAATGGGCAGCCCCATTTAGTGCTGCCGCCTTTAGATTGGCCAGCGTCATATAAGTACCGCCTGTACCATTGTTTGCATTGATTGTAATGTTCCCTGGTGGAACACTAGTAGTTCCATTAATAGTTGTGTACTTACTTGATATCCCACTAATGGTGTAACTTATTGAAGAACCCAAATTGTCAGAAGCGGCTCCAAGTGTTACGACAAAGGTTCTTGTATTGTAGGTAACATTAGCACTAGAAGTTAATGACGGTGATTTTAACTCATTTTTATTTACTGTTGGAGAGTAAATAAACCCAGACATCATTTCGTCTGTTCCTACCCTATTCTTTGCCAACACAGCATATCGAACAGAGCTTGCACCTGCTCCTGGAGCATCATTAATAGATGTACCGCTTATAGCGCTATTCACGATAGTCCAGTTTTGTCCATTGATACTTCTTTGTAGTTCATAGACAAGAGTTCCGTTTGCTCCCGTAGCACTTGGCCAGCTAATATTAAAGGAGCCTGTTCCAAGGTTCTCTCTATAATAAGAGGAAACTACTGTCGAACCATCCTTGATGGTAATTGTACCACCTAATGAAGGAGTCGTAGCATAAACGGAAACAGGTACGGTTCCTGATTTACCTCCAACATAACCTGTTGTACTACTTGATGTTCCACCAAGTTGTGACGTTGCTGAGAATGTGTATGACAAGCTAGATGTTGCTGCTGATATTCCAGATACAGTTACGCTGATTGTGCTAAATTTAGCTCCTGCTCCTTTTGGGAATGTACCTAAAGCAGCAAAAGAAGCAGTAGTACCACCTATATTAATCTTGGGATAAACAAGTGCACCAAAATAATCGTAAGTTTGGTTATCTAACCTAGCCCAACATGTAACGCTATATGTAACTGAATTCGCAGAACGACTTGTCTGTTCTGCATAAACTGTATAAAGCATGGTCGGGTATGAACCCGACGCCAATGCTGAAAATAACTCCATATATTTTACTCCTCTCTTAATTTATCTATCTACTAAATGAATACATAGTCTATACCTTTATTACCGGCATCTGTAGACTTTTTCATACGTAAGACGTTCGTAATCTCAATATCGTCCCTAGCAATAAAACTACCATCTACTCGAACAGATGTATCACCAGTTACGTTTTTAAATACGAAATCATCACCAGATGAACCATCAGAAACAAATTCTAAAGCTGTTGTTCCTCTAATAGAGAAGCTTTTCATTTTGATCGTATTGTTTTTATAATCAATTCCGAAATCGTTAGCTCCAAAATCGAGTTTTTGATTGGTGATATCTACCGTTAAAAAGTTACCGAAAGTCGTTTTTGTATTTAATTCTACTACTGACTCACCTAGAACCACTTTCTGGATCTTAGAATCATCAGTAAGGATAATTTTCGCATCTCCTTTTGTTGCAGTATCTCTGATTGAGATATTCCCTACGACTACTTCACCAGAGAAAGTTCCTGTGAAGTATCCTTTAGTCGCTTCTAAAGTACCATCTGAGAAAACTTTAAATGGAGCAGTAGATTTATTTGGACCTGCCCAGAATCTTAAATCCTTACCAGTTCCGCCAATATTACTTAATAGACCACCAGTAACGACGAAAGTATCCGTTGGTGCGTTATAATACCCCAATTCAATGTCTCCACGGAATGTAGCAGCATTGAATTCAGCAGAACCATCAGCATCGATCTTCCAACCTTTTTTCTGTCTTTCGTATCCAATAGATTGAGAGGTACCAGATGTAGATAGGTTACCGTTCGTGTCGATACGGAAAGTCTGTTGACCTGAATCATTGTATACTTGAACATCTCTAAAGTTTGCGTATTTTGCTTGAATTGTTCCTGTCTTAATATAGTTACCATCGATAACTGTGACTCCAGTTGTGTCATCTTTGGTAAATAGGTTCGACATGAAATTCTTTTCATCTGATAATGGTCTGTAGTTTCCATCCATATCTAGATAAAGTGGATTTGCTGGATCATAACCTGGTTGATCAGAGTTACTAATCTTATTTCCTTTTGAATCAAGTGCCCATCCAGAAGCAAAATCAGAGAAGGTAACTTTACCTTTTAAGTTGATGTATTTACTTACTGCATCAATCGCTCCTGGTGTGATAGACATAGAAGAAGCAATATCAAGTGCTTTAATATCTCCATTTGGAGTTACTACTTTTCCGATCAACCCATCAGCATCTTCACCAGCAGGAGTCCAACCTGTTGTCTTGTCTCCCTCTTCTAATTTAATACCAGTGAACCAGTAAGTACCTAATGTTCCTCCACCAGTTTTACCAAACTCTACTCGTGCTGTGCTAGTTTTAGCAGGGAACGTCAAGAATAACTTAGCCCATTGGTTTTTACCAACATGTTCTGATTTCATCGATACAGAAGGATAACCTACACCGTCATATATCTGTAGAACTGGTTGTCCTGATGCTGATTTAGCATAACAAGAAACGGTGTAAGTTTGACCAGTAACAACGGGCACACTTTGGCTAAGGCCTTGGTTGTTTGCTGTCGTTGTTAATTTAACTGCTTTATCAAAACCAGGCAAGTCAGTAATATCCTCGATTTGTCTTACAGAAGGAGACCCCCAGTTATTCCAGTTTGTTGCATCTGCAGTAGCGAAGCGAGAGTTTAAAAGAATGTTGCGACCACCAGCATTTTTTGACGGGTCATATCCTGGAGCAAACATTGAGCTACTATTAATAGAAACCTTACCGTTAACAGTTACTTCCCCTGTATCGGTAATCTCTAATGTAACAGTACCGCTATTGTTCGTTACTCTTAAGCGTCTTGCATCCACGGATTCTGCTTTTACAGAATTCGTTTTAAGTTTTCCACCATCAATAACAGTTACTCCGTTTTCAATAGTAGTGATTTCATAAGCATCTATTTCTTGCTGAGTAGGCTCTCTGAAAACAAGTCGGTCAAAGATTAAATTCTTAATTTTGTTTGTAGTTGAACCTACATAGTTAGCAAGTAAAAAACCCCCCATAGCTGAATAACCAGATAGGTTGTCTGTTGGTCTTTTCATAACTGCTCGAACTGTATACCATTTACCTAGAGTTGGAGTAGGTACCACATCTGATAGGTGAATTGATGCCCTAGAAGGACTCATACTATTCCAATCTAACAAGACACATGCTCCTGTTATTGATCCACTTACTAACATAAAGTCTAACTCAACCACATAATACTTGTTGTTTGGAAGGTTAGGAATGAAGAAACCTGTTGTAATTTGTGCCCCTATCTGTGCAGTATCTGATGGAACATCAAATCTCATTGCACTTCCAGTTCTTGTTAGAGTTGTTTCTTTTGAAACTGATGAACCACTCCACGAACCAAGCCCAGCAGGGAATGCTTGAGTCCAGTTAGAGAATGTTGAATTTACAACTACCTGACCTTGCTTCAGTGCGTTATTTGCATTGTTTGCTGCATCCTGAGCTTTTTTATCTGTATCTGCAATAGCTTTATCGATATCTGCTGGAGCTAACTCCCAAGATGTAGCAATGTTACCCTCTTCGATTTTTAATGAGTTAACACGAATCCACGCATAACCATTAGAACCTGTTAACTCTCGTGTTGTGCTACCGCCAATTAAGATGTACGCATTGTCGTCGTCACGGTCAGCTGTAAACGTTAGTTTAACACTATAATAGTTTGTTAAACTTCCTTCAGCAATTGGTGCGAATTTTGGGAAGTTGGTTGTTTTAATATCAGCTAAACGACGGTTACCACCAGCTACTGTATACATTAAGTACATGTAATCCAATATGTCACCCAGTTCGCTTGTGGCTACGTTCATAGAAAGTGTGTACTCTCGTCCGCTTTTAACAGCAAACTTTCTCCCATCACTTGTCATCCCGACTTTAGTACCTAAGGGAACTGGTAGTTGTGTTTGTCCGGTTCTAGTTTCCATAAATAACGATTTTCCTGTCGGTAATTGTGGTTGCGCGTAATGACCAATAGTTCCAATGCTCCCCCAACGATTCCAACCTGAAGCATCTTTGAAGTCTGTTCCAGTCAGCATTTGAGTACCGCCGACTTTCATATCGTCATATCTTTTATTTGCTGCATCGATTAAATCATTAATGTCTTGAGTAGCTAAGCTCCAGTCTGTTACTTTATTTCCTCTTTCTAATTGGAATCCAGTAACAAATCCTGCAGTCGCTACTGATGATGAGTCTGCTCCAGCATAAACACTTAATGTACTTTCTTTTGCAACGAATGTATGAACTACACGAACCCATTTCCCCACTTCTGGTTGAGCCTTTGTATACGTCCATTTCACATTCGAGTTTCCTTCTTGCATCTTAATAGCACCAGTTTTAGTTAATTTAAACCAAGCTGAAAGTGTGTAAGTTTCTCCTACAGTAACCTTAACACTGTCTAATGCAAGACCATATTCACCATTCACGGCTGACTCAAATTGAAAACCAGTTCCAAACCCTGCTAAATCAACATCTACACCTACTGTTTTTGTTCCGCCAGAAGTACCAAAAGCTCTCCATTTACCCATTGTTTTAAATAAAGAGTTTGGAATTATATTGTTTCCACCAACTTGTATATCTGTGATCATATCTAAAACATCAAGAGTCGATGGAGACCAGTTAACAATTCTGTTCGCCTCAGAAAACATAACATTTTTAACCCAGTACTTATTAGTAGCTGTTAATTGAGCACCATAGATAAAGGCTTTGAAATAAGCTGCTGAAGTTATAGTAGGTTTTGTCTTGAAGAGTATCGAGATTCGTGTCCAAGTGTTTGCCTTAGCAATGGTATCACTAGAAATCAATGAACTTCTTTCTATTGCATTGTTGTTTCCGCCTGTATCAAAGAACCAAAAGTGCATTGGGGTTGTGCTAGCTATTGCTGTATCTTCACTAAACATAATTTCTGTAGTGTATACATACTCTGTTCCTCCCTTAATTACAGGGACATTTACTGTATTATTAGAAAGGATAGAACCGACTGCTTCTAATACAGAGAAGCCATCCTTTTGAACAATGTTTAGAGATGTACCACCATTCAATGCCCAACCATTTAGATTTCTGAAATCTCCAGAATTTCTAAATAAGTTATTACCACTGTTGAGTTGTCCGAGAATTGTATTTTCAATATCTTCCGGAGCAGGAGACCAGTCCATTGGCTTATTTCCTTTGTATAGGGCAACCCAATCTACAGTGGATAGTGTGGTATTTTGAGGGTAGTTATATAAACTTAGTTTTCTTTCATTACCAGTTGTTGTAGCTATTGCTTTGAAAGTTACATAAGTTACTCCATTCACATATGTTGTTGTGGCTTCCCCTACTTTATTTGAACCACCATTTTGCCATATACCAAATTTTTGTCCTGCAGGAACAGTTCCTTTGATAACAAAAGTGTACTCTTGTCCAGTAATCCAATCCTCGGACAAACTATACATCTTAATAAGGTAATCTGTTGTTGAGAAGTCCATATTGGATTCTAATAATAGGTTCTTACCACCTACAGAAAGCTTATCAAGGTTATCCTGTACCTTAGCAATTGAATCATCAATGTCAGCTTGGGATAAAGAGAAGTCAGTTGCTACACTACCTAGCTCCCCTTTTACGTTTCTGATTTTAAATGTAAGAGGAGCACCAGTGTTATTAATCACTCCAATATTAGATGGTCGTATAACTCTGTAGTTGAATTATCTTTGTTTTTATAAGAGAACCAACATTTAGTCCATGTATTCGCTTTTATATTTCTACCAGAATTCTTTCTTAGCGCTACATCGTCGTTATCATTCGTGCCAGATGATGTACCAATTGGGAAGTTATTTGTATCATTACTCCATGTTACATCCACAGGTGAATACACGTCGAAACTAACTGTGTACCAACTCCCAATAGGGATAACAGAAAACTTGTCAGTGATTCGCACACCTGCTCCCCATGATCCACCAGCACCATCATTAATCGTAAGAGTCCATGTATTTGTAGGATCATCAAATGATGAAGATACTGCATTGATAGGAACTACTTGTTTTTTTCTAACGATGTTCTGTCCACCGACTTTTAAATTGTCGATTTTGTTATTAGCATTATTTGCTGAGTTATTAATTGCATCGTTAATTGCTTTTTTAATCTTTTCAGACTCAGCAAAATAAGAGTTTATCTTTGTTCTAAATGCATCTCTCGCAGATGCTGAAGCGAATGTATAAGTGGTTATCATAGTAGCTAATACTTCGGCTGCTATTTTCGGAGTAACGCCATCTAGATTTGTATAAGATGTCGTGTAAGTAGAGGTAGCAACGCCAAGAGAAGTTGCTTGTGCTAACACTTGTGTATATTCTGCTTTAATAGCTTCCCACTCTCGGCTTAGTTGTGCTTTTTCCACTGGAGTAACCTTTAAGTCACTTGTTAATTCATCAATACCCGCCTTACCTTTTGCAGCATTATCTTTGATTGTGGCTGCATCAGTTCCAGCAATTGTAGAATCAGAACTAATAACTAAACCATGAGCATAAATTTTACCATCTAGGTTTGTATAGAACATTTTGTTCCATGTACCTGCATTATTCTTTTCAATAGAAATACCTTCAGTTGCATTCAGAATTGTTCTGAAAAGATTATCACCTCTTAAAACAACGATACCTTTATCAGTATTGATAGTGACACCATTGTAGTCTTCTCCTGGTCTAATGCTGTTTGCTAGATATGTAGATGTTGCTACTGCTAATCTTGAAAGTTTTTCATAGTAAGCATCCCATTTAGCCGTCCATGTAACAGGATCAATTGTTGTATCCCCTGTTAACCAAGGTTTTGGAGTTAATGACTCTAAATATGTTTTCAAATCACTGTAGGCCGTTTCAAAAGCTGTATAATCCGCATGAGTTACCGGAATACCCGAAGCTCTTGCCTCTGCTCTCGCTAAATAAACTTGACCACCTTTTGCAGTATCAATTGTTGCAAGAGTAGGAAGAGTTTGTCCAGATAGAACATCACCTGTGATTTCCATTAGCATTAATTTAATGTTTGCCTTTTCGCCTGAAGAAATGATACCGTCACTTCCTGCTTTATCAGCAAAATCTTTTAGTTTTTCTACGTCTTGATAAAATGATGGATCTAATGAGGAAATAGATAATGATTGCTCAACCCAATTAGTTCCGTCCCAACTATTTAATGTATTAGGGTCTTTAGTTGTGTCAATCCAAAGTGCTCCTAATGAAGGGTCAGCGGGCGGTACATCTGATACAATTGCATCGTTAATATCAACAAGTGATATGTGCCCAGTTGCTAATACTTCCATATTGTTCCCTTCTTTCTGATTTATGTTTTATTAAAAAAAGTAATAGACTACTTTGTTTTACCCAATCAAAGTAATCTATTACATCTTAGAATCGCAACACCTAATTGCTAATAATCTGGCAAAGGAATGTTGCTCTTTGTTTTAAATCCTGTCTGGTAATTGGTACTTCTTTTAAACCTGCATGTGATTGATTCCAAGGAATATCCTCATTACCATCTTTATCTACTCTTCTCCATAGAAACTGATTGTTTTGTAACTGGCTTGTTACGTCGGAAGATCCTTTATACACTTGAGCCTTTAATGTCGTTGAAACAACACCTTGTTTAAAGAACATTCCATTTGTACTTATTATTTCTACACGATAAGGAGTTCGTTTTTCTATTTCTTGAAGAAGTTCACCGGGGCTATACCCTGGTTCAAACTGTGTATCTGGTCCGATCTGAACCATACCAGCTTTAATCTTTCCAGTAGTTATTTGTTCCGCATGTAATTCCCCTGTGTAAAAACCATCTTCAGTCATGAATGAACCGTCACCAGTCCACTCAGTTACGATATTTCCTTTTTGAAGCATTGGTCTACAGAAATAAGAATCCCCGTTTTTAGGATGATAGATTCGTAAACGAACTCTTGTCGTTCCTGCAGGAGCAGTTTCTGTAACACTAATACGTTGCCATATATCATTTCCTGTTAGTATAGATGTGGTGGTTTTTGATATGATACGAGCGGAGTCATTGTGGTATTCGATTTCAACTCTAGGATGACCGCCATCATAACCGGAGAGGTTTTTTGTGAGGACATATACAGAAGCAGAGTAGTTTTCTCCTGCACTTGCGGGAACAAACTTGGAATACGCACTTGAATTTTGTAGAGGTTTTCCAGTGGTAAACAAATGAAGACTATTTGTTGTATTTAAACGAACAATTTCACTCACTTCATATGTACTAAAAGTTGAGTCAAGAGTCCAATCTATTGTCCCTTTTCTAAGTGTTGCATTCGATACTAAGTTTCTACTCGTCATCTGGATAGAACCAGCAGTTACTTTGTTAGCACTTAATGTTTTGATATGGGCATCTGTGATACTAGCTTGTGCGATTTCAGCCTCACCAATAGCACCTTTTCCAATAACCCCACTACCCGCAACAATAGAGTTTGTTTGTAAGTGATTAGCATTAACAGATTTCGCCGCTAACTCTCTTGCGGTAATAGATTCAGCCACCAGCTTATCAGCAGTTACTGTATTGACTGCAATGTGTTTCCCACCATCGACTGCGCCTTCTTGGATTTTTGGATTTGTAATAGCACCATCCGTAATACCTTCTGAGTAAACACCCTTTTCATCGTACAGAACAGTTACCCCATCAGCACCACGAACGCGTAATCCATACAGGGATCCATCGGCATTAACATCACCAATAGACACACGCTCAACAGGTGTTTTTTGATTATCAAAAACTTGTAATCTATTACCTGTAATTCTTAAATGACCATTTGTTCCTTGTAGGGTAACTTGTCCAGTATCAATAGTACCTGCAACAATTTTATTCGCTACTAAGCTAACAATCTTTGCATCTGTGATACTACCATCTGCGATTTGAGCAGAGTCAACTGTACCTTCACCAATAATAGCTCCATCAATAAAAGCATGTTCGATACTGGCATTAATCGCTTCAATTACAGAAGCTTGTAATCTATCGAAGTTCGCACTTCCTGCTGAGATTTCTAAGGCCTCAATTAGCCCTGCTGAAATGTTTTCAGCTTTTAAAGCACCAATCTGAGCGGCATCGATTTTAGCTTGTCCTGCATAAAGGTTAATAGCCTCAACAACCATTCCTTTAATATGACTTGCAGTTAAGGTACCAATCTTTGCAGAGTCAATTACAGCAGTTTCAATTGAGGCATTAATTGCTTCAATCACACTTGCTTTGATATGTTCGGCGTCAAGTTGACTAATCTTTGCAGAATCAATTACAGCTTCTCCTGCATACAAGTTTACAGCTTCAATAACTGCCCCTTTAATATGCTCTGCTGATAATTCACCAATAACAGCATTATCGATCAAAGCTGAACCAACAGAAATGTTTGAAGCGTAAATATTGATTGCATCGATAACATTGGCTGCGATATGTTCTGCAGATAGTTCGCCAATAACAGCAGTATTGATTTTGGCTGTACCAATATAAGCATTAATCGCTTCAATGATGTTTGTTTTAATATGGTCGATATTAAGTATCCCAGACTTAATAGATCCTGCATCAATATAGTCAATAACTCCTCCATGCAAGAAGTCATTACCAGCCATTTCATCATAGCCACCAGGACCATTCTTGGCTACAGCTGCAGGAGAGTTATTGATTGCCCTAATAACTGTATCCTTGATTGAATCTGGAGTTGCTCCACTTCCAGTCAATCCATCAATTTTCGAATAATGAATTAGATGATTATTGTCATTAATTGCATCGACAAGAGTTTCAATACCTTCAGAACCATAAATAGCACTAGCAAAATCAATTGCTTTACCAGGGATTTGTTTATCTTGCCATGTATAGATTGATGGGTTTAACCCTACTCCTTTTATGTAACATTCGTTTTTTACTTTATCGAACACAATGCTTCCCTTAGAAAAAGAACGAGATGTAGCAGTTGTTTCTTCTACATAAACTGGATTCTGAGTCTTCCATTTCCCTAGCTCAAAACCATGAAGATATCTTTCTACCTTCTCATTTAAAGCGTATCGACTCTGAGGAGCGAGACTATATCCATCTAAGTTATACAGTGTAGATAACATTTTTCCATATAAATAAAGCTTATTGTTATCATTACTTGCATCTGCTGTATCTTCAACGAAGATCTGAATTCCTCTTTCTTTTTGGGCTTTGTTTAAATTGAAAACAACGGAAGGAATTACGATAGGATTGTTTTTAGCACCATTTAAAACGAAAACATCTTGCGCTAGGTAGATGTCCTCTTTTGATGTTTTAAGGTCTGCTTGTTGAGGGTTATTTTTATGAGGTTTATTAAATAACGTGGTTTCTATTTCACCTGTAATAACAGCTGACATTCCTTTTGCATGAATGTATTGAAGAATTTGGTTTTGTTGCGATCTGTTCCATCCATTTTCAAATCCAAAATTAGATAGTAAGATTCCATGAAAACCTTTAGATTCGAACCATGTTATATCAGCTTCAATGTTATTTAAAACAACATTAGGGTAATTGATAATACCATATAGCAGCGTTCCGCTCTTCTTAACTTCATCTACAAAGAAATTAAAGTTAGTAGATTCTTCTTTATTAATCATGACATGAGGAATGTAACTAAAAGCATTGATTCGTTTTTCGATAGAATCATATGTGTTAATAGATGCACCTCTATAACCAACGAATAACGGGCTACCAAAATCAGATATGGCTGCCTTATCTACTTTTTTATTAAGTTCACCTGAGACTGTGTTTCCTAGCTCTTTAAAGTTAATGACGCGTTCTATCTGTTCAATAGATTCCTGCAGTTCATTAACATCTTCAGACATGACGTAATCACCATTAGGATCTCCATCATACTCTGCATCCTTTTTACGGACAAACTCAGAAAAAGGCACAGGGAAAATCAATTCCTTTTCCATACATTCACCTACTTTGTCTTTAATATGTTTCTTTTATAACCATTACAAAATACTTTTGCTATAAAAAACGGGACGGAATTATCCGCCCCATTGGTTAATAGTTACTTCCTATTTTCGGTTGTTTTTCTATGATGCCGTTTCGCCCATCGCACTTCACCCATTTGCGTAAGTTTTGGTCATAGATTTCAACTTCAAAATGAGTAAGATTCGGATCATCAACATAACTCCACTGTAAGTGGGTTGTATCAGTCTCCTTGTCGTAGTACTGGAACACTCCTAATGGATAATTCACACCAATCACTCCCATTCAATAATGCAGTACGTTCCATAAGCAACGTGCTTGTCGATAACTTCTTTTACATATTCTTCAGATAAGCTGCCACCGTATTCAGTAAGAATAGACTTTGGTAGTGCGACAATTAAGACACCATTTCGGTAAAATGCTTTTCCATCCCAGTTGCCAATGTCCCAATAACGTTGTCTTCCTTGCACTCTCTCATCGATCGTTTTAGTTGATAGCGATTCAGAGATACCACCACCGCGAGTACGTGCATCCATAACAACTACATCTTTAACACTTGTATGCTCTCTGACTTGAACTTTGGCAAGTAGCAAGTACATAGGGTTCGACTGTTGAATATTTCTCCACTCTTCTCTACTGAAGCAGTGACGAATTGAGTTTCCATTTTCAGAATCCGGAACGATGTAAATGTGGATGAGTTTATTAAGAAGCTTTGAAGATGGAACTTTCTTATACTCTACCTTTTGAACACCATTTACATAAGTTGTCATCGGAAGAGTTGAGTAATGTCCAACTGATGGATTGAGGTCTAAATGAAGAAATGTCCGAAGAGTTTCACTGTAGAAGCCTTTGTATTCGTAGAAGTTATCAAAATAAGAATACTTAGCAAATAAATCATCTTTAAATGAAATGTTTTCTTTTAAGAAGAAGATTCCATTTTGGATATCATAATCATTTGCTGATAGCTCTTGGTTTTCGAAATAGCCATAATCTGCATATACAGGACCAACTGGTTCAAATTTAAAGACTACTTTCCCTTTTTCATAATCGATTCGATAATTTGTAGCAGGAATTGTATTAGCTGATGTCGCTTTGCCTTTAGTAGTTTTTAGAACTGGTACCGGTTGGATTAACCAGTTTTCTTTCGAACCATACATGATTACTTCTTTCGTAACTGGATCAACACGTTTGTTTTCTAATAAATCATCGGACATTTTTGTGTTTTTGTAGATTCTCTTATACAAGCGGAAATTACGGTACTCGTAAGTAGCGTATACTTTACCTGTTATATTTTTACCTGGGAAGAAAATAGTGCCTTCATCATGGTTAATCTCGAATGGGTATTCTTCGAAGATCTCCACCATGTTTCCGTTATTTGCAGCATCGATAAAAATATGAACCTTGTCATTACGAATCCAGTCTTTTTGTTTAGCTCGGAATAATGTTCCGGCTGAATTCGCTAAGCCCTCAACTAAAAGTTGTTCTTTTTCTACAAAGCCTTGGCTTACGAACAGATTGTTGTGAGGTACTTTCACTGTTGAAGGAGTCATGTATTCCATTTCATTTTCTACTGTCATGATTCCAATAGAAGGATTAAAGATTTGAGAAGCGTATTCGTTAACCTGATACTTCTCTTTTTTCATAACTCGCTCTTTGTACTGGTTCATTACATCAGGATTTTTACTAACATGTAATTCTGACCACTCTTTATATCCAAGATCATCTTTAATGAATTGTCCGTTATGAATTCTTAAATACCAGTTTTCTTTAGCATCCTTTGTCTGGGGAAGTTCACTGTAGATACGGCGGTCATCAATTAACTTCAATCCAAAGTTCCTTTTAGAAGCTCTTATTGTTTCAAAACCAGTTTCAGCATGAAGAACAAAGCTTGGTTTATCTGTTGCCCAGAAAATATCTTTATGGCCAATAACAAGATCTCCACTATAGAACCATTCCATGCCTGTTTTACGGTCAAATAGTTTTAGGTTAACTAAGTTGTTTTCTTCTAAACTCTCTGAACCAAGTGCAATCTTGTAGAAGATTTTGTTCTTGTCGTACCATTCTTTCCCACTCGGCACTGGAGGAAGTAGCGTATGTAAGTATCCTAAATTCTTTAAGCCTTCTGTTTTACGAATTGATTTAGAATAAGAAACTGGTGGCCCATACATTCGTTCATAACGACCATATTCTAGTCCTGTTCCTGCATCTACACCGAAAGAAATCCATTGATGGATAAATGGCATAATCGTATATGTGAATGGAACTTCTGGTGTTGCCCTAGTGATATCTGCATTTCCAAATCCTTCTGCTTCAATATCAATCGTTGTAGCATTTGGTTTAATACTGAATGCATAGAGAGCCTTTTCTCCTTCATTCTGTGCAACACCTCTAACCGCTCCAATTGTATCTAATGTGACATCATCAAAACTTGCTTTACCGAATCCATTACCATCTACAAAGCCTATGCGAATCTTAATATTTTGAGGTTTATCGATATGGAAGATCGTTTCGAGTTTAACCCAATCTTTCTTCCCTGTAATAGAAATTGAAGAAGAGATTTTTTCACCCTTGTAAATTATAGATACCGATTTTCACACCATCCGTTGTAATTCCTCGCACCTGATCAATGGTTGCCCACACAGTCGCTTTATAATCATCAATAGATACATAGATGTCTTCACTTTCCCAAAAGGCTTGAGCACCCGTTGTTCCATTTGAAGAGTCTAAGGATACCTGACGAACACCAAATAAACTTTTTGTAGAATCGTGTGTGAAAGTTACGGTTTGACCAGCTAACTTCTTTGTATTCCATGAAGGTATTGCATTTACTGTATCTGCTGTCCAAGATGTAACAGGTTGTCCACCTGCATCCACCTGACCGCTTTCAAATCCACTGTTGTTAATAGGAATGGACTTATCACCATCTACAGCATGTTCATACACTCCTGTAGCATTATAGAACCAAGGTTTGCAATAGATTTTCACATACTCTTTACAATTCTTATAAAGGATTTTTTTAGCTACAATTTGGTTTGCGTTGTAATCACTTCTGTCATTAATATAAACATCCGTGTTATTTACTTTGTATTCCTGAGCAAATAAATTATCTCGATGATACACAAAGTCATTTCTCCAAGGAGTAAACACCCATTGTTCTTCTGAATGGTAAAGGATTGAGTTTAAAACAAGGTTTACACTCTCTTTCTGATTATGGTAAAAAGCTCTAAATATTCCACAGTTAGAAACAAGAACAGTACCTTTATCAAACAATGTCTTCTTAATAATAGAAGGCCCACCATTTAAGTGTTTTACGATTGTATCCCATTGCGTACTCACTTCATCTTGTCCAAATAAGATAGCAGGAGAAATATCCGCATAACCTAAAGCCCCAACGTTTTGAATCGGTAACAAACGGCTAATATATGGAGAGTCTTTTTTAATTTCTTTAACTCCAAATTCATTGCTGCTTGACGAGAACCCAATATCAGAAATGAATGTATTCCCTTTGCTCGTTTTGAAATCAAGAATATTGATTCCGCTACCAGCATTATCTACCCAGATCGTACCGCCATTCTTTAAGTAATGCTCAAACTTGTCTTTAAACATAGACAAGTCAGCCTTACCGTAACCAGTTATAACAAGCAAATCATAATCCTCATAATGATGGTCTGGCATATCAAGATTAACTGCCCAATATCGAACATCTTTTTTCAAGAGATCGACTGCTGTTGGATGTGGGTTTTGTAATTCTACGTACTTCGGAAGAGACAGGTGTTCATTAATCGCCTTACCAATTGAGGATAGGTTTTCAACATTCACTACCGATTGAACAAAACTAAAACCAATGTTCATCTTGCCTGGGTTTGTTTCACTTAGTTTTGTTTTTAATTTAGCTTCGACGCGATGTTTAAACAATTGAGGTGTACGTGTTTGATAATTAGCAATCATAACGTCAGATGTTGCGTAGAAAGAAAAATCATTCCCCTTCTCTTCAATTGCGTATACTTTCAAGTGTTTGTATTTGTCTGGATCGGATTCCATATCAGTAACAATGTCTTCAAACTCATCCATTGTTACTTGTTTGAAAAATGGATATGCATTAAGAACTTCTTCTTTTAATTCACTCTGTTTAATGTCACTTCTGTAGTTAGGGTACACTACTTTGTATGTAACATCTTTGTTGTTACGGAAATTTGTAAATACAACAATACGGTATATGAAATTATCTTCACGAATTAATTGAACCTTGTACATATCATCCTCTTGTAATGGTCCACCGTTTGCTTCAATACGAATACTATTCCCTACATAAACTAGGTCATTTCTTTTATCTAGTACAACCTCTTCTAGAGGTATAGCTTCTTGTTCAGTTTCAGAAGAAAAGCCACCCAGATAAGGAATAACCTGAGCAGTTCTTGCATCGAAACGTCCTTTTAACTCCATCTCATAAAATACTGGTTTTGGAGTATCTTGACGGTTCTTTCGAATAGTAAATTCATCTGTTACATAGACTGCATCAGTAGGAAAAATAGCTTGTCCGGATTCTGTTTCTAATAAGAATTTATTGTTTGGATAAACCATGTAATCTTTCTCTATGAAATTAGATAATCCGTTTTCTTTAATTTGAGAAGAAACATCTTCTAATAAGATGTTCTCCTCGGGTGATACAGATTTTGATTGTACATACGCAAGGTTTGTACTATTCTTAGGAACCTTATTACCAATACGAATAGCATACCCGCGGTTTCTTTGACCACTACGAACAAGGTCTTTATGAGGTTGCAGCTGCATGGTTTGTATCCTCCCATTCTTTCAACTTGTTTAAGATAACAGTCAGTCCATTATCTTTTTGATTTGTTTCTAAGACTAAAATCTCGTCCATCGTAACGCGACCATCTTGATTAAAATCTAAGATAGAGAAAAGCACTTCATCTTCATATCTTTCTACTCCCTCATACATAAGGAGGTAGTTAATGATCTTTGTTTTTGCAGTTAACAAGTTCTTCTCTCTCTGAGTTAATTGAACCTTATCTGGTTTTGATACAGGGCTTAATAATATCTTGTAACAAACGCCGATATTATTATCTTTGTCTGTGATCCAAATATAATCTTCTACAATCTCACCTGCGCGTTTTGCTTGGATATATGGAGCATGGTATTGATATAGATATTGCCCTGAACGTTTTTGCGCTTCAACTGCATCTCTTGATACATGTCTAGAAACAAATCCTTTAGAAGCAACAATCTCTAAGTTAGAGTGAGACAAGAAGTTTCCTTGATAATCAAGTGGCTCGATAATAAGTGTTGAGAAACTCGCTCCATCTGCATGTAATCGATCTGGCGTAGCTGTAATTCTAAAGCTATCTGTCTTATTTATTGTGTTTGTAATATATAAGAACCCTTCATGATTTTGGTTTTGAATTGGATTCATATCAATCATTGTGGCTAGCTTCTTTGGCTCACCATAACGATTTCCTTCTTGATATACAATTCTTTTTCCACCATCGTGTTTAGCAAAATCAATTCGGTACCCATCAACAGCCTTGATATTGTAATCAATTGTATAGGTATCATTTACCTGGTACGTTGCATAAAGCGTTTTGTTTTTTAATACTGCTTTTCTGTTTGTGTGAATAGAGAAATAGAATCTCTTACCATCTATTCGATAAGGTTCTCCTATTTTTTCTCCATCCTCTGTACGGATAGCGATGTCCCTAAATTGTTCATCAAGGTTATTGTACGCAACTTCAACAAAGTCACTTTTACCGTCATACCGGAATGGTTCTTGATTCCATGTTTGATATGCTCCTGTTTCATGATCAAAGAACGATACTTTTTGTAACGTATCTCCATTTTCTTTTTGAACTAGGATAGGTGAATGATCAATTGGAGCTACGGGAATTTCAGACCATGTAACATTCTGGCCACTAATTCCACCATCGAATAAAGACTGCATAACTGCAAAAGGTAGCTGCGTTTTAATGTTAGAAGTAGCTGGTAATTTGTTATTAAATAATGCCCATTCTTCTAAAACAACTTCTTCCTGAATAGGTGTTTCTTCATTTGCGAAAATCAATTCTTGAGGAGTTGTAAGTAGAAGTCCTGTATTTAAAGCTTTCGCATTTTCACCATTAATAGTTAATTCAATACCTTCATCATTCCAACTACAAAGCAATTCATATGACGTACTTCCTTCAAGTGTTTTAGGGATAGTAATTGAACTTGCACCAACGGTATAGGATAAATTAGTTCCACGTACTGCAAGAGATAGTTCATTTGTATCTGAACGGAAAAGGGTTTGATCTCTATCGATACGGTTTTTTGTAGTTAGTTTTAAATAGATACTCCCTGCTTTTTTATCAAATAAGTTCTTTACTGGGAATTTTAATGATGACCCCTTACGAACTACTGAACTAGTAATATTAGAATTCGGAATGTATGGAGTAGGATCTACACGGTCTTCTAATTGGTGTTTTCCCACGATAAGAATTCCATTTGTTTGGAATAGTAGAGTAATTGTTTGTGGGGTTGCTACATTGAAAGTTTGAGAGATGTAGGACAACTCTCCTTTTGATATAGGAATTTGTTTTAACACTGTCTCCCCAGACTTGATTAAACACTCACCATTCCCTTGAGCATTGAATGAAAGTGTATGGTCTTTTGCAAGTAGAGAGATAGATTGAGAGAACATCGCTTTCTTAGTTGTAGAGCCTAAGAGTTTTATATACTCATGGTCTTCTATTTTAATTGTTTTTACCTCTATTCCTCCACCGTTTGCATTACTTGTCCATGCAGTAGATTGAGGTTCTTGTATTTCACAAGAGTAAAAGATTTCTCCTGCTTCTCCATATACACGAACTTGACCATTAACAAATAAAGCAGACTCAAATTTAAAAACTGTTTTATTGTTTAAGGTAACTGTAAAATGAGATCCGTTCGAAGAGATTGTTAGGGTGTTAGAATCTAAGATATTATCCTTTACATCTACGACTCCATAAATCTTTTCAGAATCTTTTACGATTCCGCCTATATGCAACTTGTATTCTTTATCTAGAGAAGCAAACAAAAAGTTTCCATCACTTAAATATTTAGGGATTAATACTACTTTTTCCGTTGGCTTAGCAAACGAGAATACTACTTTACTATCTTCATAGAGTTCATTTGAAATAGAAACATATCCCTCACTTTGGAACACAATAGCGTTTGGGATTGTAGCATGTTTAATAATTGTTCCCGGATTAGTGAACATTTCTGCACCACCTTTTTATTGATTTCTTTTGACAATCTAACCTTTATTTCTTATTAATGTCCATAAGAAAAGGAGAGGAATCTATCCTCTCCCTAACTACTCTAGAATGATGTGGCATTAAAGACCTTAGCCTTTTTCCAATCATCGTTCTCAAATACAGAATCTTTAACAATGTTACTACTAGTAGGTAATAACATTGCTCCTATTCCAGTTGGCCCATTTACATATTCGATACCATCAGCTGTTGGTAACTCTTTTTCAGTAAGTACCGTTTTTAATGGTTCTGAATATAGGTAGTGCTCTTGTTCTTTTAGGTAGTAGTACCCCTTCTGAATTTCAGGATGCCAATTCTTACTTGGATCTTTTCCATTCAGAGTTCCTACTAAGAACTTCTTGCCATCGATATCTTGAACACTTGTTTCTACCCACAAGTCATTATCCTCAATAATGTATCCGATATTCTTGTAGATACTATCATATCTTTCGAAAGATTGAGGAGTAGGAAGTTCCAGTTTAAAGTCTTCTGTTGGTGTACAAACCCCATCAAATACTTTTACTTCAGGTGAACGCCATACAATGTCTGTTCCCATTTTTTCAAAGTAAGTTGTATCTAAATGAACTTTTACGCTGTCTACTTCACGACGCTTATAAACAACAACGTATTCCTCTCCTGCTGCAGGCTCTAGTACTCCTGCTTGAGATGGAGACCAATCAATGTAGTTGCTCTTTAATTTGAAGTCACCTGTTTTTAAAGTGTCGTTCCAGATGTGATATGTTACACTTCCAGTCTTTTTCTTACAAGAAACAATCTCAATAACATCACTTAAAGGAAGGGGGTCCATTCCATTAGCATCTGCACCTCTGACCATTTCAGCTGTAAGAAGTTCAGAAGTTCTATATGTAACTTCAAGAGGAAGGTGTTTTCCATTCCAATCAATAGGAACAAAGGACTCATCAATTCTAACTCCATTTTTCTTATGAACAGAATCTTCAATAATAGAAATCTCATAAGGCATCGCATTTTCGAACTCGGCTTCAGGAGCTAGTGCAGGAAGAATGATATTTGGAGGAATGATGATTATACTTCCTACTTTTAATTCTTCAATTGAATCATTAGCTACCTTCAGATCTTGTACGTGAATATCGTACTTAGTAGCAATGCTTTCCCAAGTATCACCCTCTATTACTACATATTCACGATTGAAATCTGCAAGAGTTGAAAGGTTGAATTGTGTACGAACAAATTCACCGCGGATATCATTCGCATTAATTACACCAGTATAAATTTTTTCTTCTGATGCCCAATCTACATACCCTTTTGGAGGAGTGTTTGGAACCTTAATACTTATTGGTTCACTTGAGAAGTCTGTAACGTTTACACCATGATCTTTGTCATAGACTGAGTTATGACTAGATTTTTGCGTATAAACCGTACCGTTCTTAAACAATAGAGAAACCTCATTGTTTTTAGATATGTTTGGCATCGTGATAAGTTGGTCCTTCACTAATGTTCCATCCTCATTCAGAAGAATATCCTTATTGGTAGCTTTAATTGCAGTTACCGTTGTGTTATACATTTCAGCTACATCATTCAATGTTTGCCCATTAACAACCTTATGTAATTCGTTTGGCCATCCATTTTGAATGTAATAACGATATTTAAGATTAGATAGTAAGAATGGTGTGAATGTAGAATCCAGTTCTCTTTCGTAAGGTCTTAAGTATTGAACCTTCCCTGCACCATATTGGTAATGCATAAGAACTCCTGTTTTTCCTCCAAACTCCAATTTCCTTTGAATAGCTTTTGCGATTACTTCATCGGATGCAGATGTAGATTTGCCCGTTCTAGATCCTTTACTTTCTTCTGATTTGAGGTAAATCATTACATCAGAAGGTCTTCTTGTTTGGTCTGTAAGCTCATACTTTTGTTGAGCAGAAGTAATTTGTTGCTGATTAAACGGAATTTGATTTGAGGTGCTTGGGTACTTAAACGGATAATCACTAATCTTTTGAAGTGATTTTCTTCCTGTACTTAAACCATCTACTGCAGAAACATCTTTGTTGATTACATTGACTACTTCTTTGTATAAGATGTTTTGGTAAATATCTATAAGGTCAACTACCGGTGTTCCTCTTACTGAAGAACGTGTCATTTCTACAGTTAGGAAATATGGTTGAGGAGAAAACTTCATTGCTCGATCTTTTACATTCATCGGATTATCAATTACCTGAAGAAGATTTCGAGGGTCTTTTTGATTTGTTCTTGTTTTAGAGAAGACATACGATATCTTGGTATTACTCGTATCTTTTGGAGGAAACGCTTGTGTGTCCCAATTTAAAAGTGCTGTTGTCTTACTAAAGTCAAATTTAGTTCCTTCATTGATTGGGCCTAATGTCACACTATGATTTGTTACTCCGCGCTTTAATCGAAGACGTTTTGTATTTTGGCGATAAGGTGCTGTTATCGGGCCCCAGAATATATTGTCTCGACTAGAAGAAGAACGAATATTCATTTCAGTACCAGTTGGCTGCTTTTGAACAAAACGTATCTTACTTGCATACTTGAATGTCTTACCAACACTTGTTGCTACTTGCGTCATATCGATTTTAACAGTGTAATCACCATTTTGATCATACAACCCACTATCTTCTGAACGTAATTCAACCTTATCAATAATTGGAGAAGTAGCATTATCCGAAGATAGTAAAATTATTTTTCCTTGAACATAACGAACGTTTTGATATAATGTTGTGCTCTGTCCTGTACATAAATAATCCTGTCCTTGAATAAATGTTTTCGTTAAAGTAATCGGCTCCCATTGCGACCATGTAGTTTTATTAGCAGAGGTACGAATTTCAATATTGAAATCACTTGTTCTTAATTTACCTCCAACAATGATTGCATCTGCTGTCGTATCAAGTGCTTTGATAACTACTTTATAATCACCAAAACCGTAAGAATCAAAAACGATTTTATCTACTTTATTTGGATTTGTTAGGGATAATGTATTGATTGACTTTGTTTGTTTCTCTACCCATTGGTATGTTTCTGATACTAATTCTTCTTTGTACAACTTCGCTTCGATGTTCTGAGTACCCACGTTTTGAAGTCGTACATGAACTTCCAAATTGTCACCTGTAGCCAAGAATTCCACTGGTGTATTAGCAGTTCTTGTTTTAATATCAGTCCCCGATACTGTCCATTTGGTTGCATCGGTTCTTGTAAATTCTCTGCTTGTTGCTGCGTAAAAAGTAGAAGGTAATTGTGCTTGGATTTTTGCATCAATATGATAGCTAAAAGGTTCTTGAGCATCAAATTCTTCTGTTAGATAATCTCCATAAAATGCTTTTAGTCGTCCATATAATGAACTAGAATAAAAGTTTCTTTGGTACTGTGCCAATCTGTGTCACCACCTTAAAAAAATAAGGGGGAGATTGCTCTCTCCCTATCGATATTTAACGTAAAATTGGAACGTGTAAGCATCAAAACGCATGTAAGAGTATGGGCCATACTCCGCCTCAGGATGATAGAATGCAATTCCTTTAATCCATCCGTCACGTAATCCCTCACCAAACGATTTATTAAGAGAGATCCAGTGAGACTCTCCTCGGTTGAAATCTATTCTTTCTATCTTTTGATGATTAAATAGATATGGTCCATCTTTTGCTGAAGGGAGGTCCCATTTACCTCCATAGTTGTGAGCCCACACATGAAGAAAACGACCATCATTCTTATACCCATGTCCGGTATTTCTTCTGCGAATATAAAACTGAACATCTAAGATTTCTTTCCCCTGTAATTTTTGTCTCCAGTCATTATGATCAAGGAAGAATAAACATTTGTTGTTACCCCATCTTGTTCCCTTTTTAACATCAAGGCCGTCCTGATTTTTGGCTTCAAGCTCTATCCATTCTCCATGAAATACTTCTCGATCATCGTACTCGTTGCGCCATTCAGATGGATTTCTTATAATTCTGCCATTCTGCATTAAAATGACATAATTTGTACGCCATGTTCTGCTTCCTGCACCCTTTTGGTACTTCTCAATAATTGGTCTTGGTTGTGTTTTACCACTAACAGTAGCCCAAGGTGATGCGCCCGCTCGGTTTACAGCTCTTACTTTTTGAACATATGTTGTATCTGGATTTAACCATACATGAGGTGAGTCCAAAGTGTTTGTTCTTTGTATAGATGGGTTTGGCCACCACGTAGGTAAATATTCATAATACTCAGCGGTAGGAACAGCATCCCAAATGAAATTCAGTTCATGTTGTGAAGACCACGCCATACGAGGTTTTGGAGCTGCGGGAGGTTTTAGTGGATCAATTTTTATATAATCCAAGATCCAAAACCAATCGCTTACATTCCCATTTATATCAAATACACGAACAGCATAATGATAAACACCATCTACATTGCCTGTTACATTATGAACATAAGCTGTATTTGGACCGTTGTAAATGTCGTAGTAATACTGGGTTATCCACTGATTTGATAAATCGTATTGTTGAACACGTAGGTTATAACTTGCTACACCAAGGGGAACATTGTCCACTTTGTAGGGTTTGTAGTAAGGCACTGACTGTTCTTTTCTTTTGTCTACTGCAGAAACTCGTAAAACATAACGCGTTTCTTTTGAGGAAGAAAGATGTACAAAATTAATATGATCCATTGGAATATTGATTTTTCTTCCAAATGATTCTACATCTTCTACTCGATAAAATAATGTATGAGTACAAGTCTTGTCAGTGAAACCAACCTCTAGCTCAACCTTGTAATACGAAACATCTTCTGATAGCTCATTTAAAAAGTTAACCGTACATGTACCTGGTTTAAGATCTGAGGGCTGCCAATTAACATCAACAGATAAGTCCTCTTTACCATTGTTGTACGCCCTTCCACTTTTTACATAAAGCTTTTCAAAGCCACCAAATGTTAAGTACACATTACTTGGTTCTTTTGGTGGGATTCTAATAAGACGGTCAAAGATTGTATATATCTTGTGAATATCTTGAGCACCTAGACCATCTTCAATAAGTCTTTGAATTTCATCTCGATATGTATCTTCTTTTTTTGCAATTAACCACAGGATACTTTCGAGGTTTTCAAAATCGGTACGGCTAGGAACCGTTTCACGAGTAAATAAAGCCAAAGCTTTTTCTAACGCATCATTTTCTTCTATAGAATCTACTACGTAATCATCTACTACTGAGGCAGCGTTTTCTCTAATTTCCTCAAAGTATTTACGAGTCCCGATGTACTCATATGCTTCTGGTCCATCTGGCCATACAAGTCCATCCTGTAAAAATACAGGTCCAAATTTAAATCTTTTTCTTCCACTATAAGCAGTAGAGTCGTTAGCAGCTGTTACTTTTACTTCCCATTCATAAGTTTGCTCTAGGTCAAGAACACCCTGATGAGAAGTTATATCTACTTGAGTATCTGTTCCTGAATGGAAGGTAACAAGGGCTGTGTTAGAGCCCGTTTTATATACCTTTACTTCTGCATCTTTCTGATAATCATTAGAGTTTTCTTTAATGAATGTCCATGAAAAAATGAGTGAGGAAGGAACGTCTGGAGAAACGATGGAGTTAAAATTAGGAGATAACCCTTCTGGTCGTTTTGCCATTTATATAACATCCTTTCTTAGCGATCAAATACCGCTGGGTGAACTGGTTCAACAATCGCATAATCGAAACGAACTTTTACAGAAGAAGTTGTAGCTAGTTTTCGAACACGTAATTTTGTAGAACCATCATGATTGAAGATCAAGTAGAATGTTTTATATTGTCCACTTGTATCGAAGTCTGTTCCGTTTAAAGTAGTTTTGTTAATAACTTGGTTTGTCTTTGAGTTAACTGCAGAAACCTCAACAACCGCATTAGAAGGAAGACTACTTGCTGATAATCTTACAACCGCAACATAACGACCGTAATGCATTCCATCTAATGGTGCATTTAGCAGGTCTGAAGCAGCAGTAGCACCACTCTCGATTGCTTTGTTTAATAATGTTTTTGAATCAGCAACTGCAGTGTTGCCAGTTGAAGATGCATCATTTGAATCGAACTCTCTTGTCCATCGAGTGTTTGTCTTCCCTAATACCTTTAGCTCTGCATTTTGTGCGATTGTTCCACCTGTTGTTTCAGAAATCTTGTCGTTAATCGCATCAGCTACTTTTGTATTTGAAGTTGATTCTACATAGATATCTGAACCGGTGATTCCTGTAGCAGTCTTTGTTAAATCAACGTTTGCCTTTGGAAGTTTACCTTGTACTTCTTGTGTAAGCATAATCTTCTCCGGCATACCAGGAATCCCCGAAGTACTACCTAAGTGACGGTGTTGTTGAATTGTAGGATTTGTAGTCTTATCCTTATCGAAAGCCCATGTAGGTCCACCGTATCGCTTATCGAATTCAGCATACCAATCATGAGTCTCAAGTGCATCTATACGAGACTTAACGGTAGAAGTTCGTTTAAGGTTTAGTAGCACGTTTGGGTCTGTAATAGGTTTTCCGTTTACATCCTTTGGTGCAGCTGGCATTTGAGCTAATTCTCCTAGCATACGTTGTACTGCCATTACAGCATCCTGTAGCGAGTTTACATGTTCAGCCATGTTGTAATCTTTAAGGTTTGTCCATCGAAGCAAGTTGGGATTTGACTTAGAACCACTACGCTCATCGAATAATTCAGGGAAACGAGTAAGAACTAAGTCGGGATAAATATTATTCCCAACTGCATTTTGTACTGATCCAGTTTCAGCCATTATTTATCCACTCCTTGTTATTTTGGTAGGTTAAGAGATAAAGAACCTTCTCGGTTAACTCTTACGGATATACCTTGTGATCCTCTTAAAAATGAACCCTCTGTATCTATTACTGCAGAGAATGAACCCCTACCAAGAGTTACAGAGCCGTTACCAACTTCTACATCGGCTAACGTTGTTTGGGTCATTGTATTGTTTAGAGTAAAGTCCTCATCAGTTGTTAATTTGTAAGACTGCGGTGCGTCACTCTGATCGATCCAGTCCACTATAAGCTCTTCTAAAACAGGTGTCACTGTTCTATCAGCAGTTTTCATTTCTACATGGACTTTAATTTGTGGCTCTTCATTATTGTGAAGGATATCTTCTCCTGTAACAATTTCCATACCAGGAGATGTGTTGTCGCTAAAAGTATAACCGTAACGATTATCCCAAGTGATATGAGTTTGATATAGGAATTCACGTAAAGCTACTAATACGTAATGAAGTGGAATAATTTCAGAAGCCATTACTGTATATTTGTAATCCTCTAAATCATACTCATCATTTGGTATTTTCCCTTTTGCAACTATCTTGTACTTAAATTGAATTTCTGGGTGATTCTCTTCAATTTGTTCCTCTGTACCATGTAGCCCAACATAGGCTTTGAATTCGCGAACAGAAGACTCTTCTTTTGGAGCAGTTACTAGTAAGTCATCACCGCTACCAATTCCTGATTGAACTTCGTTATCCTTCCATGAAGCAGAGAAACCGTCCCAGATATGAGGCAGGTAATGAAACCCCATATTGTTTTCTTCAATGCTGCGCCAATAAGCTTCTCCCCAGTTCATATGATCCCAAGAGAAACCTAGATTACTATTAATCTGATTTACGTATTGGATATATGTTTGAGAAGGTGTCCCATCTGTATTCATAAGTTTTGTTTGAACATACTTATCATCAGATAGCGAGCCTAATTCAACTTGAGATTTATCAATGCCAAGTTCTCTACTAATACCATTAATAAGCCCTTTCTTTGTTGCTCCACCAGGATTCTTAAAAACATCTAAGATACGATTCTTGAAAGCTTCGTTTCTTTCGCCCGGTAATCTAGAAATGCCTAGCAACATACCAAACTCATCAAATACGTTCCAGATATGATGAAGCATATATTCATAATGAAGGGTATCCCCTACTTCAATTGCATCGAATGGTTTAAAGATATTATCTTGCATGTAGTAATCCGTTACTTTGATATATACATAACCTTCAATGGTATCAATCATGTAGGCGTTGTCGTCACTCTCAAAAAATAGTCGTAAACTATCCATTGGCATACAGTCTCTTCGCACACCATCAATAACTAAACGAACGTGACGATTTGGTGTTTCAACATCTACAACGTCACGAGTAGCAAGCGGAATCTTATAACAGTAATCTGCTGTTTGTAAGTTTGCTGTACCGATATACATGTTGTTCCAAGCTTGCTCTATGTAACGTTCAATGTCTGATAGTTCAACACCAAATGCATCTAAAAATAGTGCCCCTACAGATTTCTCGTCTTTGGCCATCTTCATCCATTGCGGAAGCATGGACATCATACTTGTTGTATGTTTGTTTAACAATGGTGTCACCTGCTTTCTAAGCTACATTAATTTTTCTTAAGAAGTATCGTTCTTCTAATGAAGGCTCAACATTCTTAATGAAATATTCTTTTTCACCAACAACAAGTTTTTTAAATTCCATATCAAGAATTTGTTCGCTTGTTTCCATTACGCGCTGAATAATTTCATTGATAATAATTGGAGAACCCATGTTTAATTGTTTCATGTACGCTCCGACATTTTGAACGACTTTGTTACGGATGTGTTGTCTTTCAAGAGAAGTTGTTTTAGAGTGGAAAATTAAGTTGAGGGTGATATCCACGGGGTTGTACTCACTTGTTTTTACTTCTACATTCATACCATAAGCAGCCACTTCATCTATAACGCTTTCTACACGAGTTAGTAGATCGTTTTCAATTGGGTAAACTTGAGGAGTAACATAGCAAGTAAACGAGCCTGTACCTCTTGTAAATCTTTTGAATTGAGCATCTGCAACGCCATCAATTCTCAGTGTTTTTAAACGGATAGCAATTAGATTTGCATTCTGTTCAACAGATACCTGATTGGAGATTCTTGCACGATAGTTGTCGTCAGATTCATCTCCATCACGAGTACAGTTTAACAGTTCACCAATAAGGTCTAAGTATCCACCTGTTGATGTTGAAATAAAGCCCATTTGAATAATTAATTCTAATTCATCGTAGAAGGGACTAAACTCTTCTATCATTACTTCTGAAAACATACGAGCAATGGAACCTGGACTTGTTTCAGTAATTCCACCTTCAGTTCGAAGTCGAGTCAAAACCGCTTCGAGCATTTCATCTTTTGATTTTCTCATTAACTGTTCACCTCATATTCTGATAACAAACCATGTTCTAAATTGAATAGAACTGGTAAAACTAGATCCGTTGCTTTTCTTCTAACAGTTATATAGAAAAGTATTTCGCTAGAACTAACAGGAACTGGTCTAACACTTAAGTCACTAGGTGGTATGAACTTGTCACTAGTTAAACTTTTCTCAATTAGGGATTTTCCTAATTCTCCTGTCTCCCTTGTATTAGGAAGACCAATTAATTCAGATAAGTCTGCTCCTATATCTTGATGTATAAACCAATCTGGATTGTCTGTTCTTAATCGATTGAGTATTACCTGCTTCTCACTCAAATAGGATACTTGAAGCGGGATATCTCTTACTAATAATCCTTCTGAACTATCTGTTGAGATATTTCCAACCGAATCGATATAGAGTAATTCATCAAAGTCGTTGTAACTAGGAGAACCAAGCTCTAAATCTCCTTCCGGTGTAAAACGAAAATCGACTTTCATTTGTTATCCTCCTCTCTTTATTCTTGAAGTTTCTATTCCTAGATCCTCAATCATAGATGTAACTTTTTCATCGTAATAGTGCTTTCTCTTTTGTTCTTGGAATAAAGGAACATTAATATTATTCGGTCCATCTTGCAACATAGAAACCATTGAAGCTTTTGGAATATGTCTCTTTTCCCCTACCTTGTCGCCATAATACAGATAAGGATTTAGGTTATGATTATTCCAAATGAATCCGTATGGTTTTGTATGCATCCTCATTTCCTTTGTAGCAAAATGAATACTGTCACCATAAAAGATGATTCCATTATCTTTAGCATCCAATCGAATACCTGTGTCTTCATTCACAAACATTTCAATTGAACCATCATCGCAGAGTTTAAAGGTTGAACCTGTAACTGGATGTTTAAGTGCAATTTCATCTTCACTAATAAATTGCCAGTTCTCTAATTCTTTTTCCAAACTCTTAGTTTTAAAATTAACGAGTTCCTCTTGTAATACTTGTCGCCAATAAGGATAATGAATATCTTTATCTCCATCACCATATGTCTTATTTACATATGCTTCATTCATTGGAATCCTCCTTTCTAAAAAATACGAGATTGACGAATTGTTCTTCCACCATAGGGACTTAGATAATTTTCATCACTATGATTTGCTTTGTACACTGTAGATATATAAGGTGACTCTTTTGACTTGTTTTTAAAAGAGATAGACACCCTGTCACCATTTTTAACAGCTTGTGTAAATACACCATCCCCATCTTTAGGTAAAGATACGTTTTTCATTGTTCGTAAAGCATGACTGTTTTCATCGGAGTAGACTACTTCACATGTTAGTTTCGTATAATCCACTTGGATCACATAGCCTTCGATTGTTCCTTGTAATCTATTTAAAGACGGTACAACTACTTTACTGTAAATAGATTGATGAATTGGACTGTTGAAATTCATCGAATCACCTTCTCTTTAATTCTTTCTTGAGTTAAGAAATCGTCTGTCATAGGTTTAGTGATTAATTCTTGCATATGCTCATAGGCTACAAGAAATTGATATGGTCCTTTGATTTTCCCATCCTCTTTATGATAGAAAAATAACTCGCCATGATCCTCACTTATACCAATGAATAAAGTTCCATATTCAATGCATGTTGTACCTTTATGCTGTTCTAAATACTCTTTAATTGTCATGCTGTCACCCACTTTCCTGGTCCACCATAGATAGGAACTCCATCATATTTAATGTCTTTCCCTTTTGGAGCAATGTCTATATGTATGAACCCCTTATTGTTTTCGAAGTCTCCACCAATCGCAATAGATCTTACACCTAATTGCCATGCACAGTCTGCAATTTCTCTTACTTCGTCTATGCTTCTAACAAGAATATCGATTGCACAACCTGCTTCATGAGGTGAAAGTTGACCGGGGTTACTAAAGCGGAAACCACTAATAACCTCAAAATAAGGTTTTTGGGTTTTCAAAAGCAAGCTTTCAAACAACCTTTTTGCGTCTGGTGAATAAAGATTCCCCTCATGACCATCGTATTTTTCACTATGAATAAATCTTTCCTTATTTAAGGGAACCATTTTTTCATACTTGGTAGTTCGAGCCCAACCAACACGGTTAAGGAGAAAGTACTCTCTTGTCATGTCACCCTTCTTAAGAGAATCCTCTATGAATTGAACTGGTAGGTATGGGAAAGAACTTCTGTACGTCTGATCAATTAGTTTTTCTTCTTCCGATAATTCTGCTCCATCCTTTTCATAAAGAGCATGCATTGGTTTTTCATTGCCTTCTTCTTTCTCATCTGCTTTTGCTGAGAAGCTAACCTTAGGTGCAATAGAATTTACTTGAATAGCTGAAGCGCTGCCTCGAATATTAACGTAGTCTTCAGGATTTTTTGTTGTCCCTTTTCTATTATTAAAGTCTGTACAAACCTCAAAGTGTAAATGGACACCCGTTGACTGCCCTTGCATACCCATATTTGCAATATGTTGTCCTCTTTTTACCGCATCTCCGGTTTTTACTTTTAGTGTATTAGGGGGCATATGGCCATAAATCGTATATAAGTCATCCTTATGCTTAATAACTATCCAAGTACCAAATCCACTTACCCCACTTCTAGCTTGAAGAACAACCCCATCACCTGCAGAAAGTATCTTGCAGTTGGTATCGCCAGGTGTGTTTGGAGCTAAATCCACCCCATTATGGTTTGTTCCCCAACGTGCTCCCATAACAGAAGTGAACCTATATGATTTTGGTTCTGCAGGAACGCCCAGTTCACCCGAACCTGTGAAGCTACCAACTCCTCCCTCAGGTTCTTTTACGGCGCTACCTTGGTCTTCAGACTTTTTACTATCATCGGAAGTTTCTTCTACTTCTTCCTCTTCATCGGTTTTAGGAAGTTCAAATTTAGCAAGGTACTCTTTTCTTTTTTTATACTCTTCCTTACCTGCTTTAATTTTTCTCTTATATGATTCGAGGTTATAGGTTTCTTTGTTTGTAGCCATAACTAAACTCACCTGCCCTTAATGTACCTGGTCCTCTATAAAGTGGTAGATTGTCATAGCCCCAAGTCGATTCAGGGCCAATATCAATATGAACAAAATTAGGACCAACTGCAATAGCACGGAATCCTGTTAACCATGCAGTGTCAGCTATATAAATTGCTTCTTCCGTTGAATCAGCATAAATATCCATAGAAATACCAATAGAATGAGAAGACTCTCCATCAGAAGGATCAAACCCTCTAGCTATTTTTAAGGTTCTATATCCGAGTCGATCTTTAAGAAGACGAAAAGCTTGTCTTGCTTCACTTGTGTAGAAATTCTCTTGAGGTCCATTTAAATGAATAAACTCGTTTGGAGGTAATGGGGAATATTTTTTCTTCATGTCATAACTGGATGACAGTTTAAAGTCTTCCACATAGTTTGACCTTGGGTAGTCTGGGGCAATGATTCTACTCTCTTTTAGTTTTGCAGTAGGAATACTTATCTTAAGTGCAAAACTTCTAGCGGATGCTAATTCCTCTTCTGTTGGTGGTAGCTTGGCTGGGGATTCAGCAACAACTTCTTTTACCGGATCTTGATAAAGGTCACAGCCAGCTGCATAATTCCCTTCAATCTCATTATCTGATAAAGGTGCTGCTTGAGCAGAAAATGCACTTACTTTTGCCTTGCCTGTAACTAGATTCATAAACCAAGTTTTATCAACTCCAGTACCAGGACAACTTTTCGGTTCTTGACCATTAATTAATCCTTCGCGGTGAAACTTCACACCATTTGGTCTGCCAGCAAAATACTTGGCGATAGCAACAGCAGATTCTAACTGTTTGCCTTGTAAAGTATCATTGCCCTTATCAAAGTTTCCAATCATTTCATACATTGCTGGATGATTAGCAGCTGTACCATTATAGTTTTTTGCACTACATGGTACGGATGAAATGTTACGTCCAAGAATTACTTGTCCATCTACACCGATAGTAAAGTGTTGCGCGATATCGTCCCAGCCATTTGTTTGTGTATGAAATCTTCTCATGTCGTCGTTTAGTTTTGCTAGTGTCTGACCTTTAGCACTTGTATGGTTTGGGTTCCAGGTATGATGGACATAGATACCATTGATCATAGTCGTATCTACAGTGTCTAAGAATTTAACTACTTCTGCACCGCTTGCAAATGTTTTTCCGTACTCCCATTTACCACCTGTTCCTTTACCACCAGCAGAAGATGAACTTCCACCAGCGCCTCCACCAGATAAAACATCTAGGGTTAAAATTGACTCTACATATGGATCTCTTCCGAAACCTTTATACATCTCAGCTACTTGGTTCCCATAAATATACCCACCAGTTGTAACCTTACTACTTCCGTTACTAGGTACACTAAAACCGTTATATAGCCATGCAATCCCATGAACGTTTTGCTTTAATTCATACCCTTGACTTTTAAAGCGTGAATATCTGTCAGCAGCCCTAGAGATAACTCCTCCAGCATAGTTATGTTTTTCTTTAAGAATCATGCAACCTACATAAATATTATAGATCGGGTCATTACATGCCTTACCAAAATCTAAACCTAGCTCACCAGTAATATTTTTTTCCGTCTGCATTAATCCAACACAGTTATAAGGGTTTGGTCTTGAATCGTGTTCTCCGCCAGATTCGGTTGCCATAATCACTTTAACCATAAGAGGGTTTACTCCAGCTTTTGCTGCTTGTTCTTTAATATGTTGATTCCACTTATCAGTACCAGCTACCTTACCTTTAAGTCCTGTTTGGTAGTTACCGTTTATGATTTTGTCGAAGTAATTATCTGGTCCAGTGTATTGAGCGACTGTAGGCATCTCACCATTAAAGTTTGCTCCGCCAGCTCCACTTGATGCTGCGACTTCTCCGCCACCTTCTTTTGGCTTCTCTTTTGTCTTTTTAAGTGAGAAACTCTGTAAGAACTTCTTACGTTCTGCATATACTTCTTTTGCTGCTTTTATTTTCTTTATATACATTTCTGTGTTATAGGTTTGTTTATCTTTTTGTGCCATAAAGTTATTCCTCCTTATTTTGATAAGCTAACCATTTATTTTGATTTTCGCTATAGTTAACACAAAAAAGAAGAGGCTATGCCCCTTCTTTCGTTGTTGATGTTGCTGTCTGTTGTTGCCTGTTGTTTAATTGATTTAGTTGGTACGCTTTTTCAGTTCTTGCATACACACCTTCTTCTCCTCCTGAACCAGTAAAGAAGTTAGCTATTTCTATGAATGCATTACCGAAGAATTCTACATCATCCCCGTCATCATGGAATAATGTTGCATTGAACATTTTATCGTATCGACCTGGTGCATCACCATAAATCATACCTGCATGGTTGTTAATACCTGCCGTCAATTCCTTCCCTCTATAATTTAATGGAATCGCCACAACACACTGAAGGTTTTCTTTGAATCGACGATAATGTTCAAATATCATTTCTGTACCAATCCATATTCCTGCATTAATAATGAATCCAACTGGCGTGAAGGAAGCTGCTCCTCGAATCACGCCTAATGCCCCTTTACCAATCTTCGCTATGTCATCAGAGCTTGATAGAACTTTCGCAAAGGCACTTCCTGATTGCAGAATAGCCTTTTTACTTGTGTTCTTAAGAAAACCTGATTTTCCGGGAGCCTTGGTCATGTTTTGGGCTGCTTCTTCAAAATCCTTTACTAACCTCTGTTGCAGAGCCTTAACATCCCCATCTCCTTTCGAGACAATCTCGTCAAGAGTTTTTAGGATCTTGTCCATATCTCCACTACTATTCGCCATACTTATTGTATGTCTAAATCCTTTAGTAGAAACCCATTTACCTACACCAGCAGGAATCCCTTTTGATTTAGTAATCCATTTAGTTAAGTTTCTTCCAGCTTTATTAGCAGCTGCACGTATTGCAACTGTAGCAGCTAATGACTGTCCAAAACTCATGTACCACTTACTCATTTCAAGAATTACCTGGTCATCGTTTACAACCAGTAAGTCTGGTTCAATAGAAGTAATGAATCCTGTCTCCATACTGAAGTGATGTGTAACTGATTTAATTAACGCATTTCCTTGCAGGTCGTTAATCTCATCATTGATGTACATCATGTCATGAGGTTTAGCGGTAGGATCTCCTAGCACCAACAGATTACCCTTGTACATGTCTTTCATGCTATCTCTAAGAGTAGACTGTCCGAAGTATGTAGCCATTACTTCCGAAGTATAGAAGTCCGCAAACTTTGCTACAATATCTGCTTCTACTACTCTTGTTTTTTGTTTGTCATAACGAATATCCGCATCCGCGTAAAGCACCGGTGTTTGTTTTCCGTCATAGTTTACGATAACGTTTGTGAAAACATTATCCTCACTAGCTTTAATATTGTTTTCTATAATATCATAAGCTGACATGTAGAATTTGTTTTGCATGTACGGACGTTTTGACTGTCCTGTAAGGTATCTTGACCATGTTTTTTGTATAGGATCAAACTCATATCGAGAATCATACTCGAACGCACAACGCCAGTACGGTTTACCGAAGAACAATGTCGAGCGTAATTCGAACGGATGGACAGCAGATATATAGTCCGGAGTCGAATACGTAATCGTTTGTATAATATCCCAAACGGTGTTGTTGTAGAACTTAACAACTACGTTATCTTCATCACCTGGGTTAAGGATTTTAAATTTGTTTTCCCATAGTCGCGTCCAGCTAAAATCTTCGAAAATATTATTTCGCTCTCCATTAGGGTGCAACCATTGTGAAAATGTAGGAGTTCCGTTTGAGGAATAAATATTTTGGGCTACTTCACCATATTCATCGTTGAACCATATTAAGTTACCCATAGGTTTCGAATCAGTTGTGCCCTTTGAATCAAATGGCTGTCCAAAATGCATGATTCCTAGAGGATTGTCTTTGAATAGTCGCTCATCTACTACTCCGTTCATGAAGTCTTTAAACCAACTTCCTTTTGAACTCATAAGACTACAAATCAAGTCTCGTGGTTCAGTTACACTGAAGATTCCATCGTTATCATCATCAGGGTCACCAGACACCACGTTTCCTAATTCAACTCCGTCACCTTGAGCAACAATTTCAATTACATCACCAATCTCAAGTTCTGAAATCGTACCATTAAACACTACTGGTAACGCACTAGCTGTAGCACCATAACCCATTCTTAAATGGATACGCGCTCCTGTTTCTAGGAAAAGGTTCTTGTGAATTTCGTTTTCCTTCTTATCAATTAAATCTTGAGGGATTTCATTCCAAACGTAGTTGTCCCACCATTTTAACTGACGGTCTACATAGTCAACATCGGTACGACGAGTTGTTAAGTTTGAGTAAACATTAGTCATAGAGATTACTGCTGTATCTGCAGCAATTTTACGAGAACGGTGAACGTCTATACTTTGAATAGCGTTGAATCCGTACATATTATCCCAAAACTTGTACTTACCAAAGTAATCACCTTCATGGATAATAAACATCTGGAATCCTGGGAATGCACGAAGCATTCTTCCACGTTGGTCATGGTATCTTAAATCATAGAACATTTCCTCATACAGGGTTCGCGGGTCAACATCATTATACAAACGCAGGTCTGTAGATCCTGTTGAAGCTTCAGCCGTCTCATCAACTTGATGAATTGTTTCATAAAGCTTCGCACCTTTTTCGTAGATTTTTTGTGAATACTCGTATCCATTCTTATCTTTTTTACTACCTGCGAATTTGTCTGTTAGTTTATCGGTAGCTTTTCCAAGTGCACCAAACGTAGCAAGGTTACCTGGATTGTATTTCCCAAGAAAGTCTATACCTTTTTCAACCCATCCATCTGTCTTACTTAATTCATATAGCATTTTTAAATGCTTCTCATAAATAGAGTATAGTGAATTTTTATCCAGGGTTTCTAGATGTTTTTTCATAACCTTCTTGATATTTTTCTTATCGGAATCAACTTTCAAGTTATTCGCTTTTAGTACTGATAAATCATAGTACTCAAGCTCAAGAAGTTCATCAACATAGTCATCTTTATTTCCATCACCCATCGTAATACCCTCGTCTAGAGTTAGTCCGGCATACCCTCTATATACATCCTTGTTATAACCACTAAATGTATTAAATGGCTTAGTCGCATAATGGTTGAAACGGTTCATAACGCCACTTGCAAAACTATTATCTTCGATATCTTTAGAGAATTTAATTTTAGCATCTGGCTTTTCATACAGGGCAAACATTCCATCCCAAGGACGACAATAAACTTCATAGTTCTCGCGATCCTTATCTAACTTATCTAGCTTCTCGTAGTGTTCCGCAAGCTGCTTCACTGCTGTTTGTAAATTGTATCTCCAGTTGTACATTAAGCGTTTTACTTCATCAACCTTCATATCAGCTGAAGAAACATCTACTTGCGCTAACCCTACACGTCCAGACTTGCCTACAGTAGGTTTTGTCCCTTTGAAATGTTTCCACTGACTTGTTTTATCAAGGAATGCTTTCATAAGCGTCATAAATCGTTCTTTTGTGATTTTTGATTCTGTTTTAGCGAAGTCCATATGATCCATACCATTTGGTTTTTTAGGCTCTTTAATGACTTCTTTCTTGATCAAATCACCAATAGCAGTAGTATCTGGGCCTCTTAATTTACTTCTTCTCACTTTGAAACTTGCGTAATAAATATCTTCCGCAGGCTGATAAGAGACTACCTTTTTAGTTTTGTCTGCCTCTTTTAAATCCCCGCGACACTCTTCAATGAATGTAGGAGCTGAATAGTATTTCTTAAAGTACTTATCAACTAGACTATTAAGTTCTTGGTATATAAGTGCTTCATCGCCACTAGGGTTTTTAGATAATGTACCATAATCATTTCCGCCATCAGGGAAGAGTGTTTTCCATTCTTCCATAGTCGGGAAAGTTTCATAAGCAAATTTATCATCTTTTTTATCTGTTAAAAACTTTTGAACGTCTGCATTCTTTACAGTTGCAGTGCCGCCTTGGTCAGCCATAACAGCTCCTGCTGATGTATTTGGAGCGTCGGATTTTTTAGCATCTTCCTTTTTACCCCAATCAAACTTCCAGTCAAGAGGTCCTACACCTTCAGTCTTTTCTAACTTCTTAAGCTTGTCCCAGTCCTCTTCAGTCGTATCAAATAATTTCTCTGATTGATTACTTGTGAAAGCAGCTACACCTGTAGCATCAAACATGTTTAATTGATGGTTTCCAAGGTACGACTCTTCAATTAATTGTCTTAACGTGTTACCTGTAGAGAAATAGAAGTCGGGATCAAGATATGTTCCATTTGTTATGTTCGGATATTCTTTTGTACCTGCATCCAGCTCTGGCAATACGGCATTAATTTGAGCGTAAGTAGGAAGTTCCATATCAGGATAAACTTCTAGCTTGTGAAGTCTAGCTTCAATCATACGGTCATTCATAAATGCTGTCTTGTTGATCTTTAACTTCTCAAGATCCATTTGTTTGCTATTACCAGGTAGTGCAGTTAATTCTTCACGTTGACGTTGCGTTTTATCAAACCCAATACCTTGTAACATGATTTGGTATCTTCCTGGGAAGTTAGGAACTGTATTTACAGAGATACTTTCGAACATTACATATCGAATACCAAATAACTGAGAAAGATCATTTTCAATACCGATATATCCATTTGTAATACCTTGATTAAATTTCTTAGCGTATTGGTCAGAAGTTGCAATAAGGTTGTTGAAATCTCTTGCGCCATCTTCATCTACCTCCAAGAGTAAATCAATGTATGGATCTCCACCACCCATATATTGCAGGGTTGCAGCTTCACTAGACTGAACATGAGATATACTAAACTCATTTGAGAAACGAGCATTGATAGAGATTGGGATAACCTTACCAGAGATCGGATATTCTCTCATCGGAATCAAACGTTCACTAGCTTCAATGACTCTCATGTACTCATCAAATTCGTCTTTGTATTTAGCTACTTCATCTTCCATTTTCTTTGCACCGTCTGCAATGTTTTTAATTGCCTTTATCCCAGCATCATTAGCAGGAATACGGAATAGTCCTTTCTCATAATACTTCTTAAATTCCTTTTCAAGTGCTTTTTGGTTACCAGGATCTTTAAGTTCCTTTATAAGGATAAGACCATCTTCCTCTTTTCCTTTGTATGGTTCTTTTGAGTAATCTACTGGAGGATCTTCGTCATAGTAATTAAGCCCAGCAGATATACCTGACCAATCAAATCGAGTCTTAAAGTACAAACGAGACTGGTATGGAATGAAGATTTCTTGATTACGCAGATTAGTAAAGGAGCCCTTGTGTTTACCATCGTAAATTCTAGCAAACAATTCCGCTCCTTCACGTAGAACGTTTTCTGCTTCTTCTCTTTTTAAGTTGTTGTATTTCTTTTTAAGTTCGCTAACCATGTACCAATAGTTACTATCAGCAAATCCCATTCGAAGATCATCAATAATTGTTTCTGGCTTAATCGTAGAATCTTTATAGCGTTTATATTGATCCAGGATTTCATTAGCAACAGAAGCATCTTCTTTTTTGTATTTGTACTCATCATTCTTTGTCTCTAATTCGATTTTTCTTAGTTCTGGAGAATCTGCATTCTTCATGTAGTTGATAGCGTCTCTTCGAGCTGTAAGGAATGACTCATCAGCAAGAGTAAATTTGATATCACTTTTAAGTTGGCCATCTAATCCTTTGAAGTAACGGTACTTGTCTCCGCGAGGAGCTAGGGATTGATTGTAATACCATCTTAGCATTGGGTAATTTACAGAATCGCCCAGTGTACTTTTATCCATTAAGTATGCTTCTGAATTAAATTCAACAAGCGTTAATTTGGCAGTTAAGGACTCTGGAAAATTAGGAACTGTCGTTACTTCGATATTCATTAAAGCTACATCACGAATACCTAATACATCATTAATGTAGTAGTTATCAATAGGAAGAAACGGTGCTTTAGCGAATTGTGCAAGTAATGGTCTAAGTCCATCAACGTAAAAATACTTAGCTTCTTCTCCTTTTCCGTATTCTTTCTTCCAAGGGTATTTCTTACCATTAATTGATTCTAGATCGTGGAAATAAAGATCCATGCTTAACGTAGTAAGTGTTTGACCGCGGTTAACTAATACAGAGGATTTTGTACGAAGTGTTTTTATTTTGGAGATGTTTGAAGTTTTGTTTACATCAATAGAAGTAGGTGGAATTGTAAGAATTACATCACCAATCCTAACTTTAGAATGTCTTTTTAAATCTTCGACTGAACTAATACCCTCTGTAAAAATTGACACCCTATCGTCATAAGGGCTGAAAAAGTCCAAAGCGTTATGAGCAGGAGTTGTTGTTCCTTTTATATTTGTCGTTTCGGGATTGATATCTTCATCGTAAGGTTCATCACTACCGATATCAGGAGTACTCTCTGCATCGCTTCCACCTGTTGAAGGGGCACCAATACCTGTGTCATATGCTTTTAAATTTAATTCCTGAATCCAACTCAATGGATTAAGAACTGTTAAAGTATTTGCATACTCAAATGGGAAAATACCAAGAGGAACTTGAGGAAACTTCTTAGATTTTGTTACTAAAAGGGACTTGTTTACGTGTACAAGTTTCTGACCTTCTGCGCTATTAACCCTGTTAAATAGGATATCAGCACTTTTGTCTTCCGTAGCATAAACATCTGCAATATATCGACCATATTTTGCATCAGTCAGAGGTGCTTCTCCCATTTTCCGACGATCAAAGTGAATAACAACAAGTGGTTTTTGGTTTGCTTTCCAACCTAAGAGTGTCTCGTTTTGTTTATGGGCTTCTTCCCCTACTTCGTACATATCTTGCATTGTAACCCCGTATGTTTTTCCTAACCTAGTATTTTTAGGGTCTTTATAGGATTCTGCTCCCGGCTGCAATGTTTCTGGTGTTTCTACGCCGTTATATCGAATTGTGATTGTTTCTTCTACTTTTAACTTAGAAGATAAGAAATCAGATAACTTTACCAGTTTTACATCAATTGTATCACCATCTGTAACTTTCTCTAATCTTCCAACCGCAATATAGTCTGAAGTAACAACTGATTCTTTATGTTCTTCCATTGCACTAAAGAATCCACTGCTCTCTTCTTCTGGTTTTTGCTGCGCTATTTCTAACGGATTGCCAAGCACTTCTTTTTCGTAGTAGAATTTAGCGCTTGATAATAGTCTGTGAGAATTGTAGCCACAATCTAAATAGATGATTTGGTTACGCATCGTAGTGACTTCCATCTCTCTATTATCAGCTATTGAATAAAAACTAATGTCTACAGGGTAACGAGACACTTTCTTTTCTACTTCATTAAGGAACATGTTGAATCTTGGGCTAGTTGCTACACTCCCCTTGCTCCCTACATTAATAAACGTGTAGTTCTGATTTATGTATATACCAACACGCCAAGGCGCATCTTTTCTAACTCTTGTTAGAGAGGTAATTAATATTTTCTCTTTCATTCATGTCACCTCTTTTTTGTAGTAAAACAAAAAGAGCTAACAAAATGTTAACTCTCATTTGTCTATTAATATGCATAACCCTTATTCATTGCATTTGCAACCGCGCCCTCTAACCACTTGTTATCTATGTTTCTCGAATTGTCATTTACATTCACATTTGTACTCATTTTGACATTCGACATAGCCATGATTTCATTGTTTAGCATAGCTGCTAGGTCATTATGATTCATTCTCTTAGCAGCCGAAGCCTTTACAGATATATTGATGTATTCACCGTTCTGGTTAGGTGTTACACGAGCTGTAGGAGCCCCTAAAGTTTCTGGTGCCACTGGTGCCATTTCCTGTAACCCTTCTGGTGTAGGTGCGCCTTTCATTAGGGCGTTTGTTGCCCATAATGCACCGAACCCCATAAGTCCAACCCCCGCGAAACTTGCTGCGCTTCCACTAAATGCTTTCTTACCAGCAGTTGCAATATCTGAAAGGGACTCATTCATTTCATCTCTCATTGTACGATGAAGTGGCATTGCTTCATTTGACATGATTTTTGGCTCAACAGCTTTTCTTTCTCCCATGATTTCAACAGAACTAACTGCATCGTCTAAACGATCTTCAATGTTTGCATATCTGCGCTCATGAATTCGTTGTACAGATTTTTCGAAGAATTCCTGGTGCTTAGCCATTCTCGCATTACCGTACTCTTTAGCAATGTTAGAGATTTCAGTTACAGCATCCATGCCTGGGATGTGCTCACCTGTTTTGACCATGTTGGAGAAGTTATGGAATCCAATACCTTGAGAAGCAGCTACAAGTAAACTTGATTGTCGGTATCCTTGAACACCCATTTCACTATAAACTTCTTCTGCTCCACCTAAGATTTGAAGAGACTTCTTAATGAATTCCTGATTTGATCCTTTGTAAACTTCACCTTTTCCTACTTCTAGGAATGGTTTGCTCTTAAATAGACCACGATCAACAAGGTCAGCTGAAGCTAAATCATAATCCAATCCGTTACTAGGATTATTAATTTTATCAATCATGCTGTAAAGGTCGCCCATTACCTCTTCTGCAGTTTGCTTAGAACCTTCTACTTTCTTAGCCGAGATAGACTTCTGAGAATATTCACGAAGGAATTCATCCACCATTGCAGTTTCTCGTACATAATCATCTCTAGAGTATTTCATTGCTCCTTCTGCTTCATTGAATAGCTTGTATTTCGTTTCCGCCATCGTCATAAACGCTGCAGACATTCTCATACGTGTATTATCTACACTACCAAATTGTAGAAGAAGGTTGCACGAGCTAAGATTGATTTTTCGTGTTCGGCCTTACCTAGTCCGAATTCACCATTCTTAACTGTTCCCCAATCATCATATACACCCGTACTTTGAAGAGATTCACGAATCTTTTCATGTGCTTCAGCACCGTGTAGGTGTCCAAGTGTAAGATTCTTAGTGCTATTACCTGAGAAGAATGCTTCGGAAGCAGCTACAACATCTTTATGAGTTGCGTCTAAACCAGTAGCACTTGATACGCTTGTACGGAAGTCTTTTTCCATACTGTTCATAATTACGTCAGCTGCCAATTGGTTCTTCGCTGTATCAGAATTATGTAGCTTAGTGATGTCCTTTAATACTGCACTTCTTTGTTTCTCATCATCTATTCCATAATGAGTTAAGAATACCGCTAAGTTATCTCCGTCAAAGTCACCAGAAATACGTTCGGCCATACCACGCAATCCGACTACTTGCCCTTCACCAACAGCATCACTGATTTTCAATTTAAGAGCTTGAGTCGTACCAACGTCAATCGATGGGTAACGAATAGTAGTTGAGAACACATCGTTTTTGTTCCAGTTTTTCACAACATAATCCGTCATGTCCTCTGGTTTGATTTTCGCAGTATCTGTACCCCAAGATTTCGCAATGTTCTCAGCCTTGTCGCCAATTAAATTACGAACATCTTTCTCGTTCATGTAGACTTCGCCCTCTTTAGCGATACCATTGTTTACCCACTTTTCGCCGTCTTTCTGATAAGCTAAAGCAGGGTTAACGCCTCCAAATTGGTATTGAGAAGACATTGGAAGTCTTCTTGCCATAATCTTAGCCATACCTTCTTTTGAAGTTGAATCACCAAGAGTTGTAACAAGATTAGAAACTTCTCTGTTAATCTCTGTTTCTAAATTTCCACGTCGTTTAGCTACATCTTCTGCAGAGAATTTATCTGTTGTGAATAAGCCATTGTATTCTTCTGTTTTTCTCGCAATAGAAGCATAGTGACCTTTTAATGTATCGAGGAACTCTGTCTTCTCAACATAGTTAACATCACTAGGTAGCTTCATTGAATTGATATCAAGAAGAGGAATGTGTTGGTTCCCTGCGAACTCCGGAAGTTTTAAGTACGCTGTTCCTTTTGTGCTAAGTAGGTGCTCTTGAATCTTTTTACCTTTACCACCAGACTCTAGATTAAACTCTATTGCTCCGGCATTAATAATCGTTTTATTGTAATCACCAACAGTGAATGTTTGACTATGACCAGGCTTTTGAGGAATTGCTTCGAATGAATCCTTACTTACATGAAGTACTCCACCTTTCATCTGTGCATTTACATCCGTCATTACCCCCATACCATCAGAAGTGTAATCAATAACTACATCTCCTGCTTTAGGAGTCCAACCGTTATCGTAATTACCAGCAACTTTAACCATTTCGTTAAATACTTTTTGCTGAGCTTTAATTTCTGGTGCAGTTTGAGAACCATAAACCATATCACGCATGAAGCTAGCATGTGTAGAAGTCTCTCCTGGTTTATATATGCCTGTTCGAGTATAAGAACGATCTAACATATCTATCTCTTTAACAGTTATCTTACCGCGGTCAATTCCACCCTGACGATTCCAAACATCATGGGCCATTGTGATATCAGCAAACACTTCACGATTAAGACCTAACTCATTCATCCACTTAGCTGAAAGTTTCTCGCGACCTTTTTGATCAAGCTGTTTTCCATCTAAACCAAAGTTGGAATCTACAACGTATTGACCATTTTGATTAGTAGTTTTAATACCAAGCATTTGTTCAACATCTTTGTAGAATGAAGACAGTGCTTTATCTTCCGAACCGTAACCAGTGATTTTCTTATCTACTGTGCCGCCGAATTGTTGACGAATCTGAGTATCATAACCACGAATTAATGCCGGTAAATCAGTAGCACCTTTCTTTTCTCCAAGATGAGAAATTACCTGCTCTACTCCTTCTACGCCATATAAGTCACTCATAACTTCTCCAAGCATAGGAGTCATAGTAGCACGGAAACCACCTTCAGTTACTGCTTTGAATCCATGTCCTGTTTTACGTTGTCTACCTAACACAAGAGATCTCTTATCAATGTCATCTGCGTTGAATCCAAGGATAGATACTTTATCACCTTTCTTAAAACGTTTGTCATCAACAATTTCATTTTTAATATTGTTAATTTCATATTTTCCAAGTGTAAGATGATTCTTCTCATTAAACATAGAATTTATATCGATATTTAATGGCTTATCAAAAGTGATTCCTTTCTCTTTCCATAGACCATTACCAAGACCTTGTTTTTCAGCCTCTTTTTCAATAGCTACTTCAATAGAATTGTTGAACATTACTTTTTCAGCGTTCATATTAATACGAACTTCGTCCATTCCATCAAAGGCTTTCATTAGCTTGTGATCCATAAACGCTAGACCTTCACTAGTCGAAAGCATACCCATATCTAAAGATTTCTTCATTTGTCTTGCTTCTACAGGTGAGATTTGATTTTTAGATTGAGCTGTATCAATCATGCTCTTGTATTTCGCAACAGTATTAGCATCTTTTAGCTTCAATGCAATTTCTTCATCTGTCATATAACCTGTTTGCATTGTAATACCGCGGACCTCATTTGCATCATCAAGTGCTTTATATGCAGCTGACGAAATAAAGCTGTTTTTTGTACGGAACGATTGGTCTTTACCAGAACCACGTAATACTTTCGATGCAACTTCTTGGTCTACTTTTCGGTAGTTGATTGTTTTGTGTGGATTCTCTACTGAATCAGCATAGTAGTTACCTAATGCCATATAAGTACGAGCATCTGTATTTGCAGTACCGACGAAACCTTTTGAAGCAGAACGGTTATTAATACCAAACATACTTCCTTTTAATCCAGAAGCACCATTTGCGAAATCAAGAAGTCCTCCGGCAGTAGCGTAACCTTTTGCTCTTTGTCCCATTGCTTCAAAGAATGTAATCCCTTTTTCTTTTGCATTTTGAGCAATAATATCAGCAGAGGTGTTCAAACCTAATCTTTTTTGATTTGCCTTATACCAAGCTTCTGCATAGCCCGTGATATCCCATTTACTTGAACGAACTTCACCACTAATAGCTGATTTAATATCAAACATTTCTTTATCATCGAAATGTAGTTTTCGACTTGCATCAGTAGGGACTGGATCTACCTGTCTTCCAACACGATAACGAAGTCCTTGTCTGATTTGAACAAATGCGTTCTTATTTCCTGTACCTTCAGCTATCTCAGACAACTCTTTTGCTTTCTTAGAGTAATCAAGAATCATATTAAGAGCATCTGTAACTGATGTACTATGATAAGCTCCTTTTGCACCAATACCAGAACGAACAACAGAAGCTTTTCGGTTGCCACCGTATTTTACCTTCATATCATTATCAAAGGATGGAAGTTCAATAGTAGCTAGTCTAGGGTTACGAACTAATTCTTCATATGTCTTTACTTCGCTTAAATCCATACCACTCTTTTTATCAGCTAAGATAAGTAGAGGATTTCCGCCGTCCATAAATCGAATTTGAGTATTAAAGTCATTGCTGTAAGACGATAAAATCTTACCTACAAGATCTTCATACTTTGCAGCCATACCACTTGCTTTACTAATTGTGTCTGCATCGTTCATTCCATGTGTGCCGAAATTCTTCTCAAATAATCTCTTAATACGATTATCCTGCTCTCTTAAGAATCCTTTTAGTGGACTATTACCATTTAATATGTCTTTAGCATTTTTGTATGAACGAGCGTTCTCAATGCTTTCATGCATAACATCTGGTAGGTTCTTCATTAACCCTTTGATTGCAGTTGTTCGGTTATCCGTCATTTGATTAGTTACTTCACGAACGAAATTGTCTGTACCCATATTTTCTACCTTGTCACGAACAAGATTAGACATTTCAGTAAGAGCTGTTTCGATTTTATTACCCGACATAACTTCCTGTTTCATCTGACCTATAAGATATTTTACATCGTTAGAAGCTTTACCTTCCGGTGAAAGTTTGAAGTTTTTAATGATGATATCCTGTAATTCGTCAATACGAGCCATCTTGTATGACTTTTCAGGATTTCCAATGCGATCCCCTCTTCTTCCATTAATGTAAGAACGGAAAGAACCTTTGATTGAGTTCGTATCTTTTGCATTGAAAATTGTTTTATCTTCTTCTCCAAAAGCAAAATCGAAAAATCTATTTCCTTTAGCAGTTACATGAGCTTTGTTATCGCCTTGTTCATCTAACTTATTTTTAAGGTGTCGCAGAGCAATTGACTTCTGTTCGTCACTTAACCCTGAAGCTTTTAGAGTGCTCATAGCTGTTCCCCATACGTCTCTTTCCCCTTCTAATCGTGCGACCATATGAGGGAACTTCATAGCTAGTTCTTCTGTTCCTCCATTTTTAACAACGTGTGATTTCCAGTCAAAACCTTCTCCGACACTACCTGCTTTATCTAGATAGTTGTAGTATTCATTCATTTTCTTCCATCCATTATTATCGAACATTCTTTCATATTCACGGAAGGAAGCGTCATGTTTTACTTTTAAATCACGCAGGCTTTTAGAAATTGCATCATCCATTGGCATGAAAGAACCATGAATTTGCTGAGCTAGTCCTTCTTGAGTTTCAGACATTAATAAGATGCTTTTACCTTTAATATCTTTAGAATCAAGTCTTGCACCGAACCCTTTCTTATCTGTTCCTGGTAATGCTACGTCTTGTAAAAATTCTTTAATTGTGAAATTCTCATTTGAAGGAAGAGATGTGTTTAAATTAGCCCATCGGGGTTTCATCTTTCCATCGCCCTCAACTGTTCCCACAAGATTGTACTTGTGCTTCTCTTTATCAAAATAACCACTTTGATAAGAGAATACGTCTTGTCCCGCTTTTAGGATTTCTGTTTTTAATGTAGAAGGATTAAGGGCGTAAGCTGGAGATTTCTTCGATTCTTGGATGAATGATTTGATTTTGTTGTGGGTGAATCCCGCAATTTCAATATTCGCCTGAATATCGTCTTTTGCTAAGTGATACAAATAAGAAGATTGATTCGCTTTAATCTTTTTCTTACTTAATAAAGATTGATGGATATGTTCTTGTCGTAAACTTGAACCAGTTAATGAGTATGGATCTTTAGCAGTAGCAGAATATCCATGATAAAAATCTAATGAATCTTTTGATACTTTTCTAAAGAACTCTTTTGTGCTTTTATTTCCCGCAGCACCAATAATAGCTGGTAAGTCATAGTGGTGAATGTTGTATCCACCTAACTTTGAATTAGTAGATCTAATCTGATTCTGGAAGATAGATAACGCATCTTCAACCTTTGTTCCTTTGTGGTAAAGGTTATTAAGGCCTCTCTCAATTTCTTCTATTGTATTTCTTGTAAAAGCTGTACCTGCAGAAGGAACACGAGAATGTCCTAGTAAAGACATGTAAGCTTTTCCGTTACTTGTAGCACTTTTAAATTTACTCGCATCAGAATACTTAGCTAAATCCAGTAATGTACGGTGCATATCTTGTGAAACTGCCATCATTGGATTTTGTTTTAATCTGTTAATCTGTTGCTTTAGTCGAGCATACTCATCTTTTCCGGGAGCGACTGCCATTGAAACAATAGAGCCATGATTTTTAACAAAATCTTTTCCATTAAATTTAGTCCCGCCAAAGGATAACTCAGTCATTGCAAACAAATCTAACCCCTTATTACTTCTCATGTGTTCGGGTGTACCAATCGCTTCTATATCAAAGAACAATACGTTGTCATCACCTTTTAGACTCATAAAAGGATTTAATGCTTGTTGAGCATTCACATTAAAGCTATTTGGAGTACGAGCTGACTCCCAAATTCCTAATGAACTAATACGATTGTCTTTTGTTAATTCGTTATATGTTTGAGCTATTGCGCTTTGTCTATATTCAGCAGCAGTACGTTCTGCTGCGTTCTCCATTCTAATCTTGCCTGAACCATCAGCAGATTCATAAGCAGGTGTTAGTGCTCTGTTTTTTATAGGTACTCTTTCGATTCCTTCCATAATACCCTCCTAATAAATAACGGCGCCCGTCTAAAAAGACTGAACGCCGCTTAATGTATTTTAGAATAATGAGGAATGTATCCCTGCATTAAGATTATCTAAAATTTCATTTTGCATATCTTTCATGATGTCGATGGAAGTATTAATTCCACCTGGTCCCTCTCCATAAGAAGTTGTTAATTGGACATCTACATCTGACAATCCCATTCCTGATAACACCTCACGCAAGCGACCTGTATCGATCAAACTACTTAAAGAGTGTATTGGTATTGCTTTTTCTCCTGATTTCTCCGCTCTAGCTTGGTCTTTACTCCAATAACCAGAAGTAGTTGGGTTTACACCTTGCTTTTTCATAACCTTGATTTTTATATCATCAAGATTTGTACCCGCGTTCCATCCGGACCAATTTTCACTCGGTAGATAATGACTATCAAAGTAATCTTCAATATCTTCTTGCTTATCTACCTTAAGCCCCCAACTACCTTGTAAGATTCTTTTAATGTCCTCAGGAACATACTTTAGAATCTCCTGACGCTCTTTACTACTAGTCGTCTCAAGGAATCGAGGAATGTATTCTCGCTCTTTTGGTGTTAAGGCTCTCATTAACGATGTTCTATCAGAGGCTCCAGTCTCACCCATACTATATAGAGTACCTTCATATTCTTGTCGATACTTAATAGCTAAAGATGTATACTTACCTGATTGATAGGCTTCTTTTGCAGAAGAAATACCTTCTATTTCGTCAGAGAGTTCATGAATTTGTGATTTAACGGCTTCGGTGTCACCATAACCCATTTTTTTAGCCCACGACAATGTTTTCTTCTTGTCTGTTAGGTAACGTTTTAAGCCTTTATTTTTTCGTCCTTTTTCTGCTGCAGCATCAAAGAATTCTTCTACATCTACGTCCTCTTCACTTTTAGCAAGCTGACTAGCTTTTTCGTAAAGACCACGATACTTAACGTATTTTAAACGGTCAAAGTACTGGTTAATTTCTCGCTCATCCTCACGCTCTTGAGGGATCCAAACATTATCTAACCCAGGAAGGATTCTGCCTGCTCCTTCATCTAATACACGAAGAGTAGAAAGTCCTGCACCGATAGCGAATCCAGCGACACGTCCTAACCCTTTAGCTTTTGTAGTCTTCCCCCAAAGGTGACCAATGGCTGCCATTTCTGCACCAGCAATAAGTGGATTTTGAGAAGCAACCGTATTTACCATCGGTTTAATCCAACCTTCATATGGCTGTGTCCAAGGTCTCCAATCTGAACCGTATACTTGATCTCTCTTATAACTTTCAATCGGTGTACGTACTTGTAAAAACTTATCAGCTAAGATTCCGACGAAAGGTATTTTAGGAAGAATATCATGCGTTAACATCTCAGTATACTTACCGACAGTTACCATGTCATTTGAATAAAGAGCCCTTGTAGAAGTCGGGCTGCCATCATCTTTTATCTGAACTGGATTTTTCCAAGTTCGGTTTGCGATAAGAGCATTTAATGATTGACCTTTGTTAGTCTCAAACCAGAAACGACCATCTTCATTTTTGTTCGTGTATACAACAGCATCCATTGAGCCATATGTGTCAGTATTCATTCGTGCAACAGGGTCGTCAGCGATACCAATCTTAACTTTCTCACCAACTTTTAGATACTGCCCCATCCAATCAATAACATCTTGGTTATCTTTTTGTGTTAATTTGATACCAGCTAATTTAATTGGAGCATCGAACTCTCGAACCATGAACGTATTTGCATCGATAATTTTAGAGATTGTTACATTCTTTTCTTGAATGTCAGCATTTGAAAACTTCTTATCGTACCAATGATATGTATCCTGTTTGTCGTGAACCTGTTTCTTAATCTCATCAACTTCTTTGGCCATATCTTCTGTAAGACCACCAGATTGACGCAGTAATGAGATTTGATGCTTAGCTACTTTATACTGTTCACTATCAGGATCAACATCTGCTAAGATACGGAAACGGTCAAACACACCGTAGTCTGCAAATTCACCAGAACCAGTTCCGTCCGGATGAAGCTTATAAAGAGTTTCATATGCTTTACCAGGAAGTCTTATTTCACCCTTCTGTATTTTCGCATATGGATCACCGTGTAAGAAATCTGTTGATGAACCTATACCTGGCAACCATTCAGGCATCGTGTTTCGAATTGGAGAGTAATAATCTTTGTTAGGGTCACGAGGAACATAACGACGACCAATCTCCGATAGTGCACCACCGGCACCACCAAGGTTCATATCCCAAAAAGCACGACTTGGAGAAGTCATTAATGTTGATGGAGCAAGTGTTGTTCCACGCCATGACTCTTCATATCCAATTCCTGTTTTCGTTAAGAAACCATAGATACCACCTAACTCAGAAGCACTGTAGAATCCGTCTTTAAGCAAGCCTGTTAAATTATCAAGTTGACCAATACTGTCAAGATCTTGAGGGACTCCCATATTTCGAAGCTTCATTAAACTATTAACTGTGCTAGCTTCTACACCATCACCCATTTGAGCAAGTTCATAGTTTTGTTCAGCTAAAATGTTTTGGGCTCTTGTAGCACCACTCATACCTCTACCAATAATACTTCCGCCAACCGCTGTTCCACCTGATCCACCTATAGAACCTACAGGGCCTCCTGCACCACCGCCTGCAACGTTTGTTTTATACGTAGGTGTAATTCCATTGCCGTAGTTAACAATACCAGCATCAGCACCATAATTAGCTGCTGAACCACCAAAGTAATCACCTGTTCCTTGATCAGCGTACATATTATATTGTGTGACTGCACCTGTTCCAGAAATACCAACATAAGAACCATCATTAACTGGACTATACTTATCTTGGATGAATTGGTTGATAGAAGAAATATATTCTTCATGTGCTTTTTCTAACCCCTTGTGCTCTTTACGAGGTTTTAAGATTCGACCAACAGTTCCATCGACAAGGTTACCGACGATAGGAATGTTTTGTAGCTCACTGAAACCACCAGTGATTGCATATGGTCTATCTAGTTCGTGTTTGTTTTCATAATGATAAGGGTCTGTTAGGAAGTGTTTAATAGGAGCGAACGGATGAGTTAATGTAGGCATCCAGTTATTTGCCCAGTACTCACTTTCACTACCATACATAGTATCTGTGAATTTATAATCAGACTTTAATTTACGATACCAGTTGGCTTCAAAGTGGTCGATTCCTCCACCAGCCCAAGGAGAAGGAGAACCAACTCCCCAGTATCTATTTTTACGGATTGCATCTTCACCAGATTCGTAGTACTCTCTAGTATCTTCACCGCTACGGAAATCACTAAATATGCCGAATGTTAAAAAGTCTAATTGCTTAACTCCAAGCCATTCTCCAACTTGGTCAGCACCTGCATTTTTAAATACATTTGCCCAAGGACGTAACGCCTTGTTAATACCAAGCCCTTCTTTAATACTTTGAAGAGTTGTATGAGTGTTTACGTATGCGTCTGCTGCTGTATCACTAACCGTATCCCCTGTTAATCCATCAAAGTAAACAGCTTGTTGATATGCTGCATATGGAAGAACAATACGACGTAAATATTGATTACCGATAATACTTTGGAAAGAACCTAGATTCTTCTGAGATAAACTCAATCCGAAGTTACCTAACTGATTATCTAGACGTTCTGCCAATCCGTACATAATAGCAGTTGAAGTTGTTACATTTTCTAAGGAATCTCCATTAATGTGTCTTCCTGCTAACATCTCTTTTGAAACTGCTAGGCCTTGTTGAACTAATGTTGAGGAAGCATTTCTTGCATACATTTCTGTATTAATTGCAAGATCCCAACCATCATCAATTGGACCGTAATTTTTTAGGTTATTTATGTTTAGCTCTGATACGATTTCCTTACCAGCTTTACCAAGCCCACTTTTACGCATGATGATGAAATCAGCACCATTAGGAGATGGCTTGCCCGGTTCTGGTTTTCTACCTGTAAGAGGTTGAGCACGTAGAATACCTTCTTGAAGATCTTGACCAAAACCATTTAGAATAACTCCGCCGCTTTCAAATACTAACTTAGTATCATCATAACCAACATCGCCTTTATGAATGTTCATTACGTCCTCAAGGAATGTCTTCGCTTCACGAGGTCTTGCATCAATACTGTGGATATTGTCATAACCTAGAATATCAGTTAATGTTTCTAAATCCTTCGCATTCTTTACGTCTGATTCAGAGAGAATGCCTTTATTTCTTGCATCGATTAAATATGCAAGGGAACTTCTTTGTCTTGCTCCATTTTTAACAACATCCGGGGCAAAGTCTCCTGCTTCATTATCTAATGCTCTTAAAGCATATTGATGGAAAGAACGTCGAAGTTTTTCAGTTGCAGGAATAAGTGCTGCATCGTCACCAAATGTAGGAACCATAAATTCCATTAAAGATGGTAGGTTTTTATCGACTGCTGCTTCCCTTGAGGAGTTAAATCCTTCAGGGTCATTAATGTACTTCTGCGTCCATCTACCTAATTCCTTAACAGATGGATCTTCATAATGTTTTAAAGCATCTCTACCTGATAAGTCTTCATTGTATACAGAACGAGTATGAGACTTGTACATTCCTATGTTAGATGATTGATTTTTAAGCTCTTTATTAAATATAAGAGCTGCATCTTTTACATAGTCGTCATCAGTTAATCTAGCAAAGTCAAAAGCTTCTCCATTTACTTTAATGTGGTCAAATAGCTTGTTTACGTGAGGAGAAAGAACTTCTGTAGCTTCACGGGTAAGACTTGTTGCGCTCTTATCCATACCAACACGCATAACATTGTAAACATCACGAATCATATCTGATTGGTTTTCTTTAGAGGTATGTAAATCATATACTAAACCTCTTAATGCATTTGGCCCGTACATTGGATCTGCAAGCTTATCCCATGCTTTTCTGTATGTTTCTGCTCGGCTTTCATTTTCCTGATATCCAACGTCGAATAGTTTCTTCATCCATCCACGTTCATCCACTACATCTTTTTCACTGTAGTTGGTCATGTTTTTATGCATACGTGAGAATGCACCGAATTGTGATGGAGCCAAGTATAGACCTTCATCAACTAAATCTAGTCCACCTGTTTCTGTATAACGAAAAACATTTCCACCAGTATAGAAATGATCACTATTCTTTAGAGGATTGCGGATAGCTCCTTCTTGAGTTGTTTTAGCTACCCCATCGAAAGCTTGGTCACCTAAGTTCCTTACAAAACCGTGAACCTGTCCAGCACCTAATACTTGAATCCCCTCTTTTGCTTGACCAGAACGGAATGCTTGCCAAGGTGTTAAATCAACCGGGTTAATATTAAGAAAGGGAACTTTAACACTTTCTTGGAAAGAATCTATTGCACTAACAGCCCCAGATTTTAAATGTCGATTGTCTATCATCTCACCTGTTTTTGCATGAGTGTATAAATTCTTATCAAGAATCATATCTTCGAAGTTAAAAGATATTCCTTTTTTACCTAACAGTGCATTTAAATCTTCATTGTGTTTGTTGTTGTCTAAGAATTTTCTTAACTCCTTAGTAACATCGATAGACTTTTCATTTCCTTTTTCATCAATATCATCAACAATTAATCCATATTTACGTTTAGTAGCTACGTCAAACTTCTCAGCATCTTTTAACGTAGTGTGATTAAATCCTTTTTTCTTAAATTGAGTACTTAATACATCAGTTTGCTTGAGTGCATCTTGAATGAAACCATAAGAAGAAGCAGTCTCCATCGCTTTCGCTTGAGATAGGATTGATCCTTTATTCCCCTCAAATACTTTTTTAGTATCTTTATACTGCTCAAGAGTTTGAAGCATTTGTTTTTGGAATACATTTCGTTGTGTATCATCTTGGAATTTAACCTTATGAGAGTACTTCCCATTTTCAAGTTGCTTTATGAAGTCATCAACGTGATCAGCAGGACTATTAAAAATACCTTTATTCTGATTGTGGTAATGGGTAAGAGCATTAAGAATCTTGTCCCCACCATTGTTTTTAATAGAGGATTGTTTTCGTAGGTTTTCAAGGATTTTATTTTGACGGAATGATTGAGTAGCAGCGTATTCAAACTTATTAAGACCACCCATGTTTCTTTTATGGAATTCTTTATAGTAACGACTAACGAATTCTGTATTGTTTTGACCTGGGCGATTCGTAAGCATTTGTCTCTTCTTGATATTGTTACGGACAGAAGCTTCGAAGTTTTTATGCATTTTCTCCTGTATGTTACTATCAAATCCACCACGTAATGTTCTAATAACAGATGGATTATCACCAAGAGCATCAGATATTCCCTTCATAAATACTTTTGCATCGGATAAAGCACTGTATGCATGTCCATCCTTGCTTAATACCCTACTTCCAGTGACCGCTGCATTACTAGATAAATCAGACATAGCTTTACCTATCATTGCTCGGTTACGGTAAGCCATTACTCCTCCACCGATAAGGGAACCTGTTTTTGCTATATTACTAAGCAGATGACTCTTCTCTTTCTCTTCACCCGTATAGCGTTTATCAGCCATACTTATTCACCACCTTACTGTTCTTGTTGCATATCTGATTCATTCACTAATTGTAATCCTCTTAGATTTTCAAGCAACCATTTAGCTTTAACATAATACTCTGCTGTTTTAGCCATTGGCCATGATTCTATTTCGCTTAATGGGATATCTTGAAATGCTTCTTTTATTACTAATGGAAGTTGATTTTCTGAATCCTCCATATGTTTTTCCCATCTAGCTATCATGATCTTAACTTTTTGTGCCTTTGTATATCCTGACTCTTCTAGAATAGAACGACAAAGAATTTCTGGTACACCTGCAAAAATATCTAATGAGTAGTCCTCAATAACTGGTTCGATAACGCAAGTTTTACAGATGTATTCTGTTCGTTCATAGTCATCGTTGTATACTTCCTGGGCGATTTTCAACTCTTCTTTACTTAATGCACGGAAGAAAAATAGTACATCACTTATTTCCTGCATGAAAATATGTCCGTGTTCTTCATGCCACATACGCAATTGTTCTTTGAAGTATACTTCTTCTTCATACGTTTCAAATTCAATAGGTAATTCTTCTACCTTGTCATTCAATAAATTAGGATCGATTAACATGTTATTTCCCCCTTATAATAAAAATAGGAGGCGATAATACGCCTCCTCCGCTTTTAGCTTAAGCGCATTGCGCCTGTTTTCGCTACGAATCCTGACTTCTCTAACACCATTTCATGTAACAGTGTAGGAATACCAGCTTTACCATTTGTCATATTCATGAAACCGTAGTTAGCAGGGAAAAGAACTGCTTTCTCACAAATACGTTCTTCTTTATAGAAGTTATCTGCATTTGGAATTTTAGCAATATCCTTGTATTCTTTACGCTTAATTGGGCGCCATACGAATTGGTTTTCTTCATCAAATTCAGTGTAGTATACTTCTCCTGCGTACATTGACTTCCATTTTTCTAACTCGTTATAAGTTGGACCACCTGGGAAGATTTCTTGTTCTGCTTTTGAAACATCATCTTCATCAAATTTTTCTCCTGCTGGTACAACTGGAGCTTCTTGATCCTCCATGAAAACTTCTTCTTTTTCAGTACGTTTTGCCATTGTGTTTCCTCCTCTTTCTCTCATAAATATAAACGACTTTTAGGTTACTATAACTCTGTTATGTAAACCGTCTAGTCAGACTAATACGCTTTTTGTACATTTCCTGAGATATCTTTCGCTATAAAAGTATATACTTCAGAAATGGGGTTTCCAGATGGATCTACTCTCTGAGAAACACCTGTTAGTTGTACACCGACAATTGTTTGAGCGGTCTTGTAGCTTCCTGCTCCTCTAACAGCGCAAGGATTATTCCCGTAAGTTAATAAGATATTGAAACCATGTTCCTTTAAAGCCTTATTCTTTGCGTTTTCATTTGTGCTATAAAAGAATGTATCGGTTTTACGACTATCTATTAACTTAGAAGAATTAGAGTTTGTTCCCCACAGTGCATTTTCATAATCATCTGCTAATGCTTGGAAGTTATCTATAAGGTCTTCAACCTTTGTGTTTTTGTGGGCACTCTGTCCACCATCACCGTTAAATTCTGATAGGTTGAACCACTCTTGTTCGTCTGTCATTTCAGAACTTAAACTATTAAGTACGGTTTGTAAATAACCAGCTTCTTTGAAGTTGATAGAAAAAGAACCTTGAACAAAACGATTTCCTCTAGCTACCTTGTCCCACGTATATGAAGCAAATCCGTAAATTGGTGCTAATTGCTCTTGCATTGTCCATTCAATCTCTACAATTTCATCTATCCAGTTGTCCCCGAAATAGATTCTGATATCTGTTCCTGAGTAATAATTCGCATAACCCTTTTTAGATTGACCTGTTGGTGTGTAAGCTCCATCACTCATACTTCTTACCACCCTTCATCAAAAACATCTGGTTTCATTGTGTCTATATCTAAAGCAATGAACTCCATTGTATTTTCTGTAATCATGTCTTCAACCGACATCGTTTGTCCTTCTGAGATAAGATATACCCCATAGATTACTAATCTTGAAGACTGTCCATACTCATTCATAAAGTTAATTGTTATATCGAATGGTGGAAGCTCATCACTCTTATTAATAGGACAATTACCTGAATTGTTATTATGATCTCTCATGATTTCATATAAAACGTGACGGTCAAATACAGTAAAGATTAGACTTCCTGCCACCGTTCTTGCTCCACGCACAACACCTTTAGCTGCAATCTGCCCCAAGGCATACACCGGAGCTGTTGGTCTAAATACAGAATAAGAGATTGTCTGTAATTGACCTAACACTACAGACTTACCGCCTTCGGGAGTTACAACAGCAACAATATCCGTACCTGCAAAACTCGTATAAGTCTTCTGGTATTTACTTGTCATGAAGACACCTGCCTTTCTATTTTCTATAAACGGAACATAACCACTCGAAAATAATTTTGCTACCAAATACAAAAAAGAGATGCCGAAGCACCTCTTTAGTTGTTATTATTCTACTTCCCAATCATCTTGTGGACGCATCTCAACGATGTTACGAGCGATGAAAGTACAAGCTTTTTCTGTAGTGTTATCATCAACACTTAAGCCCATTCCTTCATTAAGAATCTCTACACCGTAGATTTCCATTTTACTAGCTTGTCCATATTCGTTAAGGAAGTTGATAGTGATATCAAATGGAGGGATTTCGTCGATGAAGTTGGCTTTACGTTTTGTCTGCCATCCTTGTACAAGGTCATTACGTTGAGTTAAAGCTGCAGCGTTTGCATCTACATCTAAAACTTGAGTAGTGCTACTTGCTAGGGCATCTGTTTGGTTTAAACCATGACGGTGAACAGTAGCTTGTTGTTTAAGGTTGAACAGTGCATCACGGTCGAAGATAGTAAATACTAAACTTCCTGCGATACCACGTTTACCACGAGAGAAAGATTTTGGGTTTGGGTCACCCATTACATACACAGGACCTTTTTCACGAGTAACTGAGTAAGTAATAGCTTGTAATTGACCAACTACCTGTCCATTAAATGTACATACGATGTCTGATCCACCGTAAGTAGTAAATGTTTTGCTATAGCGAGAAGCTGTTGTACTCATAGGTTAGTAACCTCCTGTTATTCTTTTATGTAAGAGAGGGGCGTTGATTCCCCTCTTCTCATCAATGGTTCTTATTGACCAAGGCTTTGTAGCATGTACTCAGGAGGAGCTAAGTTAACTTGAACTTCTACACGACGTAATTCAAATGCCGGGATGATTTCTAAATTAACTGTTGCTTCGTCTAAGTAAACTCCAAGGTTCCCGATTGTAAATTTGTATCCTTGGATAGCACCTGCTTCGCGGATTTTTTCTAATGCCGACTTAATAGCAGTGTTCATTGCGTTGTATTGTGGCATTTCGTTCGCTTCACCAATGAATGGCTCTACTGCTTCACGAACAACTTGGATTGCAAGCTGAGTGATACGAAGAGTAGATAAACGAGCAAAGTCACTTTCACGTACTTTTCCAGCCATAAAGATAGATGGAGCAGTTGTGATTCCGTCTGTAACAACTAGTTGAGTTGAATCTTTCAAACGGAATGTAACGATTTTCTTGCTAGTCAGTTTAGAAAGTTGGCGAAGAGAGTAGTCAAAGCGGATAGCTTTAACACCTTTGATTGGTTTGTTTGTAGGAGCACTTTCTTTTCGAAGAGTTGAAAGTAGTGCAGCGTAGTGAGTCGCACCATTTACATAGTGCATTGAGTTTGTTGTTGGCATGATTACTCCAACTTCAGACCCTACTACTTGAAGGTAAGGAGAGATTTCTGTGTCAAGCTTAGCTAGCTCGTCCACATATTTGCGGATTGTAGAAACTTTCGTATCTACTGGAGATTTAACCCCGATGTATCCGATAGCAGCTGACTTCATTAAAGTCTTCATAGAACAATAATCAGCAACTGTTTGAGCAAATGAACCGCGATGGATTACACCAAAGCTAGTTTTTTGCCATTTAGCTACTTGATTACTTAATTGAAGACCGGTAGCTGTTGTACCAGCTTGTACAGAAGCAGGAGCATCGAAGTAAAGAACAATTTTACCACTGTCTTCTCTTACGTTAGCTTTGATACCAGTTGGATCTGCATCGATAACAGCTTTGATATCTTTTACTAAGTCACTAATAGTTAGTGTGCTGCCGTTGTAAGTCTTTTCAGGAAGCGTAAACGTTAGATCTTTACCATCAACTTTTACTACTAGCTTATCGTTAGTTCCAGTTGTAATTTCTACTGGATAAACAATAGAATTAGATTCCATTACATAAGAAGAAGTAACCATTCCACTGATGTAAGGGAAATCTTCAGAGTTTGGAACTTCAGGGAAGAATTCACCAACTAGGTTAGTTGCTTCGTCCTCAAGCGTGACTCCTTTAAGAACTACGTGATCTACATTAAAATCAAGTAAGTCGCTCATTAGTAAGTCGTAGAAATAGATAAACTTACGACGGATACGAACTGCTTCTGTAGTACCAACTAAAACGTTTTTGAACTTAGCTTCAGCTTCTTGTGAAGTGTTTCCTTCAGCTACATAAGCATCGATTGCAAATTGCTCAAGTTCAGTAGCGCGCTCTGTGCTGATTTCTTTAAGAGCTACTAGGTATACCATTCTAGCTCCGCCATCAGTAGCAGCTTTCCACTCTGCAGCAATCGGGTTAACTTCTCCTGCTACATAGAAATCACCGAATCCAGCTTGCACAAGTTCAGATGAACTACGGATTAATACTGGTTCTTCAGGAGCATCTTTCGCAAGAGATGGAGCGATGATTAGGATCGACTCTGATCCGCCTCGTTCTGGAATAATTAAGCCACCATCTTTTAGCGTGACATTAATGCCAGGAAGATTTTCGTAAAGCATAGGTTTGCCCCCTCTTTATTTTGTTGTATTTGAAAAGCGACGAGCGCTATTCACCCAGTTGAGTGTTTGTTGTTTCTTGGAGTCTCTTCTCTACGACATCTATCACACGGAAGATATCTACAGGGACTTCTGTTAATTCTTCGAACTTAGCAAAGTAAACAAGTCTACGAGTCTTACTAGCATCACGTATATTTGCCTTTGATAAGTCTGTTTCCATCCTTACGAATTGAAGTTCTTTAAGCCCCTTCTCTTTAAGGAATCCCGTGTATGTTGCAAGCGTTTGACGAAACTCTTTTGTGAGCTTGTCCACTCGCGCATTGGTTTCTTCCCAAATCTCAAAAACAATCTCCGCATCAAATACCTGTCCATAAATCTTAGTTGCAGGTGGTAGAGTCCCATTAGAATCCTCATTAAAAGCAAGGTAACGTTGACGTGGTTTAATTTCTCTGGTGTTTTTACCGATTAAACCTGGTTGCATTACGCTAAGATAATGAACGATGACCGGGTATTCTACATGCTTGTCATCTGTTACATTTGGTCCGTCGGGAATAAAACTTCCCCACTTAGGGCCCCATGCGGCATCTAATAAATACTTGATTGTCTTTGTCATGTCTTCATAGTCCATAGAACCATTTGCTTGAGTTGGCTTATTGATTTCTACTACCATGAAACATTCACCTCACTTGATGGAATATAACTAAAGGAAGTTTTAACCGATTCAATTTCCCCATACAACTCAAATGAGATTGATAGAGTAAGATTTACTTGGTCATAATCTAAGACTTCCATTTTTACATTTCTGTAGATTGGATGATCTTCTGAAAGATTATCGATGAAGGCATCAACTTGTGTGATGATGGATTGAAGTAATACGAAGCTGAATGGCTCTCCAATGTATTGATTGAAGAATCCAGCGATTCGGTTAACGTCGTAACTTATACTTCGAAGGTAATGAGGTTTTGAATAGAGTGTGTTCTGAGGGTAAAGATTTTTTGAGGAAAAAGGAACAAATCCTTTTTTAATTGATGGTACGATACATATATAACCACTACTTGTTAATTTAGCAACTTCAACCTTTTTGAGTTCCCTACTTTGTAACGTATTTATATACAGTAGCTGTTTATTAGTTGCTGAATTGTGGAAATTAGGTAGTTTGTATCGCATACAAGCGTAAGTTGCTGCGGCTGGCATAGATAAGTACTTAGGATTTTCCGAATCCTGCACACCAACTACAACTTCTACATGTTCCAAATGACGACTTTTTTCCTTATTAGTAGAGGCCTTTTCTAGAAGTGTTTGTATCTGAGGTTCATATGTATCTTCACCTGTCACTCCATAACGATTTCCTGAGAACAAGTCAGAGCATAAAACAGCTGAGCAAAAAATCGATTGTTCACTTGTTTTCGTCTTAGCAAATTCTCCAAATATAGAGGTTAGTTCAGCAGATGCTTTTTCGTAAGGAATGTCTGTAAATAGAAGTGTATCTATTTGAAAACTACTTAGCTCCCCTGTAAAGAACAATTCGCTTCCATCTTCATCAATTAAACTATCTCTTAATAGCTGTAATTGCATTTGGAGCTTATCGTCTGAGTCTGAATCATCATGATTACTTACATAATGGAATCCATCGTCCGCTCCTGTAAATCGAACGTGTCTTTCTGCTAAACATAATCCTGCTATAGGAATCTGATTAACAACTTCTACATCGACTTCTCCTGCTTTAAAATAGAGATCCTGTTTGATTGCAAAAGCTAATTCATCTAAGCCTTTATAATCAGCAAACAAATATGAGTAACTATTGTTTATACCTTTAACCACCATATGAGTTGGGAATAAGTGAATACTGATATGGTTTGATTCATCCGTTGCTTCTAATGTTTTAAATCGAAGTGCAGGAGTGTTTAATTCATCATGATCAACTACACATTCCCCATGTGTTCCATTTAATCGTAGGATTAGTGGTGTAATCCTGTTCTTTCTTGCCATTCTTACGTTTTCCGTTAGACGACAATCACCAAGAACATAAGACGGGTCTGTGTTCTCTCGGATGATAAAAGGTGTCCCTACTGGCCCATTAAAAGAAAAACCCGCTAACACTAGAAAGCGAGTATTCTTTTCCATGTGAGAAGGGAAGATAAGTTGATTGTATTTATACATTCTTACCCCTCCAATAAAATATTGTATTGTTTTACGCCGTTTATTTCTGAAATGCGAATGCCACGTATTTTGCTTCTTACAGGTTGTACAGTAGCATAGTAGACCTTGTAAATTGTTTTTCCTTCTCCAAGATCCTGAGTGTGGTCTACGTTTGTGATTTTCCATATACCCTCATCTTTATAAGAAGGTCGTCCGAAATTATCCCAATCCACTTCTACAATCAAGTCTTTTTCGTTAGCTATCATGTTTGGTTGGAAGTAATACTTTCTACCTCCTGTTAATACATCTCCAATAGGATTTTCCTTTAAGAGTCCTGCTAACTGTGGTTCTAAAGCAATCGTTTCAGCTCTTGTCGTATGCCTTTCAGCAATGAAAGAATAACCCAGTCCGAGACAAATCGGACAATTACGATCTGCCTCTTGGGTTACTTCGTTATAACAAGAACATAAAAGCTTTTTATCTTGTCTAAGAACCAGTACATCATGACCGTACTCTTCCAAGATCTTTTTGAATTCATTAGATAGGTCGAAACTTACTCTCATTATCTATTCACCTACTTATCGAAGTCTTTCAGTGTAGTTCTTGTTACGAAATCAGGATATGGTGATACTGATTCACCTTTTACTGCGTTACCTGGTTTTGCATATCCTCTATTGTGATGACCATGAATAAGATCTTCCCAAGGTTTTAATGCTCCTTGTAGTTTTCTAATCATAGAAGACACATTGTTTGAGCTTGAGCTTCCTGCCTTCTTCGTTACGGATAAGTCACCTAGTTTAATGCTCTCATCACCACTTGAAGAAACAGCACTTCCACCGCTTAGTAACGAGTCGATAGTTACTTGTGTGTTTACATATTCATTAATGTAATAAGGCGCGTCACCATCTTTATGAAGTTCTTCATCAAATGCTGGTGATTCAAACCATATATCACATGCAAACTGACTGTACTTTCTCATTAATGACTGAAGGAATCGAGTTGATGGATTTAATCCAAACTGTTTCAATACCTCTCTGATTTGAGTAATGTCACCATGTAGATGCTCTGGTGTACCTACAAAACTAAATGTATACGTCATTCCAGTAGGTAAAGTGTTTTCGCCTTTTAGATTCTTAGAAACTACTACTGTATATTCCTTACCCTGTCTAAAGACAGTAGGGCCTTCTACAGGTGTAAAGACTAATACGTTATCATTCTCTTCATCTAGGCTTATACGACCTTTTATAGCCTTATTAGGGCTATATGCACCTCTCATATCAATTAAGGAAAGCTGTTGTTTGTATGGAGCTTCTACAACGTAGAATAAAGGGTTTGTTTCGGGTTGATCTTCCCCGAATAAGCTACTAGCAATAGTATCTGTAAACACGACAACTACTTCCGAAGGTTTTTGTAACTCTCCTGTTTGAGGGAAATGATCGACAATAGATAACTGACCAACTATTGTTCCTCCCCCGCCGCTTTCTCCACCATCACCTGTAGTTGGTGGTTCTACTACTGGTGGAGTTACGGGTTGTTCTCCTTTTTTCTCGATGTAAATTTGACTTGTTAACCAAGCTGTCTCCTTATCACCTGTAACACCTTGAACATGTACATAATAATTCTTCTCTGGTTCTAAACGATAAGGGATAGTGAAGCTAAGACTTGTTGTTTTACCCTCTAGTGGGTTCTTTGGCCACAAATCATACGCTTCGGGATTGTTAGATGTTGATAGACGAACATTAAAGTAAATCTCTTCCCCATCTACTAACCCATTAGGCAAGTCCCACTTAGCAGAAACAAAGTAATAATCTTGCGCTAATACCAAGTTTTCTAAAGCAGTAATTCCCTTTTTCTGAACAGTTACAAACTCATATGTCTTTGTACTAGGAAGATAATTGTTATCGATTGAAGCAACCCCGCTTGCCCCGCCCATTACCATTGTTTGATACTGTGTATTAGGTTCAAGTGGAGTGTTAGGAGTAATCTCGTACACTTTATTCACGTTGTTATATCGCCCAGTGTGCTCTACGAAATCACCATTTACTTTTCTTAGGCGAATCGTATTATTATTTAACGTATCAAGATTGATATGTTTAGCGAACGTGATTGTTATTTTAGTAGATAGCTCTACATTTGATTCATTCGATACCGGATTAACACCCAATACTAGATATGCATTAGAAGGCATCTACCTCACCTCGCTTATTCAGTTTCTTTTTTAGTGCTTTTACGAGTTCTCTTAACTGGTTTAACTGCAGCTGCTTCCATCACTGGTTCTTCTTTTTCCGGTTCAACTACTTCTGGTTCTTCTTTTTCCGGTTCAACTACTTCTGGTTCTTCTGGTTTAACTGGTTCTTCTGGTTTAACTGGTTCTTCATCTTCAGCAATGTTGTTGCCATTAACGAATTCTAGAGTTTGTTTGTCATAAGGGAGTAAGATGTTTTTACGTAAAGCGGATTGGATACCTGACAGCTTATTCTCTTCAATATCAATTGAATGTACAGAAATTGAGCTAATAGAATGCTCTCCAGCTTTTTTAAATAAGATACCGCTCACTTCTTCTTCGAATTCCTCTTCAAAATAAAATGGAGATAAAAATACTTTTAATTCTTTCATGAATAATACATCCTTTCAGTTCTATGTTTTGGTCTATCCTATAAAAGAAGCCCCTACATCAACTGTAGGAGCTCCGTAGGAACATAATTGTTATTTAATTAGATAACATCGTGCTTCTTAGCTTCTGCACCTTGCATATCCTTTGGTAAAGGCATATCAGCAAAGCTACGAGTTGGAGCTGGGTAAGTTTTAGCGAACTTGATGTTCTTAGCAACAGCGATTGCTTTTCCGCCGTTTAGTACGCCTACGCCATAACGCTCACGTAATTTTAGAGATTGGATGTCACGAGTTGGATCATCGAATTGCTCTGTAGAGATTTCGTCTTTAACTAGCATTACACCAACGTTGTTTTTGTCTACTAGGAAGAAATCGAATTTCTTGTTAGCTTGATCGAAAGGAACGAATGGAGAGAATACTACTTCTAAGCCTAATGCGTTCGAAGTGTTGAATGTACGAGGGTCAAAGTTTGAAGTGCCTTGTCCAAATGCAGCAACGCTTGTGCCTTCTAAAGCAGCGTTCTTAGCAAATAGAGACCAGCAAAGAGGATGCATGATGATTGTTGTAGGAGTGTATCCTGCGCTCATGATTGATACAGCCATGTCGATGATATCTTCAGCAGATAATGTACCGTTAAGTTCGCCATCGAATCCACGACCTGTAGGGTGTCCGTCAGTACCAGCTGGGAATAATTCTGCATCGTATACTACGTGACCAGTTTTCTTAAATTCGTTGAAGCAAATTTCTTCTTTCTTAGCAGCCATTGCACGACCAGCAGCGCGAAGGTGTAATCCGATTACATCCCATTGTGAGTCTGAAATCATTTCGTCAGTAATAGCGATTTTCAAACCGTATTTCTTAACTTTAACATCTACAGATCCGATTCCGCCTTGAGCTAAGTCTAGTGCTTGGTTTGGATATTCTTGTCCTTCTCCGATTTCGAATGCGCGAATTGCTCCAAAGTGGATGAATTCCATTGAACGTCCTTCATTTAATGTAACCTTTTGGAATAGATTAGATACTAATGTTAAAGGTTCAGCAGCTTCTAATACTACTGTAGAGATTACTTTCGGGATTAAAATGTTTGCATCAGCCGATGTTAATGCTTCACTTACTTGTACGCGTTGCTTAGCAGGTACTTTTCCTGCATATGCCATCATTTTTGTGTACTTCTCATGAAGTTCAATATTTTGATTTTTTTCCATGATATATGTATCCTCCTGAGTGTTTGTGGTGAGATTTAAAGTGGGGGATTATAGACTTTCCAGCCCCCACCTTAAATGGGAATTGTGTCTACTTATCTTTTAAGCTGTTGATCTCAGGACCGTAAAGGTTAAACTATTAGGTTATTGTTTTAGGAGATTACATGTTTAGAAGGATAAGTGAGGGGTATTTCGAAGTTGATTATTTTTGAAGTAAGATACGTACTGCACCAACAGAACCTTTGTGATCCCAAGCAGTAGGAATTCCAGCGATTGGATCAACTACCATTGGTACTGTTAAAGTTAAACCAGTGTGTTCTACAGCTGCATCAGTTTCATTGATTGGTAAGTAGATAACAACAGTGTTGTGAGTAACGTCAACGTGCATATCGTTAGCATTTACTGCTTTACCATCGATTTGAGCAGCTACGTTAGCTAGTTTAGTAGTATCGATTTTTTGTTTTAATTTGATAAATACAGCAGCGTTTTTAACTCCTGCACCAACTACTACTTTGTTGTCTTTAGCGTCGAAAGTAGTACCTTCAGCACCACGAACAGCTTCAACGTTAGCGTTAAGTGTCATTGCACCAGCAGTTCCAGTAGCAACACCGAAGTTGCGAGTTTCTTGAGCGCGGAAGAATCCGTCAGTTAAGAATGGAATTCCAGTTAAACCTTTAGCGCCTAACATTTTTTCGAATTCAGGCTTCCAACCTTTTTCTGTGTAAGAAGATCCATAAGGGAATGCGCCTATACCTGTACCTGGAGCACCTGGAGATGGAGCGTGAGACATTTGTTTTAAGAATGCTTCCATTTCAGGGTTAACTAACTCTGAGTAGTATTGAAGGAATCCAGCTGGTGGAAGTTCAGTTTCTTTCGCCCAAACTTGTCCAACGATAGCTTCAGGAGCATCTGTGCCTTTTACGTATTTACGGAAGTTACCGTCTTTGTCAGAAACAACGCGGTCACCAGGCATTAATTTTGTTGTATCTTGTTTTTTCTCAGATACAGCAGCACCAAATTTCATTGCTTTTGCAAGTACTTGAGCAGCTTCTAAAGTGTCAGTACCTTCAGTTTCGAATAAAGGAACCTCAACATAGTTACGAGTGATAACAGTTGGTTTTGTTAAAGTTGAATGCATTCCGTCACGACGACGAGAATAAACGTTGTGTAAGTTTACACCAGCAATTTTTTCAGCTGCATCTGTCGCTTGTTTAACAGCTGTTTTTTGATGACCTGTTTCAGGATCATACTCAGCGCCAACTAATTCAACGATTTTACCTTTTGCAAGTACTACCGTTTGGTTACCCTCTGGGCCGTACTCATAGATGAAAGTTTCTGCACCGTTAGTACGAGAGATAATTAAATCTTCCGCCGGAGCATTACCTTCAGAGATTACTAAGTTAGTATGTGTCTTACCTTTGAACTTGTAAGAACCATTCACATTTGGAAATTGTGCCATTTTGAATGTGCCTCCTTGTTATTTGGGGGTTTTATCTACGTCCAGTTAATAGACGAATAATTGCTTCTTCATTACTTGTAACCTTTAATGATTCAGTTGCCAACGTTTTACTTTCAGTAACAACTTTTCCAACCGGTTTCTCTACATGCTCAACAGTACGAGTCGTCTGAATAGGTGGCTTTTCTGCTAGAATGTCTGAGATAGAATCACGTAAGGACTCGATAGAACGAGCAGCAAATTTTGTAGTTGCATCTTCGCGACTAGATTCTTTACCCACTGCCATGCGTAGATCAACTAGGAAACCAACAGTAGATTCATGAAGATCTTTTGCAAGTTTCTCATTTGCACTTGTTAGTTCTTCAATCGTATTTTTAGCTTCAACTAACTCTTCTTGAACTTGAGTAAGTTCAGCAGATTGAGTTTCTTCTTGTTCTGTTACAACTGGCTCTTCGACTACTGGAGTTTCTTCAACAGTCGTAGCTGGAGTTTCTTCCTCTGTAACTTCTTGAGTAGCTTCTTCTACTGTCTCTTCTACAACAGTTTCTTCTGTAGTTGCTTCATCTTTCTCTTCTGTAACCGGAGCAGCTTCTTCTACCACTGGCTCAGTTACAACATTTTTGTCCTCTTGCGTCACTATGTTTTCCTCCTTTTCATTTGATTCACTTACACTTTTAACCACTCCAGAATCAGGAGTCAACGTTGAAGTCGAAGTATCGATATGATTAGCTTTGATTGAGCTTGCCACGATCTTACCCCCACCTAAATCAGTAACACCTTCACCAGTAGACATTGTGTTGCTAGTTAATCCATTCGTTGTAATCATTGCATCGGAATCGGCAGGTACGTTTACCCAACTTAATTCGTCGAAGAATAAGTCACCAGCAACCCATTCACATACATTGCCGTCATACTGTTCTCCACGCATATGACCACACCAACCTTCGTTGATGATGTCTGTTCCACAAACAGTACATACAGCAGCGTTTGTAGTTGCACCGATAGATACAGTTAATAAACGACCTTCTAGAATATCTTTGATTGCTTTTTCTTGAGTAATTTTAGGAGTTACGATAATGCCGGGGCGACCAGCTGAAGTATATTCAGTGAATGAAGCGGAGTAAACACGACCAGTAGCTTCTGTATTAACGTCGTGATTGTGGATAACGGGTTTGGGGAAAGGTTGCGTCCAACTATAAACACCACTTTTTAATTCGTGATTTCCTTTTAGTTTTTCTGCAGTATAGCGGTTAAAGTTACGAGTTCTTCCTTCGTGGATTGCTTCAATCTTTGGATAAAGAACAGTAATTCCACTTTCGCTTGTAGATTCATTAAATGCTGTATCTATTTGTGAGATTTCTGCTTTCGTAGTTACAGATTCATGAATTTCCTTAGGGTCAATATCAAGACCCTTCCACTTTAAAATGTTCATCTTTAGATGACCTCCTTGTTGGTAAGTACAATTGTGCATTCGCAGTTGGTATGATGAGGTGGTATTTGTGTTCTCCAACCATCAGTTAAGAGGATTTCAGAAGAAGCGGATAAGCATGTCTTACAACAATTAGGTTTATGCTTAACATAAACCCTGTCTTTTTTGGCTCTCTCCGCTGCTAGTGCAACTCCATAGTTATAAACTTCATAGGCGATTCGTTTCGCGATAAATCCAATACGATAACGATTAGCTATAAATGCATGGCTAACATGAGCAACTGGTGTTTCCTTTTCATAACAGGCTGATACAGAACTTGTAATATCCTGTGTTAACTTCTTAAATGATTGGCTATGTTTCTCTACCGCGATTTCTGTATCGCCCGGCTGTAATTTCGTTAACTGATTCCCCATTTGGTTTAATCCATCTTGGAATCCATATAGGAATGAACGCTCTACAAATGGACGAGTCTTTTCATAGAATAGTTGAGTAACAAGACCAGTAGTAAATGCAGTTATGGTTTCAGTGTCCTGTTGATTAGAAACTCTATCTTGGACATCCTCCATTGCATCAGACCAGTATTTCTCCATCTTTTCAGTGAATGAACCAACTTGTAATGACTCAGACAAATTAACCAGTTGAGTAGCCTCGGTCAATTTTGTGTTTTCTGAAACTGAAACACTCTTATTTTTCGTCTCAGATGTTTTAGGCTTACCTGGGCTTGTCTGCTTACCATGTTGATTCTCTGGCTGATCTTTGTTGTTACCCTGATTAGCGGCACCTTCACTATCTGCAGATGTGCTTGTTGCTGCGCTAAACATATTTCCATATAGACGAGATTCATCTACTGTTATGTCTTTACCAAGTAACTGACGCATTTCTTCAAACGTAATTGTGTTTTGCATAAACAATTGAACAACATGATTTTCGCGTTTGATTTTTGCATCGAATTCAATCTCGTGGAATATAAAGTCCACTTCATCATCTGGATTTAAAATAGGATCAAATCCACCTTCAAAAAGAAGCTCATTAATGATTGCGAACTTAGCAATATCGGCGAATGTTTTTTGGAAGTCTTTCACGGAGTCATTTAAATCTGAGGATTGATTATCAGATGTGGATTTATTAGCGGTATCCGAAATACCCATGATTGTGTCACTTACTCCTAATCCGGAGAATACACGTTGACGGAAATACTTTAAGTATCCATTTGCATCGATAGCTTGTCCTTGTGAACCAACTACTTCAATGTTGTGACGCTCTGGAACAACTAAGGCTCCATCTACAGGAATGTTACGGATTTCTTCTCGAAGTGTTTCTATTTCTTCATCTGTGGCTTCAAAGCCCGGTTTATCAATACCGACTTTGTATAAATATAGAGGGAATAGGTTGCGGTAAATTAATCTTGCTACGTTCTCTTCGATTTGGCGAAGGAGCTTAACATCATCTAAAGCATTAAAGATGAATGGTATACCGTAAGCACGACCACTTGGTTTGCGATAGGTGAAGTGGACCATATCTTCTGGTTTGTATTGAACACCTTCTCCACCACCACTACCTGCAGTCTCCTCATAAGCTAGAATCTTACCATTATCATCACGACTTACTGTGATGTTTGGAGCAGCTAAGGGGAAGTAACCTGCAATTGGTTGTTTACCTGTGTATCCTATAGCTGTAACACCAGTTGGTAACCCACCCGTCTTTGCACGAGCTTTTACAACGTAGGCATTACCATAAAGGATTAGGTTGTCAGAAATCTCTTGTAGGAATGAATCTATACTTTGACCTGTTGCTTCTGACATTAGTTTTAATCGGGTCCATACATACTCAACTGCTTGATCGTTCTTCCCCGAAATCTCCCAACCATTTTTAAACATTAAGGCTGCATGTTTATCGACAGCTCTGCGAATATAACTGTCCGTATAATAAGCACGTCCAATTTCCGCTAAATCAACTGGCGAATTCTCGAAGTCTCCTCCCCCACCCGCAGTTTTGACGGCTTGCCCTAAACGTTTAACTGCAATTTTCTTTGGGTCACGTTTAGTTGCGGAAGGTGCTTCATTAATAGTTCTTAATCGAACTCCTTTACGAATTCGTTCTATCATATTCAATTTAGTACACCTCTCTTATAGATACTCTAATACCAAAGAATAACCGGCTCTTGCATTTTCCTTGTTTAACGTTTTATCGATTTTCTCTTTTCTCACTTCGTATTCAGACATATACATTGCATACACATCTTGCAGGAATGAATCATACTGTCCTTGTACAAGACTTAATCCTCCAGCCATTTGGTTTAGGAATGATTCCACCCCAGGTGCTTTACTTGGAGATTCTAAGTGTTGCAATGAGTCATACATGTTTAGATACATCTTGTTTCGAAGTTCGAACGCCATAAGTAATTCATCATGTGAGCGCTTTTTACGAGAAAGATTGTTGATGTTCTTCAATACATCTCGATATTGTTTTTTATCTTCAATTTGTTGGTTAAGTTGTAGCTTCAAGGATAACTGCGTTAATTTGAGTAAATCGGTAAGTTGTTCTTTAGTAGAAGCTTGATTTTCTAATAAATTCATAACCCCTTCACTATCAATCTCGCTACCTAAAACTAATCCGGATTTAATAGAGTCGGAACAATCTTCCGAGGCTATAAGAAGACCATCTACAAGAGAACTCATTTCATTAAGTGTTTTTTCCTCACGAATCGCAATATCATAAGGGCGTTTTGCTTTTAAATATTCATCACTTGCTTTAAAGAATTCAGGAGAACCATACTCTGTTCTAAGGGATTCATAATATGTACCTTCATTGTTTTTATACAGTTTTGTTACTTGTCCAAACCATTCTTTTTGTTTCTTAACCGCTTCTTCGATTTGTTCAGTGAAGTCCTTATTTCTTTCTGGTTCAGCAGGAATGTCGCCATCAAGGTAATTCTTTAAAACTGTTTCTTTAAATAAGAAGTATCCCTCTTCTACTGTTAATTGCAATTCCTTTAGGTCTTCATAAAATTCAAGATCTAAATTACCTTCTACATCTTCTGCATATGAATGAACAATGTCTTGGATAAGTGAATTTGCAGGAGCTTCTGGATCTTCAAATGTTTTCTTGTATATATCAAAATCAATAAAACCATTGTTAGCTATGCTTGGATCGAATGATGGTTGTGATTCGTAGATTTTTTCTAATTCCACCTGAGAAATAGGAATCTTTAGGTCTTTTATCTTCTTCTCAACAGAATCAATAAGTACCTTAATCTGATCTAATGTATCGACAAACTTATCGTATTGTTTAGCAGGTTTTTCTTCGGGAACAAAAGAACCATCTTCTTCAAGTTCTTCCGGGTCTTCTCCTATAACTTCTTCTGTTTGCAAATGTACAGTGAACGGTTTATTCGGTTCGTACTTTACTCTTGGTCTGTACTCTATAACGGAACGTTCTAATTCGGTATCTATTTCAACTTTCTTTCCTAAAACTTCATCCATGTTGTTATCCTCCTTTTATTAAAAAAGACGACAGGCCCATTGCGGATACCTGTCGCCCTTTATTACCACCCTCCGCGGGAAGGCATATTCATGTTAGTGCCACGTCTACCCCAACCAAAACCTTGGGCAGCTCTTTGTCTTACTTTTGTTGTTTTTGATTTCTGTCTTAACTCTGAATCACTAGAATTAGCTGCACTTTCTTGTTGTTTAAACGGATCAGTAAATGTTTTCTTCACCTTCGCTATTGTCTTAGCATTTGGCTTATTGATAACAGTTGCAGCTAATTCGGGTTTTTCATTGATGAACCCTAGTAAGCTAAACATCAATCCATCTAAAGCATGTTCGTCTACGTCTGTGAAAGTAGGCTCACCTGTTTTTGGACTATAGCGAGTTACTTGGTAGTTTGTCATTTGTCGTGCTAGTGTTTCGTCTTTTTCACGATGAGGGATTCGGAGTTGTCCACGCTCTAACATTAATTTCGTTTGGTCAACGATAAATGCTTTTAACGGTTTCTTCTCAAACTCTCTACTGTGTGGATCTCTTACCATTTGAGAACTACCTAAGTGAACACGTTTAACTTTGTCGCCTAGTGTTTTACGTAGAAGCTCAATTTGGTATTCCCCAGCCCCGGCATCTGCATAGATACCAAACGGATTGTAAACTCCATCTAGTTCAATAATTTTCTTAACTGCAATATCGTATGTAAATTCCCCTTTAGGGATTTCAATACGGTTAATGATTTGGAATCGTCCGAATGATGGTTCTGTTTCTCCAAGTTCTGGTCTTGGACGACGAACCTCAAAAGGATTGTATTGGGTAACAACAATTTGTGTAGCTGCCCCTGCTTTATCCCAGTCAATACCTATTGCAATAGGACCATCATGAGTTGGTGATGTAGTGTAGTTGTAACCAATGCTTGAAGCTTCGTCAACGTAATCCTTGTTGAACACCCCAACCATCTCTGTACCAAACTCTGCAAGTACCTCATGCTCATAAGCTGCTTCTGAGAATAGTTTGCGTAACTCACGTTCCATCTTAGGTCCCCACTCAGGGTTAACCATTGTCGGGAAGTAGAATTCCGCCCAACCTTCAGATAAGGTACGGTTATATGACCTCATATCATAAACGTTATTTTTATTCATTTTCACATCTTGATTAAGCTTCATTTGAGTGCATGTTTTATAGAACATCCCTCTTCGACCTGTTGGGGTTGATGCAATCATACATCCAATTCGGTCAGGTGCTTCATTGACGATGGCAAAGATAGATTCAAAATCTTTATCGCCCATGTAGTCAACCTCATCCATGTACAACCAATCTGCACGTTGTCCACGAAGAGATCCACCCTCTGAACCGGAACGTGTACCAGCAGTGAACAGACGGATAACTGAACCATTTTTAAACTCAATTACGTAAGGGTTTTTAGTAATAGATTTGATGGACTCTTGTAAAACGGGGTTATTATCAATGAAGGTTTTTAATTGGTCGAAGATTAATCGGGCTTGGTTATCATAAGGGGTCGCGACAACGCAAGCTGCTCCTTTTGCCATTCTTGTTCCACCGTTACATGTAAATGCCACCCACAACATATGAGCACACATTGTCCATGTGTTATGTACAAGGATATCTTCAACTACTAAGTTATGAGTCTCTGGAACGAAAACATCATAAGTTTGTCTCTTACCAAGAGGAATGATCTCTACTACTTCCTCCCACAATACATGAGAGTTAATTAAGTCATGTAGCATTGCAGATTGTAAGTTCTCTGCATATACACGAGCATTACTTAAAGAGATACCTTTCTCTGTACGATAGCGGCGGTTACCCTTTCCAACTACCTCAGCTTTCTTGATTCCTTTAGCAATTCGTTCTTCTTCAATGTATTTCCATACTTCTTTAGGGAGTGTTGGTTCAGAAGAGTTCATTTCAAGTGCGCGTTGTTGAATTTCTTCATAATTGCGCTCTGGTGTAGCTAAATGTTCGAGGAATAATAAGATTGAGGAACGGTGATAAATCATAAGGTGGTAATAAACAGAGTCGTTCATTTCCTTTTGAAGTAAATTCGCTTGGATACCAAAACGTAGAAGTAAGTGTTTTAAGTCTAATGCGAACTGACGATGTTTCGTAGCGTATCCGATTTCACAGATACGGCCAGCAAAGAACCAACCACCTGCAGAATACAGACTTCCTAAGAAGAATGCTAAGTGTTCTCTATCTAACTCGTAGATAAATGAAGGGATTTTTTTCTCTTCTATTTCTCTATAAAACTCGAAGCTACTGAAGTTCATTAAATAGATTGTAGCCTTCTTATGACGCTCACGATATGTTCTAATACCAAGTGCCTCACAAGACGCCTGTAACGTCTCTCTAACGCCTTCATAGCGCGCCTGGAAGCTAATACTATCCTTGTTAAAACGGCCCGCAGCGAGCATGTACGCAAGGATACGGAGCTTGTTTTTATCGACTTGTTTTGTTCCGTATACAGGTAAGAATTTAGGTGTAGCGATACTTTCACCGATGCGAAGTGCATCAACTTCTTTCCACCCATCTACTGTTAATACTGGA